AGTTGATCTAATAGCTTTACTCATTTCGCTATTTCCTTTTTTTTTAGATTAATAATTCTTTTTGATAATAATTAACAATAACATGATTAAATTTATATGTCAACACTTATTCGTAATTTCTTTCATGTCTTTCTATTGATTCAATATGATCTTTAAGTATATCGTGCATAAGTTGTTCATCATAAACTCTCTTACCATCATCTGTCAAGGAAAAAAGAACAGGAACTAAAATCTTATCGTGTTGTGGATAATCATTATCCTTATGTATTTGAATTGTATGTCTCATTATTTTAAATTGTTATTTTAAGACATTCGCCATTCTCTGCGACAAAGAATAAATCACGTTTTTTGTTTTGGAAGTCATATCCACCCCCATCAAAACCATATCCTTTGATTTCTAATGCTTTAATTATAATATCTTCAACATTAGAATTATATGGAAGAGATTCATTTACTTCCTCCATAACAAATTTATCTCTCGCTTCTTGTATTAATTCTTTAACTTCGCTTACATTCATTATTTACTTCCCCCATTTACATTATCTAATTCGTTTTCTTTCTCTTGCCTTCTCATTGCATCAACAACTTCTTGGTCAACTAAATTATTAATTCTTTCTACATCTTCTACATGAGTATCAAAATAACGATCAATTAATTGTGCAATTTGATCTACACATTCATTAAATCTATAATTATATCCACCATTTGATGGAACTTGAAAGGTAATTGGTTCTGTTTCGTAATTCATATCGACACCTTAGCATACAAGATTACGAGCGTCAATACTTTTTCTAATTTTTTCTTTAATTTCTTGAATGAAATCATAAGAATGTTCGTTACCTCCTAAGTGCCAACGAGTTACGAATTCGGGATCGTTTGTATCTGATTTATAATCATAAATAGTAGCGATTGATCCATTGTCAGATTCAAGAACCCATTCGCATAGAACCTTGTTGTCAGCAGATTTGCCATAAGTTGGCAATCCAAACGAATTAATTAAATTAAAATAACTTGTAGTTGTCCAATCTATATAATAAGTTCCATTTGCTTTTTGATTTACCTCGTCTGATCTTAATGTTTTCATGTCGATTTTTTCTCCTTTTATAAACGTGTTTTAATAATATGTCGATACAATAAACCTTTTTTTACTCTATGTCAACATTTTTTTAAAAAAATTAAACGTAATCTGCTTTTGTTGGTAATGATTCAATTACTGACTCATACTCATCTTCTTGATCTTGAAGCATTTGCATAATTTCTTCTCTATAATCTGATTCAAATCTTTTTATGAATGCTCTATCCTTTTTGTGCTTCCAAATAAACTTTCTCTCTGATTGAAACCATGCTCCTATTTCTCCATCATAAATTTCAAAAAATACATGAACTTCATCTAAAGAAAAATCATCAATGTTTGCATAGTCGGGCAAATAATGTGTTCCGCTTTGACCCCAAGTGCAATGTGTTCCCGCATAATCAAAAGAATCGTTTTCTACACTCCATTGAGCATCACCTTGTAAACTAGCATAATACTTTCTAACAGGCACAACACCCATGTATTTCTGCTTACTATCAAACTCAAACTCATCTAATTCAAACTCTTTTTCAATTTCCATTTCGCAACCTTACTTTAATTTGTTTAACTTGTCAAGAACTCATTATACTATCTAATAATTCTTTCGCAGAACGATCTGCCATTTTCGCTTTCTCTCCTTTGTATAAAACGACATGGCATTTTGGGCAAGAATATCTAGCATTCTTTCTTAATCTATGTCTTTTATACTCTGTTCCGCAACACTTGTCAACATATTTATGATGATTTTTTGGTTTATTTAATTTATCCTTACTGCACCTTTCGGGCTTTGCTCCTATTTCTCTGCAAACAGACTTCCATAATCTACCATGTCCACGACCTGCGCTTCCATGACGATGATAAGCTAGAGCATGAGCAATCTCATGCAAAATGGTATCCATGACTTCATCTTTGTCATTAAGCTTAACATACCATTCTGCTAGATAAATCAATTTCCTATTGTAACTGCAAGTCCCTAGAGCAACTTTTTTATTGTGCCATCTGAATTTCCACCCATGTTCAAGTAATCCATGTTTAGATAAATTACTAATAACTAAGAATCCTGCATAATTTTTGTCCATGAAACAACCTTACCAATTTTTTTTTCGCTTGTCAACTATTTTTTAAAATTTTTTTAAATATCTTTATCCATCATGTATGCTAAATAACCTACCGCCAACATAATTAATATTAATTCCATAATTAATCTGTTAAGTATGAGACAATAAAAGAAACTAGTTTGTTACTTTCATATAATGATCTCTTGTAATCTTTTGATTCTAAGAAAAATGATAAACTTTTTTTATAAAAATTAATTTCATTAAATAATTCCTCGTCATCGTATTGTTGTTTTAGTTCCACTTCCAATTGTATTAGTGAATATAAGTTTTTTTCTAATAGTCTTGTTTGGTTCATTTTTTTGCTTGTCTTATTATTAAGGCATCATGGATTAACTTTCGAGTTGGCTTATCCAAGTATCTCCCATTTTCATCTTTAGGTAAAGTTGCTAAAACATCTTGTGTGTCTATATCTAACACCTTACAAATGCACATTACCTTTCTGAGTATTCCAATGTTTTTATATTTAAGAATTGCCCATATAGCATCTGCTTCGACATCATCTGTTTTCTTTACAATTTTTAGTAATTTTGTATCTTTCATTATCTTAAAAAGGTTGGTCAAAGATTACTGCATTACTATCACCATTACCATCTTTCACCCAATAATTCCAACCATCTTTGCACATATCTTTAAATCTTACGACTATTTCTGAGCATTTGATGCTATGATCTTTACAAAATCTGCAACCCGCAATTGAAGAAACTTTAGGATAAAGACCCATTGAATGTTTTGTATCAACATAATTACGAAGATATTCATCGACTTCATCACCTTCAGATTGAACACCTCTCATGTTGAATTCTTCTTCATATGGATGGTCAAACGAATTAACATTTAAATCCAATTCATCTTGTGCAAGATCAGATTCCTCTGCATCATCTACATAATCATCATCATCATCATAATCATCTTCGACTTCATCATAGATAGGCTTATTTGCCTCGTAGACAGGCTTATCGTACTCTTTGCGATCATCAGTAATGTCATTCACTACCTTGTACTTCGAGACTCTTAATTTTTGAAAATTGCAATCAGTCGGAACTGATACTGCATCTTCGGGATCAAACTCTACAACCAACAATCGACCATCTGAACCTGCCCAACTATTTGCATAATCGTAAGAACCGACATGAAGACCATAAGAACAATGATTATCCTTATTATCGTCTACACAACGACGCGCAACTTCAATCGTTGCACCAACTTCATTAAGAATTTGATGCGAATCGTTTACCTCGCCTTGAACTACAATAGTATCAGCATTGCCTGTGCTAGAATAAAAGTCACCCTTAACACCTTTATAACCCAATACTTTACCTTCGGGAGTGGTTGGTAATGATTTGTAACTCAAGAAACTATACAATTCGTTTACAGAATTAGCAGATGGGTTGGATTGCAACCTAGTAATAAAATTAACTAGAGGAGCATTATCTTTCATGCCCGAACGAAGCATTTCCAATAACTTTTCAACAACAACACCATGAAGACGATGATTCTTGTAGTAAACTACTTCTTCACGAACTTCAATGTCACCTTCGATAAAATCTTCAACTGATTTTGTAATGTCAATTAACCCCCCAAGAGATTCATAATCACCTTCAAGAATTGCATTCTTTGCATTCTGAAAATTTGGATGATCTTTGCGAAGACTATAAGGCTTGCCTTCCCAAAAAATGGTTATTACATCTTCGCTATACATATATGGCACTTTATTCATAATTTTTTGCTTTCTATTTTTTTAACTTATTTTTTCGTTTCAATAATATAACTATAACAGGATTAATTGTTTTCGTCAAGTATTTTTTTTATAAAATTTAGAGTTGGGATTATCACTCCCCAACTCTTTGATTATCAACTATTTGAATGTACTTTTCAGTTTCATCCAAGAGATGAAGTCCACCCGAATCCTTTGCATTTAAACTCCCCCATGAGTTGCATGATTGAGAAATGTAAACCATAAGAGGGTACTTCTCTACAAGAGAGTCTACATTATCAGTAAAGGCTTTTGCGCTAGACTTTGCGATAGGAAAAGTTTTCTCTACCCATTGCTTTTCCTTTTTGTACAAGTGCATCATTGCAACTCTAATGTGATCTATTCCACCATCTTCAAGAGTATTCCAATCAGTCGCAACTTTATTCACCAAGTGATCTGAATCTAAACCATCTAATTTAAAACTAGAATTAGTAAACAATCTATTTAAAGTATATCCGTAATTGGATAATTTACTTGGAACATCCTCTGATTGAAAAACAAACATTTGATGTGCAAGAGTTGCATTTTCTACATCTGCTAAAACTTTATCCTTGCAGTATTGAGTATAGAAATCGTTGTAAGAAATCCAAAGATCATTATCTAATTTCTTTACATCTCCGACTCTAACACCAAACAACATGACATTTTTGTTTTCAGTATTATCTTCTGCTTGTATACGAATCTGACTCATTTTGCGATACAAAGCATCCAATTCAATATCATAATCATCTCCCGATACATTATAATTTCTAATTGGAACATAAACTAATTTACCATTGACAGAACCATCAATTTCTGATACGTCATCGACATCATTGATTTGCTCTTGAAAATTATCCCAAAAGTCTGCCATGCGACTAGCATAACCCTTGTTAGTCTTTAATACAAACAAAGGGATATTAGCGCGACTATTGCCATTTGCTTGACGAATACCTCTCTTGATTGGCTTTTGCTTTTCTACTTCTGATGTATGAACAATATGACTAGCATCGACTTGATCGAAATGCCATTCATCCTTCATGTACTCTTGCGCACCATCAGTAATTGGATTAATGAAATAGATGGTATTGAGACTATCATCTTTATCGAACAATGTTCTAGCACGAAGATTATTGCCATGAGCAGATTCTATATCTTGAATTGCAAACAAAACACCTTTGTCGCAATGTACTCTATTTACTTTGCAAGATTGAACTTTGTATCCATCCCTTGCATCAACATCTCCATTTTTATCAGTTTGAGTAATAATCAAACTATCAGTATAATCATGCTTGCGATTGAAATAAAATGAATTAATTTCAATTCCATTCCATTGAAAAGAATTTTCAAAGATACTTCTCATATTATATGGCATAGCATTAACAACTTTTGCATAATTCATTTTAGCATCAAACAAATCAGTTGAGTCTGCGAGTTTTCTCTTGGCAATCTCTTGAACACCTTTAGATGCAACAACTAAATACTTTGCAATAGTTTTCTGAGTGGATTTGTTATACTCCAACGACTCTCTACTATGATGCAACTTTACTGCACCCAATGGAACTCTAAGATAAAAATTATCTTGTTGTAAAAGGTTTCTGCAAATATCTCTGAGCTTTTCGTCTTCAACGAAATTAACTAAATTAATAGCATCAGAATCAATAGGGTACTTTACTCTACCCATGAGAACATGAGAACGATTGCTACTATGTCTGTAACCATACTTGGAACTATCACTCTCTTTAACAAAGAACCAATCATCATTATCGCTTTCTAAGATTCTCTCTCTCTTAGCAATGAAATCATCTTCAGCACCAATGAATTTTGGCATTTCTTCGTCAGAAAAGAACTCGAAAAACTTCTGTACAATTTCTTTAAACTCTGATACATCTGAATCAGATACTGCAACTTCGATAGATAAACCTGTTGGTTCGTTAGTTGGTTCTGCTTCACCAATCATTGCAATCTTGGTATCATCATCGTCATTGACGAAAACGTTGTAAGTCTTTTTTACTCCACCATGATAAGAGACACAGGTAAAGTTTTCACCATAAGACAATGGAGCAAACTTACCGATACCGAAAGCGCCGATATAATTGTTTGACTCTCTCTTGGTTGACTTGCCATACTTTGAGTAAAGACCAAACACATCTTCTTGGCTAAGACCCCCACCGAAATCACGAACTGCAAAAGTTGGATTCATGTTGGTTGGCAACTTTACTTCGATAGGACGAGAAGCATTTGCTTCTGCATTTGCATCAAGTGCATTTGCGGTAATCTCTCTAACAACTGCAAGACGAGTGTTAGAATAGTTGTTGCGAAGTAGAGATGCAACATACCTCATATCTTCCGCATCTATTGTGCAATTTACAGATTCAAAATCGTGACTCTGTACTACTTCTTTACTTTTTTCTTTTGTGATAATCATTTTTTCGCTTTCTTTTTTTTATGTGATAAGATTTAAACTATGCCCATACCTTACTATAACTAATTTTGTTTGTCAATCTTTTTTTTATTTTTTATTCTCCATGATGATGAACTTAATGAAATTTTAATTTGATCAAAATGGAGATAAACATTTTCAAGTTTGTTTAATTTACTTTTGTTCTCATTTAAATACTCTAACATTTTTAATTTAGATGTAAAGACTATAAATTCTTCGTTTCTATTTTTTTTGTGAGAAATATGATATTTCACGTGAATCTTTTTTTACTCGTTTGGTCTGCTATTATACCTAGCATCCATTATCTGCCTCATCATATGTTGGAGAGATTTATACTGATTAACTAATTCAAGTATTCCATTATAATACCTTTGCCTACTATCTTCTTCGTGATGCAAAGACGCCTCAATTAAAGTTTGTTTAATTATAAATTCTATATCTTCATTTGTCATAAACTATTTCCATGTTCGTCATCCGAATAAACTCTATCAATCATTACAGGGTAATGTCCACATTCAATATTAGTTGGAGAAAAACTTGATGCAAGCCTTTGTTGAATGTCTAGTAAAACATTATCTGCATAAACTAAATCTTGCATATCTTTCTCTTCGATATTAGCACCTTCCTCAAGATCGTCAAGCAAATTCTCGCAAGAACTAATAATTCCTTTTAATGTAGTTTCTTCTAGCGAATCATCTTCTTTATTTGTTTCTTTCATTTTTTTATCTATTGCATTTTTAATACTACTCTCATCACTAGCACATAGTAATGAATATTTATCTATAAAGCATCGAATCATGCTACCATTAATTCTTCTAGTTGATCGTAATCAAATTCACCTTTTTTTGCGGGAACTATAACTTCATATAAAAACATTCTAATTGCTTTGCATATATCAAGATACTCATCCCAATCATTCATGCTCAACATATTTCCTTCACCTTGTCCACCATACGCCATGCGATAACCTTCTTCAAGAGGAGCAGGTTTTGAATTAGGGTCTTTTACCCATTGTTGAGTTTTTTGGCAATAATGATGACTACGAGGATTGTGCATACTATTTATATAAGTAAGAATATCGACGCAACCTAATTGGTTTCCACAACTATCGACATTCATTTCTGCCCTCATATCAATAAAGTCAACATTTGCTCCGACAAACTCATCATTTGTATTTTTTAATTGAACATGAACTGCACTATATTTGTCGTGAGAACGATATGTATGGGGTGTACCATTATAGCTATTTTGAGAAAGAATTGTGCAATCTAACTTCTCGCAAGTTTTTATATTGCGATCACTTTTACTTTTATAACTAAGAATATTATCTTCGGGCATAACTTTCTTAACTAATCTATTACTCTTAAATATGATTGAGTCGGGACTCCAACGATTCCATCTAATTGGATAATGACCTATACCTTTATGCTCTACTCTTACATCTGTGAAATAATTTTTCATAACTTTTCGCTTTTTATATTTTGTTTATTTTTGTTTTCTCTAATGATTGAGAATGTAATTCGCTTATACTATCTAACAATTCGGGGAAAGAGTCAAGCCAATTCTGAACTTTTTTGCAAGCCTCTAAAACTCTTTTGTTTTCATCTGTGCTTTCTCCCATAGCAGAGACTTCTGCTTCGTCAATAATTATTTGTAACTCTTCTGTGACTTTCATAATCGTACTTTAGCAAATATATTTTTATATGTCAAGTAATTAATCAACCAAATCAAAAGTATTTGGATTTTCCATCTCCTCTTCAATTATTTCCATATCAACTTCGAGAGAAGCATCTACATAATTGGGGTCTGTTGGTAATGGAACACTATTACTTTCGACTTTAGTAATTGCTTCTTCCCAAGATTCTGCTTCAACTTCTACTTGGGCATAAACTTGCCATGAACATGGCACTCTATATGCTTTTTTCATTATGCTATCTCCAATCTATAATATCCATTCTCTATTTGCTCTACTTCGGTAAGACTATCAAGACCATTGTAATCTTCATAAACTTCACGAATGTACTCCACATCCTTGCCAATATAAAAGGTAGGCATATATTCCTCTGAACCTCTTCCATTTGACTTGTCTGCCTCAAGAATGTAATCTAACATTTTTTGTGGCTCAATATTCCAAATTTTTTCTACTTTCATAATAGCACTTTAGCAAATATATTTAAACCTGTCAAGATTTTTTTAATTTTCCCCAAAGATTTTTTCCCATTCTTCTCTTATTTCGATGTCAGCAATATTATCTAACCCTTCAAATCCTTCAATAAGTAATTCTATAATCTGACTGACAGGCATATTCATTGCTTCTGCTTCAGCAAGATCATACCTCATTTCATCTATTGTTGGTTCTGTTTCTCTTGTTTGTCTTTCCGTTGTTCTCATATTTATTATCCTTCGTTTTGTGTTCCAATTACGAGTAGCTTAATATCATTTCCTGTGTCTGTCAAGTTAAAAACATCAAGTGCAACTTGGTAAACTTCACCATCTTCGGGTTGAATGGCAATCCAAGATGTATTTCCCTCATCTTTAGATTGGATTATATCCCATTCGTGTTCAAGCAATCTAGCTTTCTGATATTTTGTTAATTTCATATAATCTATCTAATTTAATGTATTGCTCATCTATCTGTGCTTCTAGCGATTTTATATATTTATAATCATTTCCTTTTCGAGAATCTTCATAATCTAACTCAATCTCAAGATGCCTAATAGACTTTTTTGTATCGTATATTTCGCTTAATAAACTTTCTTCTTTTTTCAAACCTTCCATAGCTTTTTTATTCATTTGATTTGTTTCTTCTTCAGTTAAGTATTTAAACTTTAAATTTTTACCACTTATTTCCATTGGTCGTGCTTGTTGTGCAAATCAGTCCAATTAACTTCATCCGCTTTTATCTTCCATGCGATTTCTCCATTTGTAGGATCAGCATATTCGATACTAAAATCACAATCATCAAGAGTTTTATATGGATCATACTCGCGCACTATTTGTTCTGCTTCCTCTCGATCTTCTGCCTCGACATAAAAACAATTAATTATTTTAACCCCAACACAATATTCTTTTTTCATTTTATTTTTTGTTTTGATGATACCAATTTAAGAAAATATTTATATCTGCTAAATCTTTGTATCGTACTTCGTATCTTGATTGATCGTATGTGAAATTTTTTGTTATCGTACCCTTCGGTTGTAATTTAGCTATTTTTAAAAACTTTTTCTTTGAAATGATACCACATATCCATGCTATTGTAAAGTCTTTTTTTACCCTACTGAAAATATAATAATTTGTGTCTCTTTCTTTTTGGTCTTCATATAATGTTGCGCTATAATTATTGAGAGGTTTTGAGTTACAACCTTGGGCTTTAGAGTCAATGGTAAGACTATCTAAAGTAAAGTCAACATCAATAGATTCGCTATATTTAAAAATGCTAAATGTTTTTTGGATGCAAGCCTCTGCTATATATCCTGTCATCCTTTGTTCTTTATTTTTTCTGTGAGTCCCATTATCACCAAATTTTTCAAAAAATTGTTTATTACGGATTTTAGCTTCTTCAAGAATATGTTCTGAGACTTTTACTTCGATCATTTATTTAAATTGTTCGATTCTCCCTCTTCTTGGAACATTTATCTCGCATAGAAAGATTTTGTTCGTAATAGTCTTTGTCTAAAAGAGAATCTAGTAAATGAACAATACCCCAACCCATTTCTTCGTCAAGTAGTCCATGAACACCTTCCCCTTTGTCATCATGCCATAAGATGGATAACAAGTGATCTCTTTGTTCTTTTAAAAGCTCGTAGTCAATATTCATTTTTTTGCTTTATATTTATTTAAAAAATCAGCTTCTGCTTCCATGTGTTTTATGTGTTGTTGTCTATATTCTTCTGCCATATCAGAACCCCAATCATCGACTGATTCGTCAGATAAATCACAAGCAATTTCTATGTTGGTGAGATTATGAATAGCTTCGTCAGCATAAATGCTTCCATCTTTATTGAGACTTGGTTGCTTGAACCATTTGCGACACTTTTTGTAAGACGAAATATGCCTATCAATAATTTCAATATCATCCTTGATGCAAGCCAAGCGATGTCTAAGTTGAAGATTTTCCATCATTAATCTTTCGACATTTTGTTTATTTACTTCATGCTCTACTTCTGTCATGTAAGTATGACTTGGTTTATTTTTTCTTTCAGCTAAAGTCATGTTGACTGAATCTTCGTAAGTTGGGTAATCGTCTCCTATAATTTCTTTCATGTTCATATCTTAATCTATTTTTTTATCTCTGTCAAGACTTTTTGTGCAATTCTTGTTAAATTATATTCTTCTTCACTTAAATAGGAATAACTAAATAAAAACTCTTCTTTAGTCAACCTGTCAAAGTCATACATTTTTTCTTCATCATTTAAAAAATCAGTCATTGGTCAAAGGGGTTTTTATTTTCTTGCCATCAACACTAATCTCTCCTCTAATATATGCACCAAAGTCATCATTGCTTAAATTTGATGTGTCTATTTCTTCCCTATTTGACATAGTAAAACATTTATTTGAATTAGCATCAACACCGAAGAACACTCCACCACTATTTCCTTCCGCATCTTTACTTGGATAAATAGATATTCCATTATCTAATTCGATAACATAAACAGGGTCATGCTTAGACCAATAATGAGCATTATATTCGGCAATAGTCATCTCTCGTATATTGATTATTTTTGCTCCTAGAAATTTTTTATCATTATACTTCATTACGAATTGTTTGTTAAGTAAATTCCTTCTTGCTCTAACTCGCTTTCTGTAAACTCCATAGGTTCTTCCCATTCTTCATCATGCAAGAAATAAGTGCCTGTGAAATTATCGTAGTAAAATTTTTCTTCGATAGTATTGTCTTCGTATATGTAATTTATGTTCATACTTAAAACCTTATAGTAGTTTTGTTATTGTGTCAAGAGTTTATTTTCGTATTGGTCAATTAAATCTTCCAAGTCCCATTCGGATAACTCTCTAAAATTTTTTGTATCTTTAAATGCGCCATCAATAAAGGTTGCTCCCCCTGTTCCATGATTGCAAATTCTTACTCCATCTATATTTGTGTGGCATTCGTAACCAACTCCATTTAATGTATTAAAATATCTTATTTTTGTTACTTTCATTATTTAATATTTCTCTTAATTCTGTGTTTCTAAAAACTATTCTGTCCGTTAATTTTGAAATGTCTTCATCCGATAATATTACTTCGTCACTATAATTTTCATCATTGGTAATGCCATATAAGAAGTTAGATATTTGACATTTTAATTGTTCTGTATCTACTACTCCACTCATAGTTCTAAATTTGCGGTTATTGTTACATCTAGCACTCCATGATTAACTGCACTTTCAACACGATAACCTTCATCAGTCAATTTGTCCATGATAGAATGTCTATGCCTCCAAATATCTTTATCCCATCCACTATAATCACAAGTAGAAAATGATGATGAACCTGTTTCAGCTATTCTATCTATATGGTATTTGATATTTGTTTTTAATTTTTCTTTTAATTCTTTCATTTTATGTATTCCCTTTCTTGCAAGTATTCTTTAAAATTAACTTTAAACTCTTCTAACCAATGTGGATCAACTGCACATTCTGCGAGTATTTCCCAAGGATCACCTAAATAGTTGTCAATGTCAACATCAAAATAGAATTTTATTTGATCTGCCAAAGACATATCTTTTATATATTGTTCGTATGTTGGTAATTCCATAATTACATTGTCATAATATTCGCACTCATCTTCATTTGTGCCATCGTATATTGGTTGTTTCATGTGTATCTTGTTTTTATGGATTTTTTAATGATTTGGGATATTTTTTTAACGATAGCAGTTTTTATTTGTATGGCAATTATTTTTTTATTCAAAAAAAATTAAAACTGAAATTGCATGATATGTCAAGCATTTTATTGTGATATTGGCAAAAAGTTAGTATTTATATAGTTAAACTGATATTTTGCATCTTTTATAATGCTTTTGCCTGTGTTCTACCCGCCCCATCCATTTGCATCCTAAGAATGCTTGATTGCCCCTTACGAGCAGTTGCTTGCTTGGCATACTCAAATGCACTTGGATCACTAAAAGTCTGCATGACCATAGTTGATTTATCTAAATAAATATTAAGACCCTTTTTGGGTATTGAATTTGCAATCTTTTCTGCGTTTGCAATTGATTGTTTGATGCTATCTTTAAATGCTTCTAATGTGTTCATAATTATATATTCGCATATTCCTTTCTGTTTGTCAATAAAAATTTTAAAAAACTTTTAATAATTTAATTAAATTAATACCAAGACGAATAAAAAATTCTATGTTTCTTATCGAGCATTTTTCTCGCATCCGTTATGAATTGTAAATCTCTCTCTAAATAATAATAACTATTTTCGGGATAATCCTTACCATCTTCGTCTGTCCAAAAGAAAGAATCGCTACCCCAAAAGAAACCATTAGATTCGGGCATAGTCATCGTAAGAATGTCATCCTCAAGAGCATTGATGTCTTCTTCGGCAAGTTGCAATTCAGCGCAATTAAAATCACCATCTTCATTAGCATTTGGGCATCCTTTAGATTCCCATAATTGTTGCATCCAACCTTGCAAACGATTGTGTTTGCGCCATTCTCCAATTTGTACATCGTCATCACTATTCCTCTTACGAGGTGGACGAGCATAAGCATACATATCTAATCCCATAATATTTTTTCTCCTATTTTGTTTTGCATTAGTCGGTGAATACTCATTTCTTCAAAATTTACTTCAAATTCGCCATAACTCTTATTATAGCTAAATAAATATTGCATTCTATCTGTATCCATCTGATGATACTTATTTTCTTCATTTGGCGGGTCAACTGCATAAGCACAAACATCCCAAGACCATGTTTTAGGATCAGTATATTCATACTCTCCTGCACCATCTTCTTTAAGTATGCACCATTCATCACCACAATGAATATTATAATCTACATAATTGCCATCTCTTAAATCATAGCTATTCCAATAGTCGAAATTATCTCCTTCAGTTTTAACTTCGGGATTAGCTTTAACCTTTTCAATATGCTCTAAAGCTAAATCAATAATTGCTAATGCAACTTTTTTAGGCGCTTGCCAAGTTTTTATTATATCAATCATTTTTATGCATTTCCTTCAAAGTTCATGTGAGAAGTACCAATAGGCTTGACCCCGAACTCTCCGATTAATTCAAGTTCTTTAATTCTTTTATTTAATCTTTTGTTCATTCTCTCTTTTAATTCAAACATCTCATTTACTAAGTCGTCAATGAGGGGATAACCTGCTAACTCGAAAAGGCGAGTGTCTAGTCCACTTTCAACTTCAAATAAACTATCTATTTTGCGTGCTTCTTCTGTTTTATTCATTTTATTTTATTCTTTTGATTTCCATAATCTAGATATTCCCCAAAATTGTACGCCAAGGGATATGAAACTTAGAAGAGTCATTGCCCCCCCTGTTGCAATACCCATTAGTTGCCCGAAGAATGCCGTGAAAAATATGGCAACTAATGTTACCAACCATGTTTGCGCTACTTGTTTATTTGTCATAATTATTTTCTTTTAGTCTTTCTTTTATTGCTTCCTCGCAGAGTTCATTAAATGTAATATTTTTTTCATGTGCGAACTGCATATACTTTAACAACTCTTGGTCATCAAAGTCAAGCTCAATCGTTTCATATTTTACTTTTTTAATAATAAATGCTTCGTCTTGTGGTATGAATTTTAAATCATCCCCTTCTTTCCAACCTAATCTATCTAAAAGATCATCGGGTAGACGAAAATATAATTCACCATCAAAACTTTCTTTTATCTCTAATTCTGTGACTTTCATATCTTTACCTTATAGGTCTTGGTTTAGCTTGTCAAGATCAGAATCATTTAATTCCATTGAATCTTCTTTGGATTCTTTTTCTCTCTCTTCTGCGAAATTAACTTCAGCATTCTGTTTCCATGCTTTACTTATCTCCCAATCAGCTTCCATTTCATCAAAAGCTCTGCTGACTGCATCATCTTTCGATTCTGAATCAATAAAATAAGTGCGATAAGTTGTGCTTGCTATTTCTATTTCAAATGTTTTCATTTTATTTTCTCGCAAGTTAAAACTTCTCTATCTCCATGAGTATGATCGCCTTGATATTTGGTTAAATCATGATTGTAAAAAAGATCTTGACAACCATGTTCATTAAGTAATTCTTCTGCAATTTCTTCTGCTTCCTCTTCATTCTTAGCTTCAACTACAATGTATCCACCAATTTCTTCTGTTACTGATAATCTATATTTTTTCATTATTTTTACTTTCCATTATTTTTTTAGCATCCATTAAAGCATGACAGAACTCTTCAATCTTGTCAACAGGAATCTGAAAAAACTTATTATTACTTCTTCCTTGACTCGTAATTGCAGTACAAGCAACAAACTCATTAAAGTCATAAGCCATAATTTCAAGCCCACTAAGCCCGCTCCAATCTTTTGAGCTAGACCAAGATGTTTGCTTTGCCCTCTCTGTCTTTTTTCTACCTTTAGACCAGACGATTTGTTTTTCTATTTTATTTACCATGCCCTTATATTCGCATATTTTTTGGGCATTGTCAAGATTTTTTTAAAACTTTTTTGAAATTTTATTCCTCGTACATATAAATTGGGGTATACTCTCCAAGATAAGCGCATTCAATATTAAAATTAAAATACTCTATTGATTCATCGGGAGTCATGCCATCTCTTTCAACAAGAGTTTTCACAATCTGATTAACAGAATAAATAACTCTACCATCACTAGAATACCCCATGATTGCGTCATCATGCCCATCGGCAAATAATGCTTTAGGGTTGTGTTCTCCAATGGTTTCTTTTAATTCTTCTTTATTCATATCTTCTAATGTAATTGCTCTTAATTTTCTTAACTCTTCTAATGATGGTAATTCTTTTGAATTTAAACAAATCATGGTAAATATTTTTTAAGCGAAAATATCATTTTCTATATCGCTTTGTTTGTACATATTATCTTGAAACTCTTGAACTTTTCTATCCCTACATAAACGTTCTAATCTTTCTTCATCCGTTTGTTTGTGTGTTTCAAAAGCTCTTGAGCTAACAGATAAGTCCTCTTCTTTTAAATGACCTTGCATATTCTCTTCTCTTTCTTCTTGAGTGAACCATGTATATTCTGTATTAAATAATTCGTCTACATTACTTGGATGATATCCCATACCCACCATCAAACCTTTAAACATATCCGCTAAACTTTCCGCATCTACATCTTCATCAGTCTCCACACTATAAGTTTTATTATGATTAGTTATTGTTATTTTCATTTGTATTTTCCTCTTCTTGTTTTTTTATTGCTTCATATATTTTATATAGTAAATCTTTCTGAGCATTATATTTTATATAGTCTTCTTTTCCTCTCTCATCGGGATATTCTATTTGCCTGTCAATATCTCTTACCGCATACAATGCCATGCTGAATCCATGCCTTGCCCCACTATTAAATTCATCGTGTGCCATATTTAATTATTTAATTTAATTAAAGTTCCTTCTTCAATATGCAACTCACTCTCTACTTCCTTGGCGACTTTCTCGCCAATTGATATTTCGTGATCTTTTGATAGAGAATCTAATAATTGAACCAAACTTGTTCCTGTCTTGGTTCTATATTCTTGCCCACCCAAAAATAAATTCTCAGTATTCATAAGCATGAGGTCATCTATTTTAACGATGACATGGTTGAAGGCATCTGTACTTCCTCGTAATCCTAATTGTATTTTCATTTGATTATATATTTTAATATTTGATACGCCCAAGTGAAGTACCAAGCGCCGCACAAGAGGAGACATATTACATTGAAACAATTAATAAATTTTATCATTTTTTAAATTTATTATCTATCCAAACTTTATAAGTATAAAGCCCCATCAATATAAATGTTAAAGTAAAGCCATCTGACCATGACAAGTCCCATAATTCTTTTATTTCATTCATAATATATTACTTTATCATTGTTGATATTTATTGTCAATTCTTTTTTTTTAAAAATCATTTTCAGCGGTGTCAACCAACCAACGTAATAAATTTTTTAAAGATTCTACAGACCTTTCTTTTCTATTTATTTCATGCCAAAAAGAAAAGTCCTCTATGCAAAAAGAAAGTCTTTCGTGAACTTCTCTGATTTTTTCCTCAGTTCCATAACTAATTATGTGTTCTGAAAAGTTGATTATCCCTTCGACTAATTTTGATTCATTATTAGAAATCATTTCTTATCCCCCCAAAACCCGCAAACACAAGGTTTGTTGTTTTTTTGATTTGCCCCCTCTCGAAAACCCTTATCATATGATTGATTAGAATTTTTACTCAAAACTTTCTCAAACTTTTTAGCTAGATATTCTTGTGCATCTTCCCAACCTTTATCATAACCTTTTGTATAATTAATATTCTCTGTCATTTTTGTAACTGATTAAATAGTTCGTTCCTTATTGTTTTTGCTTCTTTAATGTTTTTAGTTTTTAATGAAACGCGGACTCTTTCTTTATTAAATGTATAATGAATTGTGCTATCCGCAAAGAAGTGAATCCACCATGTTCCATTGTTATCCCATATATTGTGAGTTCCCTCAAGGCTTTTTCCTTTTATTTGCTTAGTGTAATTAATATTACTATAATTACTTAATATAAAATTAACCCTTTCTTTTTGGTTGTTCATTTATTCGTAGTATCCCATACTTTCCCATCTTTGTCAAGGGCAGAACTCCAAACCATTAATTTCTTATAAACAGGATATAAAAAACAAAGCCAATCACAATACAGAAAGACACTAACTAAATGCCCCATATAATAAAGTAATTTACTTAAAAGTATTCTCATTTCATTGACATTACAATAGCCATAGCACCTTCTTTATTATCAGTCATAATGATTTCACCATTAGATAATAGTATTTTGTATTGAGGCAAAGACAAATTTGGTCTTCTCTTTACATAAATAACATGAGAAGGGTTAATGTAATATTTTTCGTTATTTGTATCTTCTATTGTGATCATTTAATTTACGAAATACCTTCTTCAACGTATTGATTTAACGCATCAAGTTCATCATTTGCAGTTGCAAGCTCAGAAATGGCATCTTTGGCATTGTTATAAAAATCATCAGTCGAATGATCTCCTATCCCGACAGATTTCTCATCCATAAGATGTAAGGTTAATAAAGCCTTGCACTTTCTAGCTTCAATATCAGATTTTAACATATTGTATAATTTAGTATTCATAATATTTAATTTATTTGTTTCGATCCTGTTCTCTTTCTGCACTCCACATTTGATTTGTATAATTCTTTTTGTCGCCTAAGTTCATTCCCTGCTCCTTGTAGGGTAGAGATAGCTTTATTTTCTGTCATTCTGCCATCAAGAACCATAGTGACACAAATTGTCACCTCTCTTGCATTAACTCGATAAGGAAAGTTCCTACAAAGAAACTTATAAAATTTACCACTTATTTTTCCATGCTTTAATTTCTTGTGCAAGAATTTTCTGTAATTGCAATTTCTAGTATTATGTAATGTTTTCATTATCTAAAGATTCTACGGGATTTTATTTGAAATTTAGTTTCTTCAAAAAATTCTCTATCTGCGTCAACTCTCCACTCTGCATCTTCACCTTCGGGATAATCAATGTAGCAATAATGAGTGACATCTCCCGTTAAGAATCCTGCATTGCTACCAAACACATGGTTATTTGAATCGGGGTAGTCTTCGTCTCTACCATAATAAAAACCTGTCCATACTCCTGTGCCTTCAAAGAAGTAAAGCAATCTCTTTCCCTCTTCGGGAACTTTATCTTCGATTTTAATCCAATTAATCATTTTTTTTTCCAATTTATTTGTTCGTAATTTTTCTTAAAATCTTCAGATATATTTCTAGGAGAATCTCCTTTTCCATTTCTGTGTTTTGGCTTAGATTTTGTTTTTTTAACTTTTTTATTTGATTTCTCCTTCATGCCCATATAATTCGTCCAAGGTTATTGCTTCAGATTTTTCACTCTCATCGCAAAGAGGAGCAAATTTTATTTTATCATACTCTAGTACATTGTAATAACTTTTATTTGCATCGTCAAGCATTAATCTTAATGTTTGCATTATATCTTCGGGGCTTTCTCCTATAATTTCTGAATTTTCCGAATGTGCTGAAATTTGCCCATCATCATTATATATTACTTCATACAACCCATAAGACTTGTCTTTATTTTTAATTATTCTATAATTCCACATAACTCAATACCTAGTTCCAATCAAAATCTGCTGATATTGCAAAGGCTAACCTATCTTTCCAAGGTTTACCATATTTATCAACTTGATTAGGATCGGTAATTTTTACTATGACATTTGCTCCCCAAGGATTTAATTCTTCTCCATCAGTAGAGTAATCACAATCAATATTCAATGTAGGAGTATCTTCTACATGAATATCTTCTTTGTAATCAAGAAACCAAACAGGTACAGACAAACCCTCTTCGACTAAATCTTCTCTAATTGTTAAATGACTATCTTTTACGCTCATATTATTTTTTATTTGTATTGTTTAAACTTAAACCTAGTTCTTCTCTGATATATCTTTTCTTTTCACCATTTAAAAGCAATTGTTTATTTAATTTAAATGCTTCTGTCTTCGTCATTAGAATTGGTCTTTGTGGTAAAATTGGATTCGCTTTATTCCAATCAACTGCAATGTAAGATATAAAGCTCATTTAGCAATGTATAAGGTGTCAATTTCTTCAAGCTCATCTCCATAAGGGTAAACTCTTACCCTTAACTCATCAGCATCGTCTACGATCTGAAGAGAGTAATCTCCGACTTTAAGCCAAGCAAAGTGACTAGTCATTTCAAAATCTTCTCCTTGATCATTACTAGGAACTATATTCATTTTACTATCTTGTGCATTCACATTCATATCTATTCTCCATTAATTGCTTGATTTTATCTCTAACTTGATACCAAAGTTCTTTGGAATCATCTTTTAACTTTTGTATTCCATAATCATACCAAACTTCGCAAATTCTGTCAATGTTTTTATCATCGGGTTTTACAATAAAATGATTCCAATTTTTTTCTCCATCAATTATTTCTTGCTCAATCCATTCAGCAGGAAAACCATCGGGGAAATACATTAATTTATTATTATGTGCGAATTCCCTAGCAAGAGAAACGAAACTTCCCTCTGTTTTATGGCATTCGTAATAATTTGAATCCTTACCCCAAGATTCATAAGTGCTAATATAAAATTCAAAAGTATCTTTAATTGCAACACTTTCTTGCCTCCATTTTGGTTGCTCTTCATCTCCATGCTCTACAAGTTCAACACTATGCTCCTTGCCGTACCATTTCATATGAGACATAACCTTTTTGCTAGAATAAACTAAACGTTTAAACTCCTCTAAGAGTTGTTCGTTAGACTTGCTAGTCTGTGTCGTTCTTTTGAAACTTGTTGTGTGTCCTTCTCCGCTCATAATTAAAATATTACCAAAAATTAATAAGTATGTCAAGAAATAAATAAAAAAATAATAACTATTTATTATCTAATTAATTTAAAGTCCCTATGCTTTGCATACAATTCTATCGCAATAAGCCTTTCCCCATTCTCTAATATCACAAATGGGTCAGTAACAGAAATAACCATATCAGCACCCCAAGGGGTGAGCTTAAAAGATGAATCGTAAACCCCCTCAACCATAAGAGAATTTGAGTTTTTTAACACAAACGGAGTTTCTGAATCTATTAATTGAACTTTAGCTTCGGGATTATACATCCTCATTTCAATGGTAGATATATCCATATTATTTAACTTTTGTTGTTTGATGGAAAACTGATATTTTCATCTGATATAATTTTATGTTTAATTAATTCCTCAAATATATTCCACATTTTTTGATAGCGAGTATTATGTAGTTGTTTCATTCCGATCAACATATTTAATAGTTGGTCTTCGGTATGCTTGACAGGAGAGTCTCCAATAGCATATATTATTGTTTCTATGTCTTCACCTATTTGGTGCAAGTCACTCATCGCGTCTTCTAGTTCAAATCTATTCATGGTATCTAATCATATAGGTTTTAAAACTTCTGTCAACTAAAATATTATTTATCATAGAAAAAATAACACCCCAACTGCCTCCCGCAAGTCCACAAGAGATGCCGTAGGGTAAACCTAAAACCTTTTCTTCTTCATCATGCTTACTTTGCCATTCAATGTGATCTGCGACATTTTCTAGTGCAACATAAAATGCTTCATAATTAACTGCTCTTTCGCCCCCAACCTTATCTTGAGTATACATATTATAGATGCCTTTGCTTTGAGTAGCATCAGTCCATGCAAAACTATAATTACCCAAAACATTTTCACCTTCCATCATCGCATGGCAATCGGCACTATATGCTTGGGGGTAAGTATGTTTTATATCAAGAGCGATACCTGCGCCCATTACATTATTTGTGTTGCAAGAATGAGCAATGTAATCCAACCCATGAAAGTGCATCTTTAACAAGTTGCCATCAATTATTTCTATATTCATCGCTACATAGTAGCACAAGACTAGAAGGCGGTCAAGTCTTTTCCCAACGATTATCGTAATTTAACCTAAAGCTCCCGATATGAGTTTCCCCCCAAGAACATTCATTCGGAGCAAACAAGCTCATGAAATTCTTTTGATTGCCTTTTTTGTAAAGGTGATATATATTTCCAATGACAGGTTTCATTCTCATTTCTGCATTAAATATTATTTCGTTCCACTTAACATCTTCCACTAATTCTTCTAATTCTTTTTTTAATTTATTAAATCGATCTTCATAATGTTTATTTGCAGAGTGTACTGCACCAACTTTCCATCCACCAAGACTATGATCGGGTTTAATTACGGGGGCAGATAAATTACTTCCGTAGGGTAAGGCATAAGCATTTGGAACATAACTATCGGGCAGATTTTTTTTCCTCATTTTCTTTTAATTTAATTAATATTTTTTTTAAGACATCAATCTTTGCTTCTTGCTCTGAGATTGCCCTGCCCCACTTGCTTAAAGGTAATAAATTCATATTTTTTTCATATCTAGGGTCATATTCACAAATTTTTTCATCTTCTAAAAATATTATTTCTTCTTCTATAGTTTTTTTAAATTTATTAAAGCTATCACTCATTACCTTAATTCGTCATAGACTCTATATGAGTCTGAATTTTTATGAAATGTGCTTGCTTCAATTAGTCTTACTGATCCATTGTGAGCAATAAGTTGATGGGGTTGACCTTGCTCTATTTCGTATTTATCGCCTTTATTTAAGATGATTTGGGTTGATTGACCGATTTTTGTGCAAATTAATTCAAGTGCAAGCTGACCCTCTAATATATAAAACACTTCATGCTTTTTAAGGTGAAAGTGCATAGATGTATGACATTCTTCCTTAATAAATAATTCTTTACCACAATAATTTTCTTCTTCATTGTTTGCGAACCATATTTCATGCCCCCATCTTTTTTCTACAAATTTAGTTTTAGTATTCATGTTACCAATTTTTAATTATGTTCGCTATTATAAAACCACAAGTTATAATATTTATTAAGATTATAATAGTTCTTATTAACAAACTTATTTGTGCATCTTTTAAGGAGAGGATTGGAATGTCGGGTTCATCATCATCAGTTCTGCCTACTCGGTGATCTAAGGTGCGCGCCCATATTAACCATATTTTTTTCATCATTATATATAATAAATTGTAGCTAACGTTTATTCAATTAAAAATGGCGCGAGAGGTGAGACTTGAACTCACGACATTCTGCTTAGAAGGCAGATGCTCTATCCAACTGAGCTACTCTCGCAAATATGATTCACATTCTAATAATTTAAATATTTTTTTAATAATTAATTGTTCTTCTTTTTTGTATTTGTTGATGGGGAATAAGACATCATAACCTTGATTTAAAACTTTTTCAACATATTTATTTTTAAGAAATCTTTTTATGTCTAGTTTGAAATGATCTCCACAAGGATTGAATTTAATCCCATAAGCAGTTCTATTCCTTCCTGTGACTATGCCCCTAAGACTTCTGCCTATTGTTGAGTGAATTATATCTTTATTTTGTGGTATATTAGTCCCCTTAAACACTTCGTTTTTATTTAATTCTAATGCTAATTTACCCAAGTCATTCCAATAAAATTCTATATCACCTATTTTGGGATGATTTATTTTTAGTAAAATTTCTTTTCCTTCAAGATCATACATCCACCAAGCATAATAATTTTTGAAATTATCTTTGTGGACAAAGTAGTTTTCATTTATTCTTGCGATGGGAAAAGCCAAAGGATATTTTTCATTTGATTCATAACATTGAAATAATTTTTTAAATTCACCTAAGCGACAAAACTTTTTTTCGCAAATAATATCAATTACATCTTCCTGGCTATCAATTACAAAATCCTCCACAAGTCTTGCGTTAACAAGCTCGATTGGAAACTTTAAAGTCTCACAAAAATCAATTACACTTTTCTTGTACCTAAAATTTGCAAAAGAATCAAGGTCAGATGTAGTATATCTAGCAGGACAATATATATCAACAAAAACTTTGTGGGGAAGATTTATACCATTTTGTCTGTCTGTTGGTGATATGTATCCTGTCAAGCAATTTGACATTTGAGTATAATTTATTTTATAATCTTTTGGTTTGCTCAAGCCTTGATCATAAAAATGTGGATTTTTACAAAAAGTTTTTAAATTATTTACTGAAAAAACTTTACCTGTCTCCATATTTCTTATCCATCTTTCGTTGCGAGAAATAGGTTTCCAATCGTCAAACGATGGAATATTTATATTATAACCTCTAGGGTATATACAATCATTCAGATTCACCCATTTAGATTCTTCTCTATTTAACTCTTTTAAAATTACTTCGGTCTGTATTTCCTCTATTGAGAAATTTTCTAGTCCAAACTTTTCAATAGACTCCCTTAAATACTTATTATGTGTTTCTTCTATGCCTTCGGGGTATCTTTTGTCAAGCGGTTGCGAGGATTGACCTACATAATCGGTATCCCAAGGCTTTAGGGATTTGTACAAAGGATGTGTGGGATCAAATCTTATTTGATTAGATATTTTATATATTATACCAACCGACTCATTCTGAATAACACTATCTCCCGAAAAATCAAATTGCTCAAAAAATACACTTTTTGTACTTATAAGTTTATTTGAATAACAATAGTAAAAAAAATTCTTAACCGCAGAGAAATATATATAGATAAGGTGATTAGATAATTTTTTTCTCGTAAGGTAAGAGGAATACGAGTTTAAATCTTCTTTAGTTATTTGCTCTAATATATAAGTTTCTTTATTAAAATTTTTTTTAGATTTTATCCAATTTATGAAATTATTAATAATATTTGATTTATTATTTGCATATTCATGACCTTTAAGGCTAAATAAATGATTATGAAAAAGCAATACCTCTCGTAGGGGATCAATCTCTAACTTATCTTTTACCCTTTTGTTAAATTTATATGTTTCTCTTGATAACAAAGGTAATTCATTATTACTTTTATATTCATCCAAGCCAAGTGGAGAAATAAAATTAAAATTTGTTTGATGAAACATTAATCATTTATCAATTTTCTAATTGCTAGGTCTTTAGCTTTCACTTCGCATTCCCACTTAGCTTCATTATTTGGATCAATAGCGATTATTGGAGGATAATTCTTAAAGCTAAAGTAATCTCCATGAGCGCGAGGGTTATTACTCCCATCGTTCCTACCCTCAGACCAATGAAAAACAGGAGCTATAAAATGAGAGCCTTCTATTAAATCTAAATTTCCTTGCTTGACCCATGTATAAGCACATCTTTCAGCTTGCCATTTTATGTTAAGAACCTCAGATGGATTGCAATTATCATGCAAATTATCATAACATATAGGTATATTTAAATCATATTTATTAAATAAATATTCACTAAATTTTAAAATATTATCTACATTCCAATGACCCCTATCTTCATTTTCTAATGTTAGTCGTTTTATTAATCCTTGATCACATCTCATTAAATTTTTATAAAATCTATCTGCAACTTCTGATATAACAAAATTATTAAGAGATTCGGCATCTATCTCTAGTTTTTTTGGAGTGCCTACACCACAATTGAGATGAATGTTTATAGGGGAAGTGTGATCTTGGGGTAAACCTAGCTTATCTAATATACTAGATTGAAAATTTAATTCCTTTATCGTTCTTTCTACGGATTTTTGATTAGTAGAGGCGAGAACGTTAAATTGATCGGGATGAGTGCTTATTGATATTTTAAATGATAAAGCCATTAAACCCGCAAGCCTTAACTCTTCTTTAATCCTAGGGTAATCAGAGAGGTCTTCAAGAGATATTTCCAAACTTTCATCGGTAACGAGAGGGAAAAGAGAAGAACTAACACGATAATGCCTAATATTTGTCCTAGCACAATGATTGATAATATATTGAGTAACAACAACATTATGCAAAATTCTTTCAGATAATTGACTAAGAGCTTCATTCCTACCTATTGTATTACACAAATCATTAAAACGTTTGCGGGTCATAGTTTTAAAAGAATATTTTGCCTTATCTTTTTCTTTAAGTTCTTCACTGATACAGGTTAAGCCTAATATTGTATTTGTCATAATTGTAGAATTATACTTTAATCACAAAGGGTTGTCAAGAAAAAAGTGTATAATATAGTTATGGAAGTAGAGTTATCTAATATTATTTTTATTATTTTAGGCGGAACAATTTCTATTGTAGCTTTTTTCTTGAAAAGAGAGAACGCTAGAATAGAAAGAATCGCTGAAAAATTAAGACGCATTGAAATCGCTTTAGCTGAAAATGGAGCTAGAGACTGCGAGAGGTGGATTCAAACACAAAGACTTCTAGAAGACAGAAGAGAAGATGTAATTAAAATATTTGAAAAATTAAACAACAAAAATTAAGCAGGAACTTTTTTCATAACTTCCCTACCTAATGGAGTTATCTTTCTTTTTACATCTATCTCCATTAAGTTTTGTCTTAAAAGATATTTTTCGTGATCGCATCTTAACGATGTAGCGCTCAATCCTGTTTTTGCTGCGAGCATAGACAAAGTGCAAGCACCTTTTTCCTTTAAAACTTCAAGTATTTGTTTCTCTGTGCAACTAATTCCAAAAGGTAAAACACCCAATATCTCACAAAATTTATTATAATGATACATTGTGAATTTTTTAACATTTTCAGAAGCTATATAAAGATTTATATCTTTAGCTTTCATGATCGCATTTCTAGCATTACCCCTCACCACACTACTAAGTTGAGTTAAAACATCTTTATTTACATCACACTCAATAGACAATGATAAAATCTCGCCTAATTCTTTAGGAGAATAAGAATCAAAATCAACAGAAGTTAGTCTGTCTTTTAATGGAGGAAACAATTTATCACTTTCTGTAGTCGCAAAAATAAAACTTTGATGTTTAAAATTAAATGGGAAGACTGTATCCTTCCAAGTAAAATCTCTAAGATGAGAGTGTCTAGTGTCTAATATGGATAGTAAAGCCATTGTTAAGTCATTTGGCAACGCATGAGCTTCATCGAACAAAACAGTTACTTCATTATTTAAAATATAAGGAATAAATATTTGATCGAAAAAACTATCGTTATTCTTAATGGTAGAACAATTAATTTCCATGATGGTTCTTTTGCTTCCATCTATATTAGTTAAATTTCTAGCATAAGCATTCGCAAACTCAGTCTTGCCTAACCCTTTTGCTCCAAAGAACCCAAGAAATGGATTCATTCTTGTTTTACGAAAAGCTTTTAAATAAAAATTAAGCTTTTTCTTTACATTTTTTTGTCCTACTAGATTTTTAAATGGATCTGTCATATTATTCCTCATCGTTGAATTTGTTAAGTGAAAATAGAATCTTATCAGACTCATCTTCTTTAGTCAAGTCTAATTTAGGTTTTTGTTTTGATATGGGGTCTTGAGATTCTCCCAAGTTATTTAAACCTAAATTTTCTAACCAAACCCTACTAACTAACATAGGAGTCTTTGACCCTATGAAACCGCTTAACTCATCGAAAGTGACCCTAACAAAGGAAGTCGCTCCACTCTTTCTACCACTACCAGATTTTCTAGTAGATCCATCTTTGTTATATGTTTGTTTTTTATTCTTCATGACAATACTATCGCATAAAACGCAATAGAGGTCAAGTTTTTTTTAAAAAATAAAAAAAATTAATCTATAAAGCTATCGGGTATCTTGTCGTTATCATCATCGTGAGATATAAAAGTAGCACTACTTTGCTCAGTTGATTCATACATGATTAGATCGGGAGACTTTTCATTAGACTTCATCTTATTTAAGAAGACTACTACCCTAATTTCTTTCTCTTCATCTGTGTCTTTATTGATTTTTAAAAATCCTGAATAGAATTGTTGGGATTTGCCTTCTTTTTTCCACAAAGCTCCCATTTCTCGTTTCCTCCATTCGGACGTTGGCTTAGTTTCTGTGCTGTGTGTATTATCCATAGTTTTATTATAAATATTTTTTGAAGTTTTGCAAGGTAAATTTAATATAGAAAATGAACCAAGAAGAAAAAAAATTAAATATGCAAATCAAAAAGTTGGAGAATGAAAATTCTGAGCTTAAAGTGCTGATTGATACTTTGCAAACCAATTTAAGAAGTGCCGTTTCTCAATTAGATGAAAACAAGAAAGAATCTATAATAGGCGTTCAGAGTTATAAATGGTGTGTTAATTGGCGACCTGCTTCAAGTTAGGAAGGGGGATCTTAAAATTGATACCACACTAGAAAATCCTCCTTGATCGAGGATGACGTTTTTAGCTTTTATCAAAGTTGAAAAATGATGGTCTATATTTTCTATTTCATCAGCCTTGTTACTAACAATATCACAATCAATTATTTTTTTTACATTTAAAAATATATTATTTAATAAATTTATATTTTCATTTACGTCTTTTTCTGAATATAAAAAAAGTTTTTTTTCTTTAAAGTCTCCAAAGTGCATAGTGCATACAAATTCAACTTTACTTATTTGGCTCTTTTTTAATTTGTTTTTTATGCATGATATCAAAGAGTCTTTATTAAATAACCAAAAATTACTTCTATCTTCTGCTGGTAATTGTACAATATCACCGCATCTTATCGTAACATAAAGAGTGTCGTTTTTTGGATTACAATCCATGTTTACGCAATTCCTTAATACATTAATATTTAAAATACCTCTTGGATGGGGTAATTCAACGTTTTTAAAAGGATCTAAAGATGGATGATCGAAATGGTTGAGGTATTTGAATAAAATACTTTTTCTATATTTAGGGCTTAATAATATAGACTCAGTATCATCCGCCCATCGGAAGCCTTGTCTGAAAACTATATCACCTATTCTGTAGTGACAATTAGACTTTAAGATTTTTACTTTTTCTATCATTTTTCACGCGATATTCTCGTTAATATATTTTTATTGACAAGATGTCCTCTTTTTGATCTTATCGCCCCAATAGATATATTAGTTTTTCTAGAGACCTCCTCACAAGAGAAACCCTTCAAGAACATTTCAAGTATTAAATCCTCAGTTTTTCTGTTGAATTTTTGGCTTGCAGGGCGTTCTTTTCTTAAAAAAGAACTAATGCCCAATCGAATCGAAGAAGATACTATTTGCCTATAAGTATATTTGTTTTTGAAAAAGATTTCAGCAACCGCTTTTGATGTAAATTGATAAGGATGAAGGTGTAGTATTTTTTTTAAATCTTCTCTGTCTTTATCTGTTATTGAGTCTTTTGAAGTTGTAAAAAACTGATCAACCGCCTCTTTGCCTTTTGATATTTTATCATAAGAATTGTCTTTTAATGACATTTTGCCAAAGTGATTTTTAATTTTGTTTTTAATTTCAATATAAATTATTGATATCATTTGATGTGTCACTTTTAGTTTTTCAGCAATCTCTATGTGTGTTAAACCTTTCTCTAGATATAAGAAAACTAACTTTTCTTTATCGGTTAAAACATTTGAATACTCTTTTATTATTTTTAATAAATATTCTTGCTTTTCGTTAGCATCAGACTCTTCAACTTCTTTATCCACTTCTCCCTCAGATTCGACCGCAACATCAAAAGAAGTTTTCCACTCTTCTCCGTCATAGAAATAACCATCTTGTCTTCTTTTATGGTAGGGTTTATTTATTATAGAATAATGACTCCACTTAATTAAATTTCTAGCATAAACAAAAGCAGAATGTTTGAAATTAGACTGATTAAACCCTTTATTTGAAATATATTCAATTAATTTTGACCTTTTTTTAAGCAAAGAAAGGTTTATTTCACTAGTAAGCTCTTCGGCAGTAAGCGAATGGATTGTGAATCTATATTTGCCTATAATTTTTTTCAAGTCTTCTTGGTAATCTTCCAACCAATTATTAAAACAATTTACCTGTTCATTAGAGGGTTCAAAAGAAGTTTCTATTTTTTCATTACCGAGTTCTTCTTTCGATTTTTTTACTTTGTTTGGTTTAGGCGTTCCGTTTAAGTCGAAATATTCATGAAGAGTTCCTGGTGCGTATGATGTTTCAAGCTTCATTTTACTTTGAAATATTTTGTAGGAAATTCTTTAGCCCAATTAACATCAGGTTTAGTTTCTACCATTAATTTTTTTAGATGCGAGGTTTTTATTCCCAAATAAAAAGCGGCATTTACTCTGCTATTTTCGCATAATTTTAATGCATTAATTATTTTGGGCTTCCAGAAAGCAAGTCTTATTTCTTTTTTTTGCCTTTTTGTTGCACACATATTTTCATATCTTTTTTTTTGTTGCGAAGAAGATAAGCTAGAAAAGGGAACATGACCTTTGGACATTAATTCCTTCATCACCCTAGATTGAGTCTTAGACCTTTCTTCTTTAGATACTCTAGGAGGCGGGTGTCTTTTTATTGGGTAGTGCTTGTTCCACCACTCCAATCCCTCTATTCTTTTCATCATTTTGTACAAATTACCTCTTCCTATGTTTAAATATTTTGCCGTGTGAAATCTGTTATTATCACAAGCCATAAGCGCTGAACTTATTCGAGTTTTTGTTTCCCTCATTTCGTCTTCGTCCCATTTAACCCATTTTGCTCCCGTCCACTTTTTTCCAACCCTTTCGCTTAGGGGTAAATGCTTGCCTTTTCTATGTATGGTTGAGTAGCTTTCAGATCCGCTTTTAAAGCCTATTGTTTTGAGGTGTTTGTAATTGGTAGCATTAAACCTATTACTCTTCCACTTTTCTCTCTTTATTTCTTTTTTAAATAAAAAATTATTTTCATTTGGAAATGATGCATCTTTTATTAGTTCCCAAGATTTGGTGGTCAATTTTCTGTTGTTATTGCCTTTATAGTTTCCATGTAGCATGAAGCCTTGTACCGCCTTTATTTTTACAGAGTCTTCAGCTAATCTTTTTGCTAAAAACTTTTTGGCATTTTTATAAGAATTTGCTTTTATAATGGTTTTGAAGTCTTTTTCAGAACCATCTTTATAGCATTCTGTATAATTTATATTCCAATATTGATCAAAATCAAAAAGAGTACTCCTGTAGACCTTTTGACAATTAACTTTTTTACGTTTTTTTCTCATGTTCAAAAAGGTTCATTATTGCCTCTTTCCCTTCTGGGATTTTATGCCAAGATTCATCTTTTAAGTAATCTTCCTTGACTCTGCACCTTAATTTTTTTTCTAACTGAATAACATTAAAACTTATAGCTTGATGTGTTACATTCATAACGTCAGCTATTGTAGTTTGATTATACCCTTTCAATAGTAAATGTATTAATTCAACATCGTTTGGAGTTAAGTGGTCACTGTAATTTTTAATTAATTTTAAAAAATATTTATGCTTGTGATCGTCGTCAAAAGTAAAACCCTTGTCTTCAACCCCTTTGGTTATTTCAAGCATCTCAAAGGTACTCTTGTATCCTTCTTCTGTTTTTACTTCAGAGTTATCCCTCCTTACTAAATATTTTTCTTGCGCTTTTCTGCACTGATACCAGCCAACTGCATTTTTTATAAAAGAACAAATTACAAATTTAAAAGATTCAAAAGAAAATTCAACAAATCTTTCGTCTCTATAGTTAACCACCTTCTCCTTGTCTTTTCTTATTAAATTATAGTTGAAGTCACTAACAATTTCATCTAGAGACATAAGGTGCGTGTTCCTTCTCTTTGAGGCTATTATCTTCTTTATATCTGGCTGGAATAAAGCCAAATATTCATAAAATTTTTTTTCTTCTGATTCAGTCATTATACAAAATTTTCTATCTTGGTTTTGTTTCTTTTAATTATTTCTTGAGGCGTTATATACTGAATATGAAACTTAAATAAATAATTATTTTCATTTGGAAAACTGCATTTTCTTATATCTTGCCAATCTTTTATATTAATTAAATTTAAATTTTTATTTGCAGATCTATTAAAATTAAAATTTGAATGAAACATCCACCCATTAATATTCTTCACGTTTATATTTGGATCGTCCTCTTTTAATTTTTGAGTTAATATCGATTTAGCGAAATCATAAGACCTTGCCTTAACAACAGAAACAAAAATATCTTCGGCTGATTTGTTTTTAAATATAGTATAGGTAAATTTCCAATATTGGTCGCATGAAAACCTTTTTAACCTAAATTTTGATTGTAATTTGGAATTATTCATCGTCTAAAGTTTCGTCAACAGAGTTTCTAAATGCTGGATTGTTTTCGTACTCACCGACAGATCTACCTATCTTAAATGAATACTTATCTATAAATATTACTGAAAGGCTTATAACCCAAAACCTAAAATCAGTTAATTCTAGAATAGTAAATAATAATATAAATACGATTGAATAAGGTAAAAACTTATTCATGATATATTCTATAGCTGCCGCGTCTACTTCTTTCATGTGTTTATTTGTTGTTTTAGTTTTTTTAACATCCTCCTTTTGAGGGAATAATAATTAACATTTGTTATGTTCATATGTCTCATTATAAAATTTTTACTTTTACCGCTCATTGATAATGAAAGAAAATGTTGTTGTTTTAATGATAGTGTTTTAAATGCTTTCTTTACTAGATCATCACGTTCTTTTTTTAATTCTAATTTTAAAACATCAGAAAAAGGCATTTTTTGATCAGTTTTTTCTAAACTATGTAAAAACGAATCCCCTGATACATCTTCTCTATTTCTTTTTCTTCGAGTTAAATAAGCCATTATTTGAAATCTTGTAATCTTCCAAGCCCAACTCCAAAAACTTTTATTTTTATTATATTCTTTATTTTTTTCTATCAAAATGTAAATTGATTTTTGACAAACATCTTCAGCATCTTGCTCGTTATATATTCTACTTTTGCAAAATTTTAATAAGTGAGGGCTAATTAATGTTAGCTTGCTGTCGTAAGATTCAGCTCTGTCAATTTGTTGTATTTTCACTACCTGCATTAAAGAATGTCTCATCTTCCCATTTATTTGAATATGGATTAAATTTTTCTATTGATATGTCTTGAGTTATTAAACCTTTATTTTTTAACATTGTTAAATGGTAGTCGAATGCTTCTTCTGCGTTCTTAGACATAAAGTAATGGTAGCTGTCATTAGCTATAGTGTCGGCTGTAGCATTATATTTTATTCTATACTCGTAAAGTTTTGGATAAGACTCTCTCTTCATTTTCTTCCCCCCAATATATTCCGTTAAATAATATAAATTTAACTTCCTCTCCTGATTCTAAATCCACGCCAACGGGATCACCTTCTTCTACGGGCAAGTCGGAGTCAGAGTAGTAAAATTCTTCATACTCTGAAGATTTTACCAATTCACATAATTTTATTTCTTTATTCATATTTGCTTTCTTTTGTTATTAAATCATCTTACCAATTTTTTCAATATTTGTCAAGACTTTTTTTTCTTTTTATTTTTATGAATATGTTACCCTCCAAATTCATAGCCGAAATGCTCTATGTCTTTTGCATATCGCTCTGCAACGATTTGCTTTGTTTCATCATCGTAATATTCAGTATAGTGTTTATTTTTTTCCTTACGAGCCTCTTTGTGCAATAGCTTGTTTTTGCAGTTGATGATCGCACAGACTTTGCCGTAATCCTCCTGTAAGTTTTCAAAGCGTCCAATAAAATTAAGCTCTTCATTTAGAATATTTAAATAAACTGCATTTTTAATTGGCTTAATGTTCTCTATATTACCTTTTGATCTAGGGTCTACTTCTATGCTTGAATATTGCTGAATATATTTACTAACATCGATCTTTCCGCCTTTTATTATACAGCCATAAAAGTTTTTATATTGTGACATTGATAGCATTCTACTCCAAGGATTTCTCACGAAAGAGAATTTAAAATAATCGTTCCAATAATCTTTGTATAAATGTTTCGCAGTGCTTGCTAAAACATGTTTTTCATCTTTAAAGTTACCAAACCTCCAATCGGGCTTAATGGACTGCTCTATTGATGTTCCTGCTGTTCTAGGAATGTGTATAAAAATACATTTGTGCTTGTGACAGATCATGGGCTAATTTAAAACATTTCTAATTGATCGCTACATTCTAACACGTCTTCACTGTCTTTGTCAAGTTGTTTTTTATTTCTTAACCAATTTCTTTGAGCCATACGAACAACAAAACGCACAAAAGCAAAAGCATATACTTTATTTAATTGAATATGACCATGAAACCCATCCTCTTCCATAATTGTAAAAATTTTGGTTTCTTCATCGTATTCAAACTCTGCATTTTTTAATTTTTTCCTAATCTTCATTAATACTTTTTATTATCTCAAAACACATTCTAGGTGGAAAACATTCTCCTAGGACTTTTCTAATAAACCCTTCTGAATATTTATTTTTAAATTTATTTAATAAATCACATGGAATTCCGCATAAAATAGCCAACTCCATGACCGATAAAACCCTCGCATCAGAATAAGTTCCATCTGACAATAGCCTTCCAGGGTGAACATTGTTTTGGCTTGATATTGCCCCATTGCACATGGTTACAGTAGGTGATGGCTTATCCCAATCTATCCTCTTGTATGTAGTCATAAAGCCCTTTATTCTTCTCCCATCTTTTTTTGGATAATGAATCTTATTGTTAAATGCAGTTTGACCTGTTGGAGTATTTTTCATCCAAATCACATGGTTGGAATTATGTTTTTTTGCGTAATGCCAAGGGTGATCGCTTGATCTACCAGACTCCAACGAAGGTAAGTGACCAATTGCATCTCTTACACTGATATTTTTTTCTTTAGGTTTTGGATGTTTCCATCTGCCATCTCTAGATATTAAACCTATAAACCTTTTTCTTGATTGAGGAGTGTTGTAGTCTTTCGCATTTAAAATGTCCCAATTTAAAACCCAAGGTTCTGGGATTTGAGATTCAATATATTTTATTATATTAACTATCTCTCCGTTGTTATTGATAAAAGTATTAGCCATGCCAGAAACATTTTCTATTAACATGTAGTCGGGTAATAATTCGTTAAAAACATCCATCGCATGCACTATTAATGAATTCCTACAATCGTCTGGCAATCTTTTTGCATTAGCGACACTCATGCCTTGGCACGGAGGGGTTGCTATAATTAAATCTATTCCCTCACCAACTACCGCATTAGGACACGCGTTGTAAATCTCTTCCTTAACCTCTTCCTTTGTTATATCGCCACAAATAACACTGCATTCTGGATGCATTTCTCTGTATAAATTGCACCTATCTTCATGCAGCTCATTCGCTACAACTAAATCTACCCCTATGTTGTTAAGATAAATTTCACCTATACCTACATTAGAGAATAAAGAAAGAGCTTTCATAGCCTTATATAATAAGGCGAAATAGACTATTTGTCAAGCAGAATTTTTATGTTTTAATATTTTTTCACACAAATCATAAAGATCTTTTAAACTTAAATCGCTTTTTGCGTTATTTGCTTCTTTTAAACAAATTTGTAAATTAGATAAATCATTTGTACCTCCCTTTGACGCGGGAATGATGTGGTCAAAGTGATATGTTTCAGGTTTGCTTAAGTCTATAGGGGTTCCAGTTAAGTAACAAGCAGGATTTTTTCCAAATTTATCTAAAACATCTTGCGTTGTAAAGTTTTTAGATAAATTATTAACTATAGTATGAGTTCTATTTTTAGGATTTCTCCTTTTAAAAGTTTTCAATTTTCCCCTAAACAAATCTTTAGAGGCTCTACATTTAAAAGCGCTTACTTTTCTTGATAACTTATGACCTTCAGAAGCATTCCTTTTTTTAACTCTTTTTTGTTCTGTCTTACCTTCTCCACAGTGATATGATATGACCGACTTAGAACAACCAAGCTCGTCCTGTATTTCTTTGTAAGTCCGCCCTTCCTTTCTTAATTTAAGGATATCTTGCTTTCTGGGCTGATTATTCTGCTTCCTCACATTCAATATTATTTTTAAAAAGTTCCCAAAACACAAAAGATATTAAATTTTTCTCAGATAGCTTGTGTCTATTTATAATATTTAAACTTGCTAAATATTCAATATTTATATCATTTCTGCATATTTCTTTAGATTCAGAATTGAATACTCCTATTTGAAATATACCTTCATCATCTCTAAAAACTAACAAATGGTCTTCTGAATCTGTATTGTTAATCTTGCTCGATTTAATGACTTCATATTTTTCTAAGAAAAATACTGAAATATTAGATATACTGGAGCTTTTAAAATCATGTTTTAGAAAATTTTTATATATGGAATTAAAAATAGAATTGTAACTGAATTTATTCGTTAATAGTTTTAAGCTTTTCATCATTTATCGTGAACTTAGCTCCAATAGTAGCTACTTGAATACCTTTGGTGAACCTTCCAAGTGTATCTCTGCTGCTAATGAATCTCCCGTTTTCATCTTTCTTGAAAACTTTTAGCTTTAAACCTTTATTCCAAGGAACGAAACCTTTTTTGAAGGTTCCATTGAAATTTCTTCTTTTGTGTTTTTTCGGTTTAAACCACTGGTTTTTGGGGATTTTACTAAGTTTGTGTCTGGTGTTGGGGTAGGATAGACCCAAAAGCCTTTCCCATTGTTTGTCTGTGATTTTTCTCCCTCTATATTTTGACTTTTTTATTGTTTCAATTCTTATGTTTTTTATCAAAAACCCTTTTAGGTCTTTTTTTATTTTTTTTAAAAAAATTTCTTTAGACTTTGATTTTGAATCTGTATTTATTAATGATTTATAAAAGCGTTTCTTGTCTATAGTTACACTAAAATAGATTATGAACAAATAATCTTTGTCTTTTTTCATATACTATATTATGACAATAAAACAGCCAAAAATCAACCCAAACAAAAACCCCCCTCTTTCGAGGGGGGTTAGATGGCTAATAGAACATAAGAAAGTCTATTAACCTTCAACCTTGCGACAGGAAATTCTACTTCTTGGAGCAGTTTCCATCAACCTGTTTTCCTAAAACGGAAACAAGCAAGACAAGGGTAACGATACCTGCGAGGCTCGCTCCTGGACCTACGAATCCAGCAACAATCGCCTGGAGATTGCCGATTATATCGATACCTGAACCTGCTCCAAAGACAACTTGGGATAGTACCAGGAGTCCAATTACGGAAACCAGTACGGCGCTAATGCCACAAACGGCACACTTAATTTTATTTACTACTTCGTTCATTTTGTTTTATTTTTATGTTAAAGTTTCTATCAATTAGAAAGAAACCGATAAAGAAATTCCCACAACAGATTCATCGCCATCGGCAATCAAATCAGAATCATAATAATCGTAAGACAAGGAAAGTTCTGCATTTTCAGAAACAGATCTTGAGGCAATCGCCCCAATTCCGTAATAATCTTCATTAACAGAAGTACTTGAATCTGTGTTGCCATACAAACCATGGACACAAATGTCAGCAATCTCAAGATCTAAACCGTGTTTTACAGACAACTCAAAAGTATATAGGTCATCGCTAGTATTCCTATAAACAGTTGCGGATGGAGACAAAACAGTATCGAGTCCAAGAGAAACTCTTGCATCAAGAACTGAATTCCCTGCTGGTTCTTCAAAATGCTCTAGACCTACATAAACATTTAATAGCTCTCCTAATTGCTTAGAAGCACCAAATTCAATGGTATATGCATCAGAACCTCCTGAGACTGATTGGTTTGTTGATGCTCCAACGGAGGCATCAAAACCAGCGACATCTGCTCCGACTGATGCTGACGCTTGAACAGCTTCACCCGAAAGGATTGCCCCTCTTCTGAAAAAATCAGATGTATAGCCAATAGAGGTAGAACCTGCTATTGCGACGTTAGAAATTAGACACAAAAGTGCCGTAATGTATGTTTTTGTTTTCATGATTTAATTATGTAATTAAAAATTATTCTTCGTCAAAAAAATTGTCATCTACTTCAAAATCGCAGTCTTCTCCTAATAATTCTGACTTTTTGTCCTCTATAATGTTTATTATATTAAGAATTTCTAGTTTTTTTTCTTCCAAAGCTCCAACCAAAGTAAAAGTGTTAATATCAAACTCTTCTAAATATCTTCTGGTAAGATCGTCTAAATCAAACCTAAATGCATCTGTTTGTTCGTTAAAATCCATTACTTTTTCCAAATAGCTGTTCTTTTTAATTTTTTAATATCGGAAGTTTTTATCAAAGATATTTCTTCATTATCTCTTCGCTGGTATATTCTATATTTAGCATATTTGCAAGATCCGACATATTCTTTATTTCTATCTATAAGGTGTTCGGCTAAATTACGCAAGGAGATTGTGTTGACAACAAGGAAGTAATCTTTTTTCTCAAATGCAATGTAGTCTGACTCTCCGTACATCCACCCATGAAACCCATCAGCAGTTTTAAATTCAACCCAAGTCCATTCGTCGTTATAATCTTTATCATATGCGCATACTTTCTTTCTGGACTTTACATCAAAACCTTTTGTTTGAGAATCTTTTTCTAAATAATAATCTACTCTTTTTATTTTATTTTCATGTATTGTGGATGGTTTTACCCTATATCCCCTGTTGCCCGCTAGGCATATAAATATCCTCTCAGCCTTGTTCCCAATCGAAGCTGCATTCCTTTTGTCGTATTTATGGGTAAACATTTATTTCAGTATAAAAAAAATATTAAATAAAGCAACGTTTTTAATTAAAAGCTTTTGGTTTCCACTCTTTTTTAATCTGTTTTGATATATAATCAAGGATAACATCTTCTTTATAGGCATCTATTCTATTATGTTTTTTTATATCAGGAAAGAGTTTTTTGAAATAATTTAAATCATAAAGATTAAATGGATTCCATCTTTTGTGACCAAGAGGTCTGGGGTCTTGAAGCTGTTTAAAAGAGTTTATCCCCAACTCATTTAACACCAATAAAGATAAATTGTTAAAATACTCGAAAGAGGGATGCGGGAAATTATTTTCGGTTAATAAAAGTTTTTTCCAGTTGTTCTCAATAAATTTTACAGAACTTAAAATTTTTGAATATACAAAGTTTTGGCGAGATTCTCTATTTTTTAACTCTTCTATTGATTTTTTATACTCTTCTTTCACGAGGTCTTCAACAAAAAGATCAAAACCATTATATAGGAAATCTAATATAGAGCTTGGGGTTTCGGCTATTTTATTATCGTATAGATGTTCTATGATTTCGTTGGCTTGATTGTACGGATCAAACCAAAAGTTAGTAAGACATAAGCTTTTCTTATTATGTTCATTAACAATATTTTCCGTACACAACTCTCTTGGAAAATTATCTGATTTAATTTCATGAAATATAATAATATCAGAAGAGTCTAAAGCCTTCTTAAAATTAACTAAATTACTTTTAAATACTGTTTCTGGAAAGAATTGAAATCTCTCCCAGTCATAATCAAGATTAATCCCGAAACTTTCAGGCTTTAATACATTATATTTAGATTTAAACTCTTCGTTTTTGAGTAAATATCTTTCGCACAATATTCCTAATTGACAATTCCCGTAAAAAAGTATATTTTTCATTAAAAAGAGTACTCAAACATCTCTATTGAATCTGAACCCATGTCTTCAATCATTTTTTTTGTTTCCAGATTATACATGTTTTTGTAATCACGGCTAATTCGTTTCGTTCCCTGATCATAACGAGTTATTTCTGGGTCTTTAATATCTATTTTGCCGCAAACATGAAGGAAATCATTCTCAAAATTTTCTTGTTTCACTATGAAATCCATGCAATATTTACCATTATGATAATAGAATGGTTCTATTTTTAGAAAACCCCTGTCGCCTTTAGATTTAAACTTATCATACTGTGATTTAACAAATTCATCAAAAGTATCTAAATTATTTTTTTTATAAAAATCTAAATTATGAGTTAATTCAAAGAAATATCGAGAAACGAATCGATCCCACGGATTTCTAACCAAACTAAACTTAAAAAAATCTTCATAATTTAGGTTTAACTTTTCTATTTCAATTATATTTTCAGTCAAAGATCTATGTAATAAGTTTTTATATCTTTTAAACATTTCACCACCCTGATGCTTCCATAAACCTATCCCTATTGCAATGCTAGCTCCAGCGCACTTCGGGGGGTGCGTAAATATATATTTCTTCCCTTCGTCAAACATTATATATAATAAGACATAACCATTAAAGTTCTAAAAGCTTTATTTCAGACCTGAAGGAGTCAAAAGAGTAAAAAGAACAGTCGTTTTTATTAAAAAAGTGGCACCAAAAAGCGAAGCCAGATGGTCTATTTCCAAATGGATATGACCCGACACTAACAACTATTTTAGAATAGTAAATTAAATAAAAATCACATAATGTGTAAAAAATATCAGCTTGATCTAAGTTCTGCATGCCCAAGTGACAAGGCGGTGAATCTATAAAGTCTATATCGATTTTATTTTTTAAAAAATATTTAAAACTCAAATGATCCGAAGAAACAAAGTCGAAACTAGAAATTGAACCCTCAAAACCTTTGTAAACTATTTTATATTTGCTTGAATCTGGCAATATTTTAAACCAAGAAGAAGGCGAAAAAGGGTGGGTGGAGTATTTCAAATAAAAGTCGTCAATAAATTTACTATCGACCATCATTCCGTCTCCGAACCTAGCATGAAGGGTTTTTCCAGAGAAATTGAAATTAGATTTTACAAAATTTAAAACATTACAGTCTGAAAGAAATATATATTCAAATGCAGAGGAGAGGCTATCTTTTGCTATAAATTTTAATGAAAAATCCCCATTAGTCATTAAATATAAGTTTTTTTCGGTTGAATTATGTACTAAAGTGTTTAATTCAGACCCCTCCACAAAAAGAATTTCATCAGGGACAATACCCTCAAAAGAAAAACAAGATGGATTCATGAATTTGCTTAACGAGTGATCGTCAAAATTTATATGAAATTTTATCCCCAAACTCTCGCATAAGAGAAAGCAATGCACGAACCCTCTTATAATATCCCCCATGCCACAAAAAGTGGGCTGTAAGCTTCCATTAACTAAAGCCTCATGCCTAAAACATAAAATTAAATTTTTAACCATCGCCTTTTAAAAGATTATGAGTTAAGAAATGTACAGAGTGTAGAAGTTCATCTATATTAGAGTTATCATTTTTTATACAATTTATAGATCTTAAAAACCTTTCTTCTTGATCTGGAAGAGATGACAGCCAATTTTGATTTGATAACATGTCTGAAACAGCTTGCCAAGCAACCCTTTTCACAAACCATTTTCTGTTTAATTGATTAGGCGAGACATAATGATGCACCGTGAAGTCTGGGCAGTAAAACACGTCTTCATCCTTAGCTATTCTATGAAGAAGCTCGTTCTCTTCTGAGCCGAGAAGAGATTCGTTGCCTCCTATTCTACCCAAGTAAGGCTTAAAAAAACCATAATCTATTATTTTTTTTGTTTTTATTAATAGATTAGCTCCAACAAGCCAAGACACCTCGCTTCCTAAGCGTTTTTTTTCAGGACCAAAATCAAGCATAGAAAGCAAAACCAAACAATTATTAGTTACCCAACTTGGTCGATCAACATAAGTCCAATCTGGTAGAACCTTTCCCCCCGCAGCAGAAACATTGGGATTTTTCGCCACAAAGCCTTTTAATGAGCTTGTGAAATCTTTTTTAATCGTTAAATCATCGTCAAGAAAATGAATATATTCTGTCTTGCACGAATTAACACATAAATTCCTTGATTCAGAAAGACCAAAACACTTTTTATTTAAAAAAATTGCATTATTGAATCCAGACAAATCCACATCTATCTTTAAGCCATTATTTTGAATGATTAGTTCGAAATCTTTATCTGATTGGTTTTTTAAATCTTCAACCAAATGTTTTATGTACTCTGGGTTATCGCGCGTACATATAGCTATAGTTATAGAACTGTTATGGTGCGTCATGAAGATTCGAACTTATGTTTACTTTGATTCGGAAATTTTTTTTTCAAATTCGGAAATTCTGAACTTGACATCATCAACCTCTTCCAAAATTTTTTCAGAATAGTCTTTTGTTTTATTTACATGCTGTAGTATTCTACAAGCAAGTTCTATAAGCTCTTCAGCCATCTTTAGCAAATACTTTTTGTCAAAATTTTTCACTATTATATATATGTATTATGCAACAAAAAAGCAACCAAGAAACTTCAACGAGAAATCCCGAATTTTTTATCAGTTTTGTTTTTTGGTTGCTTTAAATGGTGGAGGTGGCGGGATTTGAACCCGCGTCCTAATAGCCTTCAATCAGACACGTCTACAAGTTTAGTTAATTTTTTTTAAAGTTGTGATATTAACATCCAACTTCCTATTACAATTATTTGCCTCCGAATACTCAGCGGACTACAGTTTATTAACAGGTAAACTTTTTCTGTTTTTGCAGATTGATGACCCCTTATCCTTAATATCTGCGTCAAAAGGTAAGAGGTTAGCAGATTAAGCTGCTAAGGCGAGCTTGCGGCTTCTAAAACCAACACGCTTGGAAGCGATGCGGCTCTTGAAACTTAAAGCTCTAACACGATTTTTAGTCTTGCCATGTACAAGTTGCACTTTTTTGCGGAGCCAAGTGCGTCTCCGACTTGCGGTGCAAGAATCTAACTTTAGTCGAATCCAGAACACCCCCATAAATTTTCAAAGATCTAATATAGATTACAGTAGTTTTAAAAAAAAGCAATAAGTTTTTTAAAAGACGATAAGAAGTGTAATATAATTAATAATGACGTATAAAGTAGATTATCTATTAGAAAACAAAAAATCAATAACCCATAGCTCCAGATATTATAAAGCCTTAAACCCTGAGACTGCGATAGAAATGTTCAAAGCAACATGTGATTCGGGGTCGTTAACAGGCGAAAATGCAGAATTAAAAGCTGTATATTTCAAGAAAGAAAACAATACCTGGCAAAAAGTTTAAATTTTGTTAATAATAGAAGCAGAGCTTTGCGAACCGCCTAGCGAGGTGGTCTTGTTTAGAGACATTACTCTATATTCAAATTGTTTATTGGGTCGCCAAGTGCTCTTGGAATGCAAAAAAGAATATAGAGACTTCTATTATAAGTGGTTGAAAAATACAGGAGCTTATGATTTTGTATATGATTTCATAAAACCCAAATCAGAATACGGAATATCTATAAGAACCAAAAAAGAAATAGCAAACATACGAATAGAATCTATAAATTATAATAATTTAAATGATATAATCAGTAGGCTATCTATACTCTGCCCTCAATAACCTCCAACGGTCAGAATCAATAGGCTTACTACCTTCATTTATAGCGAAAAGCATTTTTACAATTTCATCTATGCTGTTATAGATATACTTATGCGGTAGCATTCCAAGCATCCAAAGAGGTGTTTTTGATTTTCCACCCTCCATGCTTATGAAAATAGGTTTTTTCATCTTAACCGCAGTCACTATTTCTTCTGCGGAACCCCACGAAGCCACTTCTGGAACCAAATGAGCTATTATAAAATCAGATCTGTCAACTAAGTTAAGATCATAAGATCTCACGGTTTTCATTTTATCAGAAACCCTGTCGTATTGTTTTGTATCCATCCATATTTCCATCTCTCGCCTCGAATCTTCATCTTCTTCAACGTCTTTTACAAATGGTTTTTTATACGGATCAAAGCAAGTAACTCCTATAGGGTTAAGGCTTTTAGTTACTTCAGACCTCCAATCCCTACCGCTTTTGTATTGCATGTGACCTACTAAGTAGGTCTTGGTTTTTTTTAACAAATTAAAACCTTTTCCACACTTATTATTAGACATGTATTAATTATTTTTTAAAATTTTTAAAAATTCTCTAGCATACTTTGGCGGTATGTCGGTATAACCAGACCAAGACGAAGGATCAATCGAAGAAGGAACCTTAAAAACCTCATCACGATGCCAACCTCTTAATGTATTTATGAAAGATTCAAAATTAGAAATACCAGACAAAGCGGCTTCGTTTTTGAGTATGCCCTGCGGCGACAAAGACTCTGATCCAAATTTCACAGGCTGAAGCGAATCTGATTTATCTATCTCGTCATCTCCAACAATATGTATATTAAGAAAATTTCTAACGCATCTAACGAATGCTCTATTGCAAGCGATTGTCTCTAGGAATTTTGTAGCAAAACTGCTTGTGTTTTCTAGAGTTGCATTAGCCATGTCTTGAAAAACAATAGATCCGCCACCTGTTTCGTAATTACCTATAAAGGTCATGGTACAACAAACAGCGACATGATTGAGTTCACATTTGTCAGAATAATAACTAACGCTTTCAAAACCCCTTAACCTAGCCAACTCTTTTATTCCACTTAATTTTATCAACAATTGATAATCTTTTAAACCCTCAACCGATCTTGGTACTGATTTTTTTCTAGACTCAAACCAACCTTTGTTAGGGAAAAGGTGTTCATCTTTTATCATTGACCTCCAATCAACAGATCCGTCATCATTAAAAATGTAATCTACATTTTCTAATAAGCCGTTTTCGTCTCTTTTGTATAAATCTGGACCAACTCCAGAACCCTTAACTTTTCTTTTTATTTTTACGACAGCTTCTTTCATTGAAGCTTCAATATCTTTACTTATTTTTACTTCCATTATTTTGTTTTATTGAGTATATATTCATAAAATCAATGTCTTCCCAAAAATCAGAAGTATCTATAAACTCTTGCAAGCCAGGTTTAATTTCTTTACCTGTAATCCAGTGAGCTTTACTTGCATAGTTTTTTCCCTTAGATATTAATATTTTGGATGAATTGATTAAATTAGAGTAACTCGAATCAATAGAAAAATCAACGTCTTTTTTAGTTGTCTTAGGATAGTACTCGATAATCTCATCTATAAATTTTAGCCTAATTTCAGAGAGTATATCCTTTTTACTTACAAAAATTTCGTAAGCTATATTCAAATCATTAAGATTTTTTATAAAACTTTCTTCTATTCCAGCATCTGCATTTATCGACACTCTAGAAACGGAGCCTTTTATGGCATTAAGAAGTTCTACTGAAAGGGTTTTGTCTGTTATTATTCCCAGCCTCCTGCCCTGCGAAAACTGAAAAATGTTTTGCTCATCAAAGGCTAAATCAGCTCGCAAATTAACCAAAGATCCTTTTAGAAAATTAGGATCTGGAGAGAAATCAGGAACCAACTCTATGGTTTTTGTATTACAAAGTTTTCCTGCGAAAATATGGTTTAATTCTCCTAAGTCATTTTTTATTTTAAGAGAACTTAGAGTTCTTTCGGCTATTACACAAGGCGATATGTTGTTTACAGTTTCCCCTGTGTCCATTTCAGAATAACTAGGCAACCTACCCTTCTTATCTGAGTCTATAAATTTATCAGATTTATTTTTCTTAAATGGATAAAGTTTAGATTCAAAAGAGGAAAAAAGGCAGACTTGTTTCACGTTGAAATGATAAGCGGTTAGAGAGAGAGTCCTTTCTGAACCTAAGTGCAACGAAGATTTGCTAATAATATAAGCGTCTTGATTGAACCCTTTTCCTCTATGATCAATGACTCCAGTTATTTCTGGGCTTTTGGCGTGACCTAATCTTATAATTTTTATGCCAGCTCTATCTAGGAAAGGCTTCATGAAATCAATAACTTCCTGCCAATTTTTATAATCTAATGCTGGGGTTAAAGCTGAAGCCTCAAAGGTTATATATTTATCATAAGTGATGGGAAAAAAACACTCATTAAAAAATGGTTTTCCAGCTTTAAGAGCTGAGTGCAAACTAAACCTTTCAAGTTTATTCATAGGTAGTAAAAGATTTATTTTCTATAGCTAAATAGTTAGATAATACATTGTTGAAGTTGTAACAAGCATCAAAGTAATTATCTTCTAACCCCGCACCAAGCATAATTTTTTCATCGTTCATCTCTGGTTGAAAAGGGATTACCTTAAATATATTAGGATTTGTTGAGACCATTTGAAAGAACTTAGGATCTGTTGCGAAAAAGATATCAAAGTCTGGGTTTTTTTTATTAAAATCACCCAGCAAAGAAGTCACTAGTAGGACGTCTTCTGGGTCAGAGTTTATGCAAAACAAAGCTTTTTTCTTGTTTGAAGTTTTTAGGATCGCACTAAAATCAACTGGAGCAGAAGATTTGCTAGAATCAATTTTAGAATTTTCACCAACAGCTACCGATTTAAAATGATTTAAAATATCCAATCTTTTTGCACCATTCTTAATTGAAGACATCCAATGTTTATGCCCTTCATCGTTGTGGTCCAGATCCACCTTAAGGACACCTTTATATATATCAATAAGCCATGAAGAGTCATCTTTTATCTCTGGCGGATTGTAATTTTCATTCCTTTTTTCTTGCTCAAATTTGAAATCATAATCAACTTGTGGGAAGGCATCTATTATGTCTTCTAGCTTCTTACCAATAACTTCGATTGAATAATTATTTATTACGAAATCTCTAGCTTTTTTACCTATAGAGCTTCTTTTAAGCAAATCCATTTTAAAAACTTTTTTAAGGTTTTTGGAAATGCTAGAAGCATATGTGCTAGCCTTTATGAATTGGGTTCCTGGCTCTCTATACTCAGACCAATCTAAGGGCATCCCGCCGCTTTCAGAAGTAGAACAATCTTCGCCACAAGAGTAATTTGTAACTAAAGTTATAAGCTCGCAAAGTTTTGCTTCTTGAATTGGAATCTCTTGACCTCCAGATGTAAACGGATGACAATAAACATCCATTAAATTATACACTTCATTTAACTGAGTCTCATTTACTCCTGCAGTTATAGAAACTGTGTTTTGAGATTTTTCAGATTTACAGAATGGGCATGTAAGATTTTGACCAGAAAAGGGTTTAACTTCATAATTCTTGCACTTAGGGCAATAGTACGTACAAAGAATGTCTGACGGGTCAATACCCTTCTCTTCTACTAACGACGGTATACTCCAACCTTCTGAAAAATTAGTATGAAGAAGTAGTTTGGCTTTGCTTTGAGGAAACTCTTTTTTAAAAAGCTTAAAACCTTCAATTAAATTTGGAACACTTTTTCTTAGTTGATTTCTAAAAACAAAACCTATAATGAATGATTCAGGGTCAATATTAAACTTTGATCTTAACGAGCTTTTTGCTTCATCGCCTAGGTTGGAAAAGTTTTTAGTATCGACAGCTCCATGCAGAGTTTTTATGTGATCGAGTCCATGATCTTTTTTCATAGATTTTTCCGCAAAACTAGCCCAGACGTAATAATTTTTTATTTTAGGAGCGGATTTTACTGCGTCAGCAAGTATCGGCAAACTATCTAAAGTAGTCCAAGCCATACAGTTTATCTTATTCCACCAAGGTTTTTTAGTCAAAGGAGATATGCCCCATATATCTTCAACACCCAAATAAACATCTGGCTTTTCTTCTTTTACTATTTTATCAATATTAAGAAAACCATACTGGGCACTACGAGCTAAATTAGGATCTTTATTTATTTTGTCTACAAGACTTTGATCTTCAGGGACTCCACCTATAGCTTTCCATGGTAATTTTTTTAAGTCTTTATGGTTTTCAGACACACCATTACTAACTTCAATTAAATCATACTTACCAGTTGACTGAAGATATTTTAATATATTTTTTGCATTTTTCCCAAAACCGCTTAAAATTTTAGAAAAATTACTATGGTATAAAACTTTCTTTTTTCCCATTAGAACGGTACATCTTCAAATTCTTCGGAAGCTTCGGAAGCTTCGGGAGTTTTTTCCTTTTTGCTTTTAGCTTCTGGCGGGTTGAGCCTAGAGGCCGCATAACTATTAGCGGCTTCCTGTATTTTATTCTCCAAAGAACTCTTTATGAAAATTTCAAAAAGGTTTTTTACGACCTCCACTTCTCCAGGATCCAGAGCAATTTTAATAGAGTTGCCTTTTCCTTTTGAGAGGGTAATTCCAAAAGCTGGAACATTAATAAAATCCTCTTCATACGTCTTTGAGGAAGGGTTGTATTTAGAAACTTTTGTAGATTTATCCCATGGAGTAAATTTTATTGTCGTACTGTTGCCATCAAAGGAATGAAAAGCAGTATACTCATATCTAGAATTGAAGGCACTAACAAAAGAGCCAGCTTCAGTTTCACTAATTTTTACATTAATAGTTTTTTGCGGGTTTTTTGCATTTCCCGAAAAAGACCCTGTCTTTTTTGAATCATCCCATGAAAATTGAGATATTGCGCTGATGTAAAAAACAGGAGCACCGCTTTTTTTGTCTGTTGATTTTTGGAAAGTGAAAGCTGATCCAGTATTTTTACTATTAGGTTTATATATTTGTAGTGACATTTTAATTATAGGTTATAAAGTATATCTAGTATAATATGTTCGTACTTTTTTTGCAAGTTAAATTGAGCTTCTTCTGCTGGTTCTATTTCAGAAGCTTCCTCCTCAAACTTAAGACGCAAATCTTTTGCTCCAGAAAAAAAGCACTCTTTGCCTTCGAAGAAATTACTTAACTGCTCTTTGTATTCGTCTGGAGCAATGCTAGAGCTAGGCTTTAAGCCCTTAGATTTAATGTAATCCTCTACCTCTTTACGAGAATTAAAAAGAAGCTCCTCCAGAGGATCCGCATAATTTGGAACCAACACAAGTTGAACCAGTTTATTACTACCTTTTTGAATTACAGTGCTTATTTTCGATTCCGAAAAGCCAGTTACCTTATTTTTTTTAAGGAATTTACAAAGACTCTCAACATCTGAATGAATGTCCCATTCTCTAGCTACATAGGAATCGTCAATTTTATTATACTCAACAATTCGGTCTTTAAGAATTGATAGTTGATACTTTTCAGTTACATTTTGTTTGATTTCTTCAGTCATTTATATCTTCTTTGTTTATTTTTAATGTGCCAGTTTTATTGATTATAATCCATCTAGATGCTATGTTTTCAACTTTTTTTTGCAATATTCTTTTTACTGGTCTGGCTCCTAATTCTTCTTTAAGAGCAAGGTCTGTCATGTAATCCATAGCCTCTTCCGATACAATCAATTCTATCTTACTCTGTTTTAGTTTTAATTGCAAGGCTTTTACTTTTAATTTTAAAACATTCTTTAATTGATCTTTGTCGAAATCATTAAAAACTACAATTTCATCTAGTCGGTTTATAAGCTCTGGTGTTAATGTTTTTTCAGCCTCTTCTCTAATTTTTAACCTTATTCCATCTGAGCTTGAGGTCTGGTTGAAGCCGAAGGACCCCCCTTTTGATAAGTTGAGGGCTCCAATATTTCCAGTCATTATAACTATACAATTACTAAAATCAGATAGCCTTCCGAAGTTGTCAGTCAACCTACCTTCTTCAAGCAACTGAAGCAATATATTTAAAACTTCAGGGTGAGCTTTTTCAACCTCATCAAATAATAAAACTGAGTAAGGTTTTAATTTTATCTTGTCTGTAAGTTGCCCTCCATCATCGTAACCAACGTATCCAGGAGCTGACCCTATGAGCCTTGATATGTTTATCTTTTCAGAGTATTCTGACATATCTATATGTATTAAATTATCTTCGCTCCCAAAATATTCTTTAGCGATTGTTTTTGCTAAATATGTTTTACCTACACCTGTTCGACCCAAAAACAAAAAGGAACCCATTGGTTTATTCTCATCAGAAAGACCACTTTTTGATCTAATTAAGCAATCTGAAATTGTTAGCACAGCTTCTTCCTGAGAGAAGACTGTTTTGTTTAAAGATTTGCTTAAATTTATGAGTTTTTCAGAGTCTTTTTGGGTTAAGTTTCCTACGGGGATTCCAGTTCTAGAAGAGATCACATCAAAGATATCCTCTTTAGTAACAAAGAATCTTGTTTTTTCGTATTTACTAGCCCATTTATCTAAAACAGATTTATATTTCTCTATCAACTTATCCTGCTTCATTGCAAATTTATTATCAGTACTTTCTGCATTATCCTCCTCCAGCATCAACAACTCTATTTGTTCCTCTAGATCTTTTGCCGACTGAGGTTTTGTGAAGTTTTTCATTTTAACTTTTGCTCCCGCTTGATCTATTATATCTATAGCTTTATCTGGGAGCTGTCTATCTGGTATATATCTGACCGACATATCAACAGCTAATTTTATAGAATTTTTTCTATAAGAAACATGATGGAATTTTTCATATTGCTCGATGATTCCATTAATAATTTTGTATGTTTGAGTCTGTGATGGCTGGTTTATCTCTATTCTTTCAAACCTTCTTTCTAAGGCAGAGTCTTTTGTAGTAAATTTTTTGTATTCTTTAGGGGTGGTAGCTCCAATGCACTTTATTCTGCTTCTAGCTAAAGCTGGTTTAAGTATATTTGCAGCATCCATACTTCCTTCAGCAGCACCAGCACCTATTATTGTATGTATTTCATCTATAAATAAAATAATATTCTGGTTTGATTCGACCTCTTGGATAATACCTTTTATTCTTTCTTCAAATTGACCACGATATTTTGTCCCAGCTATTATTCCAGCAAGATCAATTTCGTAAATGGTTTTATTTCCCAAAAAATTAGTACAACTTCCATTTACTATTGATTGAGCAAGCCCCTCTACAAGAGAAGTTTTTCCAGTACCTGGAGGTCCTACTAATATGGGATTATTTTTATTTCTTCTGCATAATATTTCAGATATTTTTTCTATCTCTTGTTCCTTACTTATTACTTTATCAAAAGCACCTTGTTGTGCTAATATATTATAATTTTTAGCATAAAGTTCTAAATTTGTTGAACTGGATGGGTCTTTTGTTTGAGGGGTGGATTCGAAGTTTTTAGGAATCCTGTTCTGTTTCCACTCCCCAGTGGAGAAAAAATTCCTCAACTTTTTAATCGCTTTCTTTAGGTCAACATCAAAAGTTTTTAAGAAGCCAGGTAGAGGAGAAGCATCAAAGGTAAGTAGGACATAAAATAAATGTTCAACCCCTATATAGTTGTGATCTAACTCTTCAGAGAAATCCTTAGCTGAAGTAAAAACCTCCTTAAAGTCAGAACAAAAAACAGAAGGTTTTTTATCTGCAGCAGCGGTGTCTTCGAAATCATTATCAATTTCGTTGTATACAAAAATTTTAAAATCTTCTAGTGGTATATTTAAATCTTGAAAAAAGTTAAGTATAGTTGATTGATCCGTATCCAAAATAGAATGAAGGAGATGGTTTAAACAAATATTTGTTGAGTTTAAATTCAGAGAAGTTTCTCTGGACAGGTTGATTATTTTTTGAACCCTAGGGGTTAAGTTGAATTTATTCATTTATCTTAAATCGGACAGTTTCATATAAATTTTTTCATCGACAATAGAAAGTTCTTCTAAGAAGATAATATCTTCTCCTTTTGAGCCTAAAAATATAACTATACTTGTTTTTTCTGGCATCTTAGATTTATTTTTAAATTTAGTAAAATTTTTAAACCTACCGTCAACCAATATAGCATCATACCTCCCGAATTCATCACTTAATGTTAGTTTTAAGTAATCATTTCCATTTTTACTTTTTCTAGAAAAGGAATCTTCAACAACAGCTATACATTTTATCTTATCACCCTTGCTTGCCGAGTAAACATCTAGCGAATTTTTTAAATTTTTATTATTACCAAAACAGTTTCTTAACTCATTACTATAACTAAATCCAAGTAAAGATTTTTCAAAATACCAATTAGCAAAGTCTTCATATTTTTTATTTTGCTCATATATTTTTTTGTAAGACTGGTATTTTTTCTTCAAAGTCTCAAATCTTGAAGGTTTAATTATAGGTTTGCCGTCATCACCTACCTTTTGATTTTTTACGGCAACATCAATAGAGCTTAATATATCAAAACTATACTCATCGCCAATCGAAGTGAAATTTCTTTTTTCTCTGTCGGTTAAAAGGTTAAAAACCTGTGCTTCAAGAACTAACCTAGGTCTATTGGTTTTAAAAGAAGACAAAGCTCCTGCTTGTATCAACGCAGAAAGAACTCCTATATTTAAACCAGAATCTTTTGCCGACATAAAAGTTTCATATTTATTAGGTTGATTTGATGATCTAAAGTCTTTCAAATAAGATAAAGATTTCTCACTTATGCCTTTTATACTATTCAGCCCAAACCTAATGTTTTTTCCCTCTTTAGAGAAGTCCATGTCCGATAAAGCTAGATCTGGAGGAAGCAACTCTATCCCAAAGAAGGATAACTCTTGGCTTATTTTACTTATCTCTTCTTGAGGACTGGGTTCGTATTTAGTCATCCTAAGTAAGCTTAAAAAGAACTCTTGTGGGAAATTAAATTTTAAATAACAAGTCCAAGCCGCCAAAAAAGAATAAGATATTGAGTGGCTTTTATTAAATGAATAGTTAGCACTATCTTCAGCTACCTTCCATAAAATATCAGACACAGATTGATCAAGATTTTTTTCTTTTACTTTTTTATCTATCTTTTTCTTCCATTTAGGCATTTGATCTACCTTTTTCTTTCCAACTATACGCCTCAATTCTTCTGACTCTTCCAGACTGAAGCCGACTTTTACAGCCATTTTCATCAACTGCTCTTGGTATAGAGGTATTCCTCCTGTATAGCCCAGAACATCATCAAAGAAGGGATGAATACTTTGTGAGTTACCAGTCTCTACATATCTCTGGTAATGGTCAACAAAATCCATAGCTCCTGGTCTCGCTATAGCAATTACAGCGCTAAGCTCTTCCAAGCTCCTTGGTTTTATTTTTTTACAAACCATATAGTTTGCACTAGCTTCTATCTGAAACAATCCATGAGGATTTTCTAACTTAGATAAGTGAGCAAATATTTTATCGGAAGATAAGTCTATATCGCCAGGTTCTATGTTTATAGATCGGCAAGTGTGATGAATTGCGGATAAAGTACGTAAGCCTAATATATCAAACTTCACCATTAACTCAGAGACCCAATTCATGTCATAACCGCTAACGAGGGAGCCATCATTCGTTTTTTGTAACGGACATATTTCCGAAATCTTATCATAGGATATAGCTATTCCAGAAGGATGCACTCCCACGTTTTTCTTTAAACCTTCTATCTTTAAACAAATATCGTATATTGCTTCATTTTTCTGAGAGAATTCTTTAAATTTTTCACTTTCGTTAATCGCTTTACCTAGCTTCATTACTACTCCATACTCTTTAGGGATCATGTCGCTAATTACATTAACCTCTTGTTCAGACATTTGCCCAGCAATTTTCCCGCATTCTTTAACGCAAAGCTTTCCGCTAAGAGTATTAAGTGTTAAAATTTTAGCAGTTCTTGATGGGTATTTTTTTTCTATATATTCAATAACTTTTTGCCTATGCTCATAAGCAATGTCATTATCTATATCAGCCAGCAAGCTTCCATCCAAATAAACAATTCCATCTTTTTCTGTCTTTTTTGCCCTGCTTTTTGAGACAAACCTTTCAAAGAAAAGTTCATACTTAATTGGGTCTACTTTTGTTACACCTATTAAGAATAAAACTAGAGAGCCTGCTGCGGAGCCCCTTCCAGGGCCTGTTGGAATACCCTCAATATGACAATAATTTATTATATCCCAGTTGAGTAAGATGTAATCTATAAAACCAAGAGATTTTAACGTATTAAGCTCTGAGTTTAGCCTATTTAAATAAATATTATTATTTTCATCTATATTTTTTAACTTAAAACCTTCTGTACATATTTTTTTTAAAAAATTGAAGTTGGATATTGATTTAGGTTTTATTTTTAAATCATTATAGTACTTATCATCTATTATGATTTCTGGCAATCTAACTCCTGGAGGAATACAACCTTCATACGAAGAGAAGTTTTCGTAAAATTTATTGTTTAAATCTCTAGCTGCCATAATATCTTATTCAATACTTCAAAAGTTTTTTCAACATCATAAAGAGCTTCGTGAAGTTTTTTATCATCAAACTCTAACGAGTAATCTTTGCAAAGTTGTTTTAAATTAGTTTTTATACCTCTAGTTCTCAAGTGATGAAGTTTGTATTGATAGCTTATTATACTGTCGTTTTTAGAGAAAGCAATATCATTTTTTATGCCTCTAGCCAAACAATTAGTATCTAAAATTCTATTTATATAAGAGTAGTCTGATTTTAACCCAAGCAACGCTCTATGTATGTTATGCATATAAACATCAAACCCAAGAATATTGTGGCCTACAATTAAATACTCTTCATCATATAAATATTTTTCAAATTCATTTAAACATTTTTTTGAGTCTTGCTTTAGTTTGTCGTATTTGGATTTAGAAAATTGAGTTATTCTTTCTGCTTCTTTAGACATTTTTAAATCATCCCAACTTAAGTAGAAATCATACTTGTTTATTACCTTACTGCCCTTTGCAATAATGAACCCTAACTGCCAAGGCTTATTACTGTAATGATTAAGGTTCAAATTACATGTTTCATAATCAAATATTAAATACTTTTGATTCTTTTTAAATCTTAATAATTCTTCATTCATCTTCTGTTTTAAAAGTTTTCTTTAAGTCTTCTATTAAATTAACCTTGCTTCCTTTAGGAAGTTTTTGATATTCTTTTTTAAGTCTTCTTAGCATCCTTTTATGTTCTTTTATAGAAGGGTCGTAGTTAATTATCTTTTTTATTTGTGATACTTTTTGCTTATTCATAATATTTCTCTGTATTTAACCCCTTCTTTTAATGATTTCAAAGAGCTTCCACCAGCATAACTTATGGAACTTTGTAAGTCTTGAGTTATTTCGCCAAACTTTTCGCCTATAGTCATGCTATTGCAAGTAATGTTTGTTAATCTTCCTTCTATATTATTACTGTGACCTTTGTTTTCTGCACTCGCAGAACCAAAGTATGCTTTGTGAGGGACATCATTAATAGTACTTGTAACTGCTGGGCTATCTGTACAAGCGGCAAATAAACCTCCAGCCATAGCCATCCTAGCTCCAGCAACTAGAGACTTTGCTATATCTCCGTTGCATTTTATTCCTCCATCAGCAATTATTGGAACAAATGTTCTATTATCTGATATAACATTAGAGCATTCTTGAACGCATGTAAACATAGGCATAGTAAATCCAGTTTTATCTTTAGTAGTACATGGAGAGCCCTGACCTATTCCGACTTTAACTATGTCTGCCCCCCAATTAGCCAACTCTTTAACCGCACATGAGCTAGCCACATTACCAGCAATAATTCTTGTCTTAGGTAAATGTTTTTTTATGTGATTAATCATCCCTTTCATTCTTTGACAATAACCATGAGCTATATCTATAGTGATAAAGTCAACTCTTAAATTAGAACACTTTGAGATTTTGGTTATTTCAAGCTTATCTTTGAGTTTTACACCAACACTAAAAGATATTGTATCCCAGCCTTCAGAATTTGCTAAGGCTACATCGTCCGACAAGTTGCTATCAAATCTATGCATAATATAAAAATAACCATGAGAACTCATCCACTTAGAAATGTTCATATCTATTACCGATTTCATATTTGCAGGGATAATTGGTAGTAAATATTTTTTACCAAATAAATCTATGGAAGTATCGCAGTCAGCTCTACTATGAACCTCACTGTAATTAGGTATTAAGCATATATCTGAGTATTTAAGAGCTTTCATGATCTAAATAACTTTCAAAGCAAAACTCATCACTAGAGCAGTGGTTCAAATTAGGGGTTTCCAAGCTAAGCGATCTTGTGGATGGACCTCTGTTGCACAAACATTTATAAGTCTGATAGGCGGAAAAATCTGATCTTTTATTATAATAAATACTTTTAACATCGTTTGTTTTAAATTTATTAACTTCACAATAATTGAGAACATGAGTCTTTATTAAATCATCAAAAGGAAGATTGTTCGACTCTATAAAGAAGGTTGGCTCAACAAAAGAAAACTCAGGAATACATTCATTGAAATACATAATGTTATTAAATATAAAAGAATCATAAAACGGTATAGCTAAAAAAAGGTTATCACTCCAAAGTTTTTTTAAATTTTTATAATCTATAAAACCTCCACCATCAACCTGAGAATAAGTATAAATTTTACTTAAAGACTTACATCCGAATTCGTTTTTAGCAAAAATTATAATTTTATGAGATGTTTTAGGATCTAAATTTTCTGCCACGGTTATTTTGATGCCATATATTAAATCAATACCTAACTCTTTGCAGTTACTAAAAGCTTCCATAAATCCGATCATGGAGTCTTCAACCAATACTAGTTTTGATAAACTGTTTTCGGATAAAATATTGAAAATGCTGGAATCTGGTTTTTCGGAAATTGATTTTAAATCCAAGCGAAGTATACTTTTCCCTATAGAAAAATCAGATTTAAATAAAGGTAACATGTATATATCATAGCATGGAACCTATATAAAAGTCAAGCCTATTTGTCAAAATCAATATTTGGGACGATTATTTTTTCCAAATATTGATATCCATCTTTATGCCTATAAACATTTTTTAGAATAGCAGCTTTGCATTCAAGTATTATTTTTCGCTTTTCTTCTTCCGTGAAAGAGTTAAACTTTTTAACACTTATCATGTTTTTATGAGTGTCTGGTTTGCCTGAATAAACCCACCTGTAGAACCATTGAAGCTGTTCGTTTGAGTAGCTATTGTCCTTGATAGCTTTTATGATAAGATCCCTGTTTGAAATCCAAACTAGATCAGGCTCTGGTTTGGGCTTAGGCTTTGGCTCTGGTTTAGGCTCTGGCCTAGGCTTTGGTTTAGGCTTAGGCTCTGGTTTAGGCTTAGGTTTAGGCTTAGGCTCTGGTTTAGGCTCTGGTTTAGGCTCTGGTTTAGGCTCTGGTTTAGGCTCTGGTTTAGGCTTAGGCTCTGGTTTAGGCTCTGGTTTAGGTTTGGGATTAGGAGTCTTTGTAATAAAACCCGAAGACGCACAGATAATCATAACAATAGCTAAAGGATCAAATACTAGAACTATTAAAAGTATTACAATTCTTATCGACCTATCTGTTCCTACTTCTGGACCTCCAAATTCAACTATCAATTCCGCTATATATTTTATTGGGCCAAGCTCATTCTCTATTGCCATGTTTTTTGATTCTAAATCAAACTTAAGGACACTTAAGGATTCTATAGCCGAAAGAGCATCTTTTATATTTTTCTCATGAATTGCTATTAAGTTTAAATCCGAAGTGCTTGTTTCGGGTCTTGAGTTTTGAGCCTCAGAAATTTTTAACCTTAAAGAATCCACTTTAGCATTGGCAGATTCTTTAGATTTAGAATTTCTTTCACTTATTTTTTTAATTTCACTAGAGATAAAATCTCTCTCCTCTTTTTGAGAAAGCTCAAGTGCTTGTATTTTTTTTGAACTACTAGAAAAGAAACCTTGTTTTTGATTTCTTAAGTCATCCATAGAACCGTCTAACCCTTTTAATCTTTCTCTTAGTTTTTCTAATTCAAGTGCGTTATTATTTATCTCTAAATCTAACCTTGAGTATATTAAAGATATATCAGAAGTTAAGGTTTTTTTAATTTCTAATCTTGTTTCTGAATCCTCTTCTTTAGAGGAATTTTTTTTGATAATAGATTCTCTTTCTCGCGTTATCTTTTCTTCTTCGAGAGCAGTCTTTCTTTCTATTTCTGAAATTTCTTGTTTTATGAATTTAGAACTAGCACCATGCTCTACATGAGACTTACTTAAGAAACCGAAGATTCCAGTACTAGTTATCCCCATTAGAGTTACAACAGAGAAACATAAATAAAATTTAGTTAATATAGATATAGATTTCCAGTTTCTATGAGCCCAGACTGCAACTATTATTTTTGCTACCTCAAGAGCGACAGCCATTGTAATTATCGAATATATAGACCCTGGAAATATATTAGAAAGACCTATTATACTAAAATAGGCAGCTATTGCTGACAAGGAAAGAGCTGAGAGTAGTAAGGCGTATGTCATTCTTCTGGAACTATAAGTGATGTATCAGGCCCATATGTTTCTTTATGATACTTACTTCTCATTACTGTTTGATGAAAGGTTGGGTTGGTTAAACCTTCGCTATGATCAGAAGTTTGTTTTAATTTTTCTATAGCCCTGTCTGGAAAAAAGATAACTGGCGGAGGTTCAATCGGATCTTCTACGGATTTGGCGCGAGTTGCAGAAGAGCTGCTTTTTTCAAATGTTCCATCTTCACTAATTATAGGTGCTGGCATATATTATATAATATATCGGAGCTTTAGATTTTAAAGTAATGGCTAAGAATTAAAAACCGATGGCAACGCCTACCTCAAAAGCAGGAACATCAAAGCCAAGGTCCGCGAATTCATCTTGCATTAAGGTAACCTCTCCGTAAAGAGTTACGTCAATATCCCTAGCTGCATCGTCCCAACTATATTGAACACCAATACAGATACCATAGTTGCTTTTTCTGCTGGTCTGACTATTGTAAGTATAGCTAGAGCCACCTCTGTTTCCAGCATTATTAGCACTACATGATTGCCAATTATAGGTCATTTGTTTTTGTTTCATTAACGCGAGACTCATTCCAAAACCTCTACTGTTATTCGGATTCATCGAGCCGAATTTAAGCGTTGGGGTAATCTGGTAGATTGGACTGCTGGTGGTAGAGCTTCCAGATTGATCTCCAGTAGCATCGTCTTGGTCAGAAGAAGCGGGAACCGCTCCGCCTGACGCTGTTGTGGGGGCTGGGGGTATGAGCAATGGCACGTAGTACGGCGCCTTGCCGTCGTCCTCTGGAGCGGCGTCCGCTCCTCCTCCTCCTGTTCCTGGTCCTCCTGGTGGTGGGGGCATTATTTACCCCTCCTATTGATTAAAATTTGATTTATTATTTTCATCTGATTAACGGATTAGACGTTTAAAAGGAAGCGATGTCGATTGGAAACCTGGAAAACTATCAGACACTGGAACCGCCTTCCTTATACCACATCCTACTTGTGGGTTTTTACTAACTTTTTGAACTACCAAATCTCCTATTTTAACATTAAGAGTTCTGCTCGATGTTATCCCCTCCTCCTCTATCAGTCTACCCATCTTATCTTTTAACTTCCTTGGATTAACTCCTTTGGGATAAGAATTTGGAGTAGTGCCTTTATAGGGAGTATTAGTAAAATGAGTCGCTGGAACAATTTTAAAGACAGTAGGCATCACTGGAATTTCTTTTTCTTTATCGTAATGAGATACTATTACATTATCGTCTATAACAATAGTATCCCTTTCTCTAGTAGCTCCTTCTGCCGTTACAACATCAAAAGGTTTTGTTTGATTGTAACTACCTTCTGTAGAGTAAGAGCCTGATACTGTAAATGATTGTCTATATATAGAATCATCTCCATCTTCACCCTGCTTGGGATCTAAATAAGTTTTATCTTTTTCTAATTTAAAATAATTTCCATAAATAAAATCAGATGCATTTGAAGCCCAAGAAGGAGCAGGCTCAAAAGGCATGTGTGTGTAACTTGTTCCATTATAAATGATGTCATTGTGCCCACGATCTCTAGTCGTAGTTCTTGGGTGTATTAATTTTAAATCCCCATCTGATTTTGGTCTATAATTACGATAACTAGCTTGGTCACCAACATATCTTTTTGCTGGATTAAAATCATATTGATAATAAATCCCTTTTACTTTCGAACAAATAACTTCAAAGTCCCATCCTGCTGCTGGTATTATATAGGCTTTTGTAGGGAATGAGTGATATTCAATAGCGTTTCTTTCAAAACCTTCTTCGTCTCTACTTTGAATGTTGAAATCAAACATCATGTTACAATTAAAAGCTTTTTTTGATGAATAATCTGAGTGACCGTCAAAATACTCAGCCACACCCTCGTCTAAAGTAATAACAAAAGCTCCTGTGTTTTCTGGCTGTATTGTTAACGGGAAGAAAACATTAGCATAATTACCCGTGTTATCTCCAAGAAAAAAACAAGAAGAAAAAGACTGGCCAGAACCAACTATTAAACCGTCTTCATCAATGCTTTGAGTTTGACGTGATCCAGTTGGGTCAAGATATTGCCTCATATGAGGGGGGAAACTCTCTTCGTTGTAGCTCTCAACAACTTCAAAATCTTGGGTCACTAGCTGAATGCCGCTACTTGATGTGCCATCTGGATTATAACAATAACCTGTCTCATAGGTCGCTGGAGCATTTGTTGTATGTATAGCCCAATCAGTTTCTATACAAGCAAGATTCCAATAATGATTACTAGCAACAACCCTAGGGTGTGTTTCTGGGGTGAAAGTATTAATTGCTGGAGCTAGGTCAAACCCACCACCCAAGACCTTTGAATTATTGTCAGACACATCAACAACAACATTTGTTGCGTTTCTTTGTGAAATACCGCTTGGGAGAAAGGAAAAATCGCTACCAATTTGAACTTCATCCATGGGGCAATGCAAATGATCCATTTCTTTAGATAATAAAAACGGAAATCCGTTAAAAAACCCCAGATCATGGAAGTCTTTAGCTGGATATCTAACTTCCTGTTTTTCATAAAAAGGCTTGGGAGCTAATTCGTTCTTTATAACAGGATACCCGTGCCTTCTTAAACTTTCGGGCAATGTATTTTGACCATACTTATTTGTGTAAGTCTCTGAAGCAAACGAATTTTCACCCGCAGGATTGGAGAAAAATACTTTAGGTGTAGTATTTCCTATTTTGCCAACTTGCCTGCTTCCAAAATTCCGTCTAATTCCAGCTCCCATATTAAACCTTTACTGTTTTAAATTTTATTTTATTACTTTTCTTTTTTAAAAGCAAATGTCCTTTTACAAAAATTAAATTATTGCTATCCTTATCTTTTAAAGTCGCCATGAATTAAATTACACCAAAAAACTTTGTTTGCTTTTGTTAAAATGGGGGCAGCCTTCGTAATCCCTCTCTTCAATAGATTGACCTTCTTTAAGTTTTATATCGCTTTTGGTTTTGTATGTTTTTAATATTTCGTTTTCCGAGTCCAAAACTGCATAATATTTAAAAGGCAACCTGTGTTCGCATATATAACTAGGAATCTTGCTTCCATCTGCAGTAAGCACATATTCTCCTTTTGATTTCTTGAACCCCTCTCTGCCGCACATCAAAGGCCCTCCGAATGTTTTATCGGAAGGGTATTCTTGGTTAGCTGCATAATCTCCCATTGCATCATTTTCGTCAAAATTTTCTAAGTAATTTTGTATTGTTGAAAGTTGATATTCAAAACCCTCTAATTCTTGCTCAGAAATTCTTTCCATTTTTACAACCCCAGGACCTGGGACTCCTAGCAAGTCTTCCTCTAAATTGAATTTTAAAAATAAAAACTCCACCTCTATTTCTTTTACTTTTGGATAAAGTTTTCTTACCGCCAAGCAATACATTAAGTTTTGCAAGTTATCAGTTATTTCTTTTCCTTTAAATAATTGCTTACTGGTTTTAAAATCCCTAATTACAGCCTTCTTGCCTCTATCATAAAGAAAAAGCTTATCTATGAAACCCCTAGTCTTATAAGACTTTCCCCCTTCCGATATTTTAAGCTCAAAAGATTCTTCTGAAATTCCTTTTGTCGGTTTTTTATTCTTTGCACCAAAAAAATCATACAAAAGACCTTTCAGTATCATCATATCCATCAACTCCATGTTTTCATCATCAGCAACCAATAATTTTTTAGCATGGTACTTGATTAATCTATAAACAGCTTTAGACGAATTAATGCTTCCAGATTTTATTATTGCATTATAATGTTTTTTGTGCTTCTTCTCTCCTAATAGCTCAAAAATCAAATGGCAAATCCACCCCCTGCTTGATCCTTCGTTCCCAGTTTGAGGCAACTTTAATACATAATTGGCCCAATACTTCCAAGAGCAGCCCTGTGCTGTTTTTATTTTACTAGCTGATAAGAATAAATCACTCATTATTAATTTCCTTTTTAAATTTTTTAATTTTTTTAATAAAACTTTCTGGTTGATCTCTAGATTCGCAGAATTTTTCCGCTTGCCTTACTATGTTATTATAATGCGAACTTCCTTTAATACTATATCTTTTCTTATCCCAAGAAGCAAAGTCGGACATAGACATATCTCCAAAATCATTTTTGTCTGGCAAGCATATAAAAATTTTATCATAATCAAACATAGTAAAGAGTTTGAAGAATATTTTTACAGCACCAAAAAGACCCACATTGAAATCTTTAGAATTGTCATTGTTTAAGCTTATGAAAATTTTAGAAGGATTACATTGAACAAGGTACGAGCAGAGGGATGGAGATATATCTGCACCAAAACAGCATAACGTATTCTTGTAATCGTTCTCATATAAAGATAAAACATCCCCTATACTCTCAACAAGAATAACTTCTTTCGAGTCTGTTATGAATTTTTGACTAATATGATGAGGGTATAACCATTTACTCTTTATTCCCATGTGTTTCCATTTAGGCGAGTTTTCACTAACGCCCATGTATCTACCAGAAAAACCATGTATTTTATTCTGCTTGTTGTATATTGGAAAAACAAACCTCTGGTACATTTTCCCCTCAGTACATAACCCTGCTTGAAAGGTAGATAAAGTTTTACTAGAGATGCCGCGCTTCTCATAAAAATCATAATGGGGTAAAAGCCTATTTAAGCAATCTTTATTATATGTTTTTTCCATTGTAACTCTTTCTTTTAGGGGATTGTAGGAGGAAAAATCCAATTGATTAATTTCTTTTATATATCCAGACGCTATATCATCATCATTTGTGCCCACTGTTAATTGAATAAGCTTCTTAAAAGGCATATATGGTGTTTGATTTACATAATCTTTCCAAACCCCGCTATTTTTATAAATTTGTATTGCTGTTTGATTGTCCCCTTGCCTGAATACCGCATTAGTCTGCCAGTATGGACCTCTATCGTTAAGTTTATACCCCAAAGATAAGAGGGTGTTTTCAATATCAAGCATGAGTATTCCTAGTCGTTAAATAAAGAAGGTAAGGAATCTTCTCCATCTTCTTCTGGGCTGATTCCTTCAACTCTTAAATGCTCAACCAAATCTCTCAAATCCCCTCTTTCCGTTATGTTGAAGTTATTAAAATCAAAATTTACATAATTCCTTCTTAAGCCACCATCAGCCATTCGAACTGGTTGAATCTCTCCCATTGGGTCTTGCCCTAAATGCCTAGATTTTATATTCGTCAATTTGTGTGTTCCGAAATTACTATGTTCAGCTATTTCTGCTGGCTCTTTGCCTCTTAACAAGAACATGTGAGAACAGAATTGAGTTATTCTATCTGACAAGGAAACTACCGTCTCATCCTCTACTATGTTATCTGAGCTTCTATTTCTACTTGTTCCTGTCCTATTCATCTGAACACTTGTTATCATTGATATTAAAGGCTTGCTGTCTTGCAGTATCTCTTTTGATATAAGTTTTTTAAACCTATCTACCATTTCGCCAACGATTTGCCATTCGTTTTTATTAGACTGTTTTTCGAAAGTTGTTTTTATGTAATCAAAACTAAAAACCATCTGATTTCCTCTTCCGACTTTTGAATAGTAAAACCTTTTTATTACATTCACCATTTCTTCTGTTGATAAACCACCGCAATTATAATAATAAAATTGCATAGATTTTATTGTTTTCCAGACTTTTCTTATTTTATTAACAACCTCATCTCCAGCCTGCCTCCACCTTCCAGTTTCAAGCAAGCTTAATTGAACTCCAGATAAAGCTGCACACTGCCTCATGGTTAATTCCTCAAGGCTCATTTCTCCATTATCAAAATGGAGCACAGGAACATGATCATTCATAGCTGAGACTTTAGTGCAGAAATCCATGCAAAATTGAGTTTTGCCTATACCAGATCTAGCGACAATCACAGTTATATTTCCTGGCCTAAGTAAGGATCCATAAATCTCATGAAGTCTTTGGTGAGGCCCTTCAAGACCAAAGTCATCAATTGGGTTATCTCCCCTTTCTTCAATTATCTCCTCCATTGTTTCGTAAATGTTTTGAGGAGCACCTTCTCCTGATTCATAAACATTAATATTGTCGTGGTAAATTTTGTCTGCAATTTCTACTATCTCTTGATATGAATCGGCATTACTTGACTGCATGGATTTATTTAAATCCTTGCCAACATCACAAATGCCTCTTCTAACAGTAAGGAGTTTTAGCTCTTTTGCCGTTTGTATTATTGATTTTTGACCGATCTTTCTCATAACGAGACCTTGTATATATTCAAGGCAGTCAAGACCCTCTTCGAATTTAATTCCCAATAGTTTTATTTTTTCCGCTATCAAGACCTCGTCCAAAGGTTTACCTTCCTCTATGAAAGACTTTGTTATTAAAAATATAGATTTATTAACACTACTATATTCTGAGTAAAAATCTTTTTCAGAGACAAATGCAGATATTTCAAAAAAAATATCTGGAAATTGTATTAATCCACTGAGCAAGTGTGCTTCTAAGTCGTAATTATATAATCGCATTCATTAATGCTAACATATAAGAACTTAAAAGTCAAGTTCAATCTTGGTTTTCTGAGATGTCTAAAGAAGTTTCACCTTCTTCCATCTGTATTAAATACTTTTCAAGACTTTTTCTTAATCCCATTTCTATTATTTGAGAACTAGCCCTGCAATATACCATAGCCTTACCTTGATCGTCTACATAACTTAAAACAAAACCAGAGTTTCCTTCCGCACCTCCTGTAAATTCATATAATTTATCAAGAAATTCTTTAGGGATTTGGAATTTAAACTCGCTTTCTGGATTGAATGAATCTTTCATTGTATAGTGTTATATAATATATACACTATAAATTAATTCCAAACTTTTCAAAAAGAGATTCGCTTAGAGTGTCGTTGTCATAAACTTCGACCAACTTAATATCATTTAATTCACAAAACTCTCGTTTCTGCTGATCCCTTCTTAGCTGATCCATATAATTCATTTTATGACCTCCGTGAAAAAATTTAACATATCTCCTGTGTTGAGCTCCCTGAACTTCTATAGATATTTTCTTTGTCGCATTATAAAAATCTAAGCTAAGTCTAGTTCCTGCGACAGGAAACTCTTCAAATACCACATGGTTTTCCCAATATTTTTTAAGAAATTGCTTTGTGCTGAATTGTATTTTACTTTTGCTTTTAGCCTCCCAGTCAATTATATATTTTCTTATCTTTGCGACTCTTTTTAAATTTCCGTGAAGCGTTTTAAATTTCATTTAAAAGTTAGAGGTGATATGTTCTAATATAAAGTCAGCAAATTCTTTATTATCCTCTATGAATTGTACTAATTTAGCCTCCCCTTGTATTTTTTCTAGACAATCTATTTTTTTAGATTTTGCCAGATCGATTATTTCTTGATCAAAAGATATCCAAGACCCTTTCTGCTCTATGAAGCCCCACAGTTTCATCATGTCTATAATTTCTCTTTCTATCCAAATGCTATTTCCTTTGGTCTTGCCATATCTTATAGGATACCTAACTACTGCACCCGTTTTTTCATTAATACTTTTCCTGAAAATTATTTTACAAAAATGGCCTATAGGTTGACCTTTGTCTTCAAGCTTTGATGCACTTGGGTTTGGGAAAATAATATCAGAGCTATATCTTTCTTGAAATTCTAGGATAAAATTTGAATAGTGTTTCACTGCATTACCCCCTGCTTGTTTTACCTTCGGACCGCCCCTGCTAGCATAAGGATTAGTTGCAACTTCTACTCTAACTTGAGATGTTAATATCATCATGTGACCCATTTTAGTTATAGGTAAAACCATTTTTTTCAAGAAAACAGAAGTGACTAAAGCTCCTCCAGCAACCTGTTCGCTTTCATCAAAAGGTTTATCGATGTCGCCAATTCTACATAAAGCATCGACACTATCTATAACAAATAAATATTTTTTATTATCATCATTTTCCTCAACCAGCATCCTTATTAATTGGAAAACTTTTTCAAAAACATTACAATCAAATCTAAAAAAACTTTCCTTATCTGTATTGATACCACTTCTTTCTAATATTTCTGGAGAAAGACGACCCTCGCTTCTGACATAAATTACCATACCTTTCTTGCCGAAATGTTCTTGAAAGTTCTTTGCTACCGTCAAGGCACAGCTAGTTTTGCCACCCTCATTTACTCCTGTAAAGCGATGTGCTCCAGAAGGCAGACCTCCTCCTAAAGCTAAATCAAGATTAATGCTACCTGATGAAATTTTATAATGCTCTTCTTCGTAATTATTATAATGAAAACCTTTGTTTTCTTTAGCTTCCAGAAATGATTCTATTTTTTTTAATGTTTCACTCATTTGTTAAAAATTGTTTGATTGTTTTTGGTTTTATTATTTTTCCGTAATCTTTTCCTGACTTATCTCCAATAATGACTTCTTTGTTTTCTGGTATAACGTATGAAAATTCTAGAAATTTACGCTTTAAAGTCCTCAACCCATAATCGCCTTTCAAAAAAAGAAGTGAATCGTATTTTTTTTTAAAATTTAAAAGTTTCCAGAAGTCCATGTCGGGGAAAAGCTCGTAAAGTTCGTTTAAGAATTTAATTTCCCTTGCCCAGAAATTTCTTTTATTATTTTTAGGCTCATAGAGTAGTTTTAATATTATGGACTTTTTTTCTCCTTGCTTAAGTTTCATTTTATAAAATACTATAACTAGATATCGATTAATAGTCAAGCTCAAACGCTGAGAAAGCAATTCTTTTCCACATCGAAATACATTAAATCCTCTTTGTTATTGTATCTCCCTTTAACCTTAGAGTATGATCCGCTAAAAGAAGAGTCATTGATTTTTATATTTTCACTAAAACCTCCAAAGGAATTAAAGTCGGACCTGTTGTAAGCAAATAATGTATTATTTTTATTTGAATAAAAATCTACAGAACCACCCTGCATTGTTAAGATTATTTCGTTTGTTATTTTAGGGCGAATGATATTAGAACTAGAGACTTTATTAAAATCATCAAAATATGAAAATATTTTTCCTTGGCTTGAGTAAATACAACTATTAATCATGCGAATTTTATCTTTAACATTTTTATACCTAAATATAGATACATAACTTGATCTAATATCCTCACTTAATGAAAAATCAATCCAACTAATATCAATATCGTCTCCAAAAAAAACAAAATTAAAATTTATGGCCCGTTCGTTTATTCTATTTGTATCTAATATGGATTTTAAATCGTTACTATTTATCGAATAGCAACTATTTATGACAAAGCAATAGCTGAGCTGTTTTCTTGATTTTTTGTTTTCTATATAAACATTATAATTAGCTCTTTCGTTTTCTCGTCCAGCAGGAGGGTGAAAGAGATGAAAACCTTTTAAGTCTTCAAAGACAAAAGGGTCTATGTGGGAAGCTTTTGTTTGAACAAAATCTAAGTCTTCCCATCCCCATCCAAGAAATTTATCATCAAACATCCCACAACTAATCAAGCTTGATTTTTTTATTATAAAAGAATGTTTTCCAAAATATTTACATGCTTGTTTTTCTGATATATCTATGCTTTTATTACTTATAACTTTTAAACTGTCTTCTTTGTTTAAGAGATATACACCACCAACAGGTCTTATTAATTCTTGAGAAGATATTCTAGATATTATATCTTCGAAAGGTAAGATAACATCGGCATCTAAGAACCAAACATATTCTGTTTTAACATAATCAACTGAAATGTTATACAATTTAGATTTATGAAAAACTGATTTGCAAAAGTAAGAAATATGTGTTAATTTTTCACCACTTATTACTTTTATTTTTTTAGAATTATTTTCGTTTATTTGCTCAACGACGACAACTGGTATATTTGTTTGATTAAGTAAAGAAAGGACTAATCTTAAATTTTTTTCTCTGAATGAACAAGACCTTAAATAAGATATTACAACAGTCGCCTTGTCTTTTGTTCTCAACATTATGATTTTTTAAAAATCATCTTCCAAAGAACCGCTTTGTTGATATTCCCTAACCCTGCGTTCGAAAAAGTTACCCATCGCTTGAACATCTACAGCCTCACCCAACCAAGGGAATGGGTTCTTATCGCTAGGAAATCTATATTCTAAACCTATAGCCTCCAACCTTCTATTGCCTATATAATGCATGTAATCTATGAACATCTCCGCGTTTAAACCTAATATTCCTGTTGGAAGAACGTCATGAGCATACGCAATTTCAAGATCAACCGCTTTTTTAATATGATCCACAAATTCGTCTTGAATTTTTTTAGTCCATATCGATGGGTTTTGCTCTATTAATGTATTAATTAAATATATCCCAAATGATATATGGGAACTTTCGTCTCGTAGAGTATATTTTATTTGGTCAGAAATTCCTTGAAGTTTATTTTGCCTGCCGAGAGCTAGTAACATAGCAAAACCACTAAAAAAGAAAGTGCCTTCGCAGACGACCCAATATGTTAAAAAGTTTCTAAGTATGTCTTGTTTACCCTCTTTTGTGTGAGGTTGAAAGTCTACACTAGTAATATCATTAGTGATTTCCATTAAGAAATCATCTTTAGCTTTTATACTTGGTATCGTCTCATAAGCAGCAAACACTTCATCTATGTCTAAGTCTAGACTATCACATATATAAACTATCGTAAGGTTGTGAAGGCTTTCTTCAAAAGCTTGACGAAGGATGTACTGGCGACACTCAGCATCCGTAATATATCGAAAGGCAGAAAGAAGCAAATTGTTACCAACCAAAGACTCGCTTCCAGCAAAAAATCCAAGACAACGTTTGACAAGTAATTTTTCATCTTCAGTAATTTCATTATTTTTCCATTGAGCTATATCATTTTGCATAGATATTTCCGTAGGCATCCAATTATTTGCGCAACTTTTTAGGAATAAATCCCATGCAAATTTATGTTTGTGAGGTAAGATTCGGTTGACTCCAGCTACATCTTTACCTAAAAGGTTTGTTGATTTATCATTCATAATTATTAATATAACGACTATAACGCATATTAAGGTTCAAGTCAAGCTGTATTTATTTTATACGAACTTCTTTCCAAGCAACTTTTCCATCTAAAATTTGATCTCTAATTTTTCTTTGCTTAGTGCTTAACTGACTTTTGCCGCTTTTGACTTCTATGAATGTAACTTCATCTTGACCAAAAGAAATATAATCAATCGGCTGACCTAGAAAGCTACATTCTTCTGGCTCGAATTCAAATTGATCTAAGAAAGGGGCTAGTGTTTCTGCAATATGACCAAGCCTGACTTCACTACTTTTTTTCTGAGAGGTGACTTTAGTTTTTAAACCTCTTTGTTCTTCCAAATCTTCTGTAATCTTTGCTATAGAAACCTCAAAATATTTTTCTTTAGTTTGTATTTCTCTCTTCTTTTCCTCCATAGAATTTCTTTCATGATTAAAAGATTCTTTTAATGATTCCATACTAATTCTATGCTGACTTTCTTTTAGCTCTAAATTTTTTTCTAAATCTTTAAATCTAGCTTCGATTAAAAAATTATCATTTTCTATACCTTTTAAATATTTAAAAGTTTTTTTAAATTTTAAATAGAATGAAATAGCAAAAATAGAAGAGAATATTGTTAAGAAACAAAGTATCAAGTCCACAAGCTATACAAAAGTTTTAAAATGTTTTATGGTGGGAATATCGAAACCCCACTTTTTCGCAAGATAAGATTCTAAAAACTCTCCATCTTGTGCAAAATCATCATACAATATAATTTCTCCGAATCCTCCTTCTAAAGTTTGTCCCCCATGGATATTACTTCCCCAAAAAATCCCTCCATTACCTGTTTCTTCATTGGTTACATTTTGAACAGAAGCTCTAGTGGTTGTCTTAATTTCTGCACCATTTAATCGAGAGATTTGTTTACCATTTTTAATGTGAAAATTTAACAATAAATTTACTGGGTTATCAAATTGTTTTCCAGCCTCAGTCTCAGTGAAATTAAATGCGTTGCCTAATCCCGCATTAGAGTAAGCAGGATTTGCTCCGCTTTCGCCGCCTTTTCTCAAAAAGAATCTAGGAGTTCCAGAATTATGAACTCCATTTTGAGCCGCTTCAAAAATAAAATCTTGAGAATCAATATCTCCTAGATTAGATTTCATATGATGTAAAACCATCAGTATATTTAATTCACCAGAAGTGAAATCGTGAGAAAAACCATAACTTCTAAATGTACAATTATCATGGCTGACTCCTCTGTCATAAAAGAAAACATTTCTAAACCCACCATCATCAAATTTTATTTTATCAATTGTTGGTGATCTATCTATCCCCTTGCTAGGGGCAAGATCATAAGAGCCAGATTTATCATTAGCACTCAAAATTCTTCCATCTGAATTTAATTCATAAGATCGAGGGTCTGCCGCATCATACCACGAAATAATATTTCCGCTTAATGAATTTGACTTAGGGTTGAATCTTGATGGTCTAAAACCTTCATCAAAACTGTCTTGTATAAAACCATTATCACCAAAAAGATTAGCTTTTCTAAAAAGCTCTCTACCTGTATGGTTCTCGAAATATTCTATATCCCCTTCAGAAGCTCCGTTCAGTAAGTTTTTTGCAGTAGTGACCCAAGTAGCTCTCTTGGAGATAAATTCAGATTTAGAAGCTTGGTGTATTGTGTTATTTAATTCCTGAAGGTTCATGTGAGATATTACACGAAATCAGCGCCTCTTGCTAGGAATAGCGTAAAATCCAACAACCATGAAGCATAAATCTATAAAAGAGCTAAGCATTAACCCGCCTGTCAGGGTGACAACCTCCCAATCTTTTCCACCAACAATCCAACTAAAAAACCCCCACTTGGAATTTTCACCTCTTGGCACTATGATATCATAAGTTATATATGGATTATGAGCATAGTAAATCATGAGATAGCATAATGTAAAAGTAATACTCATAAATAAAATTCTACGAGTTACTTTTACAAAAGGATCTGAAGCTTGCGAGGCTTGATTCTTAGCCATAGCTTCAAACATCTTTTCGTCTCTTAAGGCAAGCATCATTTGATCTTGCCTTTTTTGCTCCAACCACGCATTTACGAGGTTGCAAGCGAGTTTTATCCCCGCACCTAAAACAGTATTTAGGATAGGACCCATTACAGTTTAAATGCTGTCGAAAGCTTCTTTACTGCAAAACTTAGTCAATTTTGTTCCATCTTCATCAACAGCAGCAAAAGCATATCTAGTGGTCTTTTTTCCAGCTTTCGAAGTTCTTTCATAAGTTTTCTTTTCCACTTTAGATTCGTCAACACTTACTTTAGCTTTTTTTCTTACATTATAAAATTCAATCATATTATTTTTTGGGTTGTCCTTCTTGTGTATAGTATACTAGTTGTTATTTTTTTCAACATATTTTTTTAATTCCCCCCAAAGTTTTTCTTCTTTTTTGTAAGGAAAGGAATCAAGAGAGCCAATGTCCCACCATAAATAAGCAACATGCTCAAAGTTTAATTTAACCTTTGGGGTTTTTCTTAGCTCCGCAAAATGAATATGAAGATTCCACCCAGAAGAGTTGCAAATGCTAGAAAAATATTCAATAGAACTTGGTTTTATTTTTATACGAGCCTCTTCGTAAGATTCTCTTATTGCGCAATCAATGCTAGCCTCCCCATCTTCTTGAGAACCGCACAAAAAAGACCAATACCCGCCGTATGAAATTTTATTTTTTGAAATAGGGCAAATTTCAGACCTTTTTACTAATAAAATTTTGTTTTCACTTACAACAAAAACACCTGCAGCATCGTTTTTTACTGACATGATTCGCAGCTCTCGCCAGATTGCATAGCATTTATACTACATGCAGAAGGTTCATCATTCTCTACTTCTTTAGAATTTTCTTTATTAGACTTCTCCACTTTACTTGCCGCTCTATTTCTCAAATAATATGTAGTTTTTAATCCAGCTTTCCAGCTAGCAAAGTAAATATCATTTAAGTATTTTAAAGATGTAGTTTTATTATAAAGATTAAAACTGACAGCTTGATCTATCCATTTTTGGCGAGAAGAATTACATTCTATAAGTTTAAACATATCTCTATCGAATGCAGTTTTATATTTTTCCTTAAGATCTTCTGGGATATTTTCGCTTGCTAAAGACAAGTCTCCGTCTATGCTTTTTATAAAAGAAGACATCTCCGCATTCCAAATACCTTTTTCTTTCATGTCTTTTATGAAATGTTCATTTGTTATATAGAAATTACCACTTTTGTTTTCATAAACAAATAATACCGAAAAGTTGGGCTCTATACTCTGTTCAACTCCGTTAATATAACCGATAGTTGCTGTTGGAGCTATCGCCATTACATTGGAATTCCTCATTCCGTATTGACTAATGTGTTTCCTAACTTCTTCCCATTTTTTAAATGTTTCAGAGCCTTTTTCTTTTTTACCTCTGTAGCTCATTAAGTTATTATAAGAATCAATAGGTAATATATTCGAGCTCCACAAAGAACCTTCGTAAGTTTTGTAAAAACCCCTTTCTTTTGCCAACAAAGAACTCGCATAAATTGCATTCATTGAATAAAACTCAAAAAGATTATCATTAAATTTTACAGACTCATCGCTGTCTATTTTTATATTTAATTTATGGAGAACGTCGTGAACAGCCATCATTCCCAATCCAATCGGGCGATGTTTTAAATTTGAACTAGACGCCTCTTTAGTTGGGTAAAAGTTAAGATCAATAACGTTATCTAATATTCTAATAGCCGTATGAATGGTAGATTCTAATTTTTCATAATCAATAACCCACTTAGGTTGTCCGTGAATTTCTTTCTCTATTAAGTGATTTAATAGATTAATAGAACCAAGATTACAAACAGCAGTTTCTCCTATTTTTGTTTTTTCCCCGCTTTTGTATTCAGAAGCTTTTGTGTGCAAAGTGATTTCCGTGCATAGGTTTGAACTGTGAACCACTCCTTCGTGCTGATTTGTGTAACGGATGTTGCATGGGTCTTTAAAAGTGTTCCAAGGGTGAGATGTTTCAAAAAGAACTTTTAACATTTTTTTCCACAATTCTTTTGCAGGAATTATTCGATAGTTTTTTATCAAACCTTTTTTCGCATCATCACATAGCTTATTATAGCGATCATCGAAATCTTTCCCAAAACAATCGTGTAAAGTTTTTCCATCTTCACCTGCAGTATCTCTTGGGTCGAAAAAATACCAAACATCTTCTTCCTCTACCCTACGCATGAATTCATCGGGAACCCAAGAAGCAGTGTTCATATCATGACACCTAAGTCTCTCATCGCCAGTATTCCTTCTTAGGTTTAAGAAATCTTCAAAATCTAGATGCCAAGGCTCTAAATATGCACAGCCAGCACCTGGACGCTTGCCCCCTTGATTTACCGCAACTAGTAAATCATTATATATTTTAAGCCAAGGAACAAGTCCGCTAGATATACCATTAGTCCCTTGAATATGAGAGCCTGTTGAACGAAAGGGGGTAACATCGAGACCAAGTCCTCCAGCAAATTTTGATTTACGAGCCTCTTGCCAAGCTCCATCAAAAATGCCATCTATGCTATCGTCAAAAGTATTAAGATAACAAGAGCTTAATTGAGAATGTTTTGTTCCACTATTAAAAAGAGTCGGTGTTGATGGGGTATATAGCATTTTACTAAACAAATCATAAAACTCTATAGCTTTTTCTTCTTTATTAATTTCGTTTAAAGATAAACCCATAGCAACCCTCATCCAAAAAGATTGAGGAGCCTCCATTATCTTGTTATCAGATCTGATAAAGTATCGATCTGATAGAATTTGTATTCCTAGATATTTAAAATTATAATCTCTTCTGATTTTTAGAGCTTCTGATAATTTTACAAGATCAAAATCTAAAAGCTTTTCGTTTAACCTGTCTTCTTTTACTAACTTTTTAATTCCTTGAATAAAACTTTTTCTATATTGTAGCTTGAATGTGTCGGAATCAACCCCTTCCTTAAATACTTCTTTATATAAAGTATTGAGAAGTAACTGAGCTGTTGCTTTGGAATAGTTAGGCTCCTTTTCTATCTTTTCTCTTGCTGATAATATTAAAGCTTGGTCGATTTCTTTAGTAGTGATCTTATCGAACAATTGAAGTTGAGCATCTAACACTATTTCGCTAGCTGAAACATCCTCTATGTCTTGACACGCTCTCTGAGTGCTTAAATTTATTTTTTCTACTTGAAATTTTTCCAACCTTCCGTTTCTTTTTTTTACATTTATTTCCATAAAATTGTTTACACCAATAGGCGGGGTTATTTTGTTGACGAATTTAAAACTGACATGTTTGAATCTTATACAAAAGACCCAACAAAGTCAAGAAAATAAATTACAAATTATTCAGAAACCATGAATATGTTTTAGTAATTCCTTCTTCAAGAGAGGTTTGCGGATAAAAACCTAAACCGTTAATTCTTGAGTTGTCCATTTTTTTTCTAAAAGTTCCGTCAGGTTTATTTTTATCAAAAATAATATCCCCTTTATATTTTAAAATTTTTTTAATTTTTAATAAAAGATCTAGGATGGAAAGTTCTTCATCTGATCCACAGTTTATATGAGAAATTTTTTGAGAATAAATCTGTTCTGCATCTACATTCTCTATGCAATATAATATAGCATCAGCCAAATCTTCGCAAAACAAAAACTCTCTTAAAGGTTTTCCGCTCCCCCAAAGTTCTATTGATTTTTTGTTTTCGACCTTAGCTGAATGAACTTTATTAATTAACGCAGGGAGAACATGTGAAGATTTTAAATCAAAATTGTCATTTGGTCCATATAGATTACAGGGCATTATTGAATAAAAATTAGACCCATGTTGATTATAAAAACTTTCACACATTTTTAAAGTTGCAATTTTAGCTATAGCATAAGCTTCATTTGTAGGCTCCAAATATCCAGAGAGTAAGTCTTCCTCTTTTATGGGTTCCTTAAATGTGTTTGGATATATACAAGACGACCCTAAGTTGATAAGTTTTTTTATTCCATAAGCATGACAAGCATTAACTATGTTTGCTCCTATTGATATATTATCTGAGATGAAATCTGCTTTGTAATTGTTATTAGCAAGTATCCCACCAACTTTAGCAGCGCAGAGTATCACTGTATCAAAATTAATATTCTTAAAGAAATTTAGAACATCAGATTGTTTTCTCAAATCTAGCTCGCATCTAGACCTTGTTATTATATTTGAGTAGCCAGATTCGGTAAGTTTTTTGTGTACGGCAGATCCCACCATACCTCCATGGCCTGCAAGAAATATAGTTTTACTCACTAGATAATTTTGTATAATCGCTTTGATACATTTTGTTTACTAAACCTTTAAAATCTGTTTTTCTTTTCCAGTTCAATTCTTCTTCCGCTTTAGTAGGGTCGCCACAGAGCTCATAAACCTCCGCTGGTCTGTAAAATTTAGGATCAACCGACATGATTAAGTGTCCCCCTTTCTTACTATAATATTTTTCAGAATCGCTTTCGCCTGTTTTGTAAAAATCTATGTTTGCGCATTTTAATGATTCTTCTAAAAATTCTCTTATAGTGTGCATTTCTCCGCTAGCTAAAACATAATTGCGAGGGTCACCAGTTTGATTCAACATTAACCAAACACCCTCCATGAAATCTTCTGCATCACTCCAATCTCTTTGAGCGTCTAAGTTTCCTAGAGAAAAATATGGGATCTCTACAGAATGTAAGTTCGATTTTTCTAAAGCTATTTTAAATTTAGCAATATTATAAGTAATTTTTCTAGTAACAAAATCAATGCCTCGCCTAATTCCTTCATGGTTGAATAACCACCCCTGAACCGCGTATAAATTGTAGGACTCTTTGTAGACTCTAACTATATGCCTAGCAGCACACTTGGCTGCTCCGTAGGGGGATTGGGGCCGAAGAGGGTGCTCATCATTTTGAGGGCTATAAACTACATCCCCAAACTCCTCAGAAGAACCAGCATTATAGAATCTGCATTTAGGGGCAAACCTTCTTATTGATTCTAGTATATGTAAAACTGCATCTGCGTCCGTACCCCATGTTTGAATGGGGTACTTCCAGCTTCCAGCAACAAAAGACTGAGCGGCAAAATTAATAAAATAATCAGGATCTATATCTATTATGCAATCTCTAATACTATGCGCATCATTCAAGTCAAGATCAATAATCTCAAAATAAGGATTACCCTCAAGATGAGCTATATTTTCATGATTTTTTACGCTCAACCTTCTAACTGATCCGTAAATTTTAAAATCAGTTTTTCCAAATTCTTTAGTGAATAAATTTATCAAATAATCACACATAAGACTTCCGTCTTGACCTGTTATTCCAGTTACTAATATTTTTTTCATGTTATATGTTTATGTTTTTAATCCAATTAGGTATCCAGTCTTCGACTAGAACCGTAGGTTTCCAGCCTAAAAGTTTTTTTGCTTTCGAATTATCTGCCAATGTTTGCTTCGGTTCAAGCCTTTCAGGCAAGTACTCTCTTTCTCCACCGATTAGATCAGCTATTTGATTGACAGACCTATTGTCTCCATTACCGACATTTATGACTTCTCCAGATCCAACATTGGGAGACTCCATAGCTAATAGGTTAGCTCTGGCTACATCTTTAACATATGTAAAGTCTCTTTTTTGCTCTCCATCTCCATATATAGTCATTGGCTTTCCTTCTAGCTTTTGCTTTGCAAAAATACCCATAACCAAACAATAAGCACCAGTTAAAGCTTGACGCTCTCCAAAAACATTAAAGTACCTAAGGCTAACCGTTTCTAAATCGTAACAATGATTAAAAACTGTACAGTACTGCTCGCCTATTAGTTTTTGTAAACCATATGGACTTAGGGGATCTGTTGGATGATCTTCTGGAGTGGGGAAAATTGAAGCATTTCCATATGCAGAAGAACTGGCGCTATAAACAACTCTTTTTGTCCCAGCCTCTTTAGCACAATGCAAAACATTTAATGTTCCTGTTACATTTATTTTATTAAACTCGTGAGGGTCTTCTATTGAAGGTTGAACTCTAGCTAATGCAGCTAAATGAAAGATTCCATTTGAGCCCCTCATTATATGAATCATGGCATTAAAATTAATTGGATCAGATATGTCTAACACATATAAATCCGCTTTAGGATTGATGTTTTCTTTTTTTCCTGTTGATAAATTATCAATTACTGAAACTTCATGCCCTTCATCTATTAATAAATCAATCAAATTACTACCTATAAAACCTGCTCCTCCTGTTACTATATATTTCATATGTTTATTGCGTTACTGCTGATGAAAAATTCTCCCAATCTTTTTCTGGTCTAACATTTAAGTTTGTTTCCCATGCCCCTTTTAATACATTTGGATCAATTTCGTTGTCAATCATTAAGTTGATAAAAGAATTAATGTCTTTGGGGAAGCATGTACCACCGAATCCAGACTTCCCATCATGCCCAGGAACTTGAAAGTGGCTTATACCTATCCTTCCGTCTGAAAGCACTCCCTCCATCACTTGATCATAATCAATATCCATCTTATCACACAAAAGCTTTACTTCATTGAAGTAACTAATTTTTGTCGCAAAAAAACAATTAGCAATATATTTTATCATTTCCGTAGAGTTGCTATCCATTAAGAACGTCTTAACTCCAGGGAAACGACTTTCATATAAAGACACGATTTGCGCAGGAACTCCATGTATGTTAGAGTAAAAACCTTTGGGGAACCCAACAATATTCCTGGAGGGCGTGATAAAATCCAAACGAGCCGTTCTGGCGGTTAGGAATTCTGGAGAGTGAAATATTTTTAGCTTAGGAAACTCCTCTTGCAAGGACAACGTAGTCCCAATTGGAACTGTTGATTTAATCACAAAAATTGAAGAAGATCCAAGATTATTAACCTCATTGAAACAAGATTTTATAATCGAAAGGTCGCACTTTCCATTTTCAGAAAGTGACATGGGAGTGGGCAAGCAAACAAAAACAATATCTTGCCCTACACATTCCTTGAGGGTATTTGCGGATCGCTTGGGATCCTTGTCGAAAACCTTTAAGTCATCTACATGGTGAATAAAACCCGCAGAAATTGCTGACCCAACAAATCCATTTCCTATTATTCCAATTTTATTCATTCCTAAATGCAATTAAACTTCTTTCTAGACCTATTTTTTTAAAAGAAGTGCCTCCTACGAATTCGTCAACCGCCCTCATGACAGTATCTTGATAGTTAGGACTGATGTAATCTTTCATAACTTAATTGCCTATAATAGTGTTGTTTTTAAAAATTTCAAATTCAGTTAAATTTCGATAACCATTCCTCTCTTCTTGGTCAGTATTATGTTCAGGGTAATTTTGCATTAAAGCTAGACCAACAGATGCTTGTTGTGGTGTCATGTACATATTCCAACCAAGCATATCTATGTTATCATCTTTATAAAACTTTTCACTACGACCTTCGTATCTAGCTTTTTTAAACCATTCTACCGCATCCTTATTGTCAGTTAGAATCATTCCACCTTTACCTATGGGTAATTGTTTTTTTATATGAAAAGACAAGCACATATAAGATTTAGGGATATACATGTTTGATGTTAATCTTTTTGCAGCATCATAAATCGGATAAGGTTTTAATTGATAAATACCATCCCAGTCATTAGTTTCCACAGTCTTGTCGAATATAACATTTCCTCCAGAATGAATTATACTCATGGGTACTGAAAGGTATGTCTTTGAAGGTATTGTTACATCCTTAGCATTTAAATATTTACAACATAGAAACAATGCATTTGTACAACTATCAACCGCAACAGCAAAAGGCGATTTTGTGTAAGAAGCAATTGCATCTTCAAATTCTTTAACAATTTTATATGGGTTGTACGTCATCTTTTAAGTTAAAGATTTATTTTTCCACATACATGAGCTTCGCCCGATACCGTAAACAAATGCTGCGCATTAGAAATGGGTTGCATTAATTTATCTTTTAAACAACAAAACATAAATTTACTCTGACTTTCAATCCAGATCCATCTTAATGGAAAAGAATCATTCTTCACATAAGATTCTTTTGTTAATGTTATAGAAGGATAGTTGTTTTTGGCTTTTTCATCCATGTCTGAAATGTTACCTTTCGCATAACCTCTATTGTTTTGGTTTTTACATTGCTTACCTCTGCTTGCTACAGAAGGCATTGGCATATACTCAAAACTAACATTAGTCATATGTAAATATCCGCATAAACCAACCTCTTTTCCCCCTAACTCTTTACCTAATTCATCATAATTTTCAGGCGAAACCCAAACAATACGAAATAAAGTATCAGGGTCGTGTGTTTTTACATCTTCAGCACAGGGGGAGTATGCTACATAATATTTATTAATCATTTGATTACCCTTATGGTGAATTCATAGCAACCATAATCATGTATTAATGATACATTTTTTGAAAAATTGTTTTTGCAAAAATCAAAAAAATTACAAGGGTTAGCATAAAATAATTCATCTTTCATTTTTTCTTTATCTGAATAAGATGTTAAGGCATTAAAAGAAAAACCTAATTTACTGTAATCATTTAATGTATGCAATGAGGATTTTACATAATCTACCCAATCTTCTTCATTGGCATCAAGCTTCATATTGAAAATACCATTAGCCACGCTATAATCACAAACATGTTCTAAGGTATTTGAAACTTTAAAGGAACAATTAGGTTCACCTTCACAATAAATTTTGGCATGCCTGATCATTTCTGGAGAAATATCAGATCCGTAATATTTAAATGAGGATAAAATTTCTGTTTTGTTTTTTAAGAACTTTACTAATTCTCCATAACCGCAGCCCAAGTCATTGATCGAGAATTTATTTAAGGAAGGATTGATTATTTTTACTAACTGATCAAAGCTAGTATAAATTCTATCTAAATCATTCCATACCACCCCTTTTGGAGTTGCTCCATGCTCTTTAATTGCTTGAGAAAAAAAATCTCTAACTTTGTTTTCGATTTCCATATTTTAAATAATTTTTTGTTTCCTTAATTCCTAAATTAAAAAACATATCAAAAATAGATACCGCATGATCAAACCCTCCCCAGCATTGGTTGTACTGTTTATAATTAGAAAAATCAAACCAATGAACATTTATATTTTCATTATTTAATTTTTTTACATCTAAATAGCATTTTGCAGCGGGGCCACTAAAGTAGTCGGTACAATTTCTTTGTTTGCATATATTCAATAACCTTTCGTTCCTGTCTCCTTCTATTATAATATCATCATGATGAATTATTCTAGTTTTAATAAACAAATAATCTAATATTTTTTTTAAAAAAAATAAATTAATCTTGCTTAAATTATTTTCACCTTCAATTTCATTATACCAATTTTTAACTATCGGATAAACTTCGTCAAAAAAAACAGCTTTAGAATAATTAGCTGAAATAGTTTTTAAATGCTTTATATTCCACCTGTTTGTTGAGACAACAGCATCAGATATAGACTGACCAAAATTAGATGAAACAGGAATTGTAATCCATTCGACACCTTTGGGGGTTTTTATTTTATTTCGATTTCGCCAATCATTTTTTGTATACTGGACACAATCATAAACAACAAATTCATCAACTAAAGATATCGAATCTATATATCCTTTCCAAGGAATATAGTTAGATTGATTGATCATTATGCTTTTCATTTACTTATCTTGTTTGATTTAAGCCAATCTAAGTTTAACCATCTAAAATCATTGATCCAATATTTTTTAACTTCTTGGATTAATTTATTTTGAATAGAACCTATTTTGGACGACTCTTGATTTATTAGAGATATAATGTCCTCAATGTTTTTATATACAAGAGAGCTTGGCCCCTGATTTTTTGGAGTAATAGTTTTTATCCCCATATGAGCTAATTCTAGCATGCTTTGATTACCTCCACCACAGTTAGGTTTAAGGCAAACAAAACTTTTTTTATAAAAATTTTCGTAGAGATCTTCTATAGAAGATTCTCTTGTAAAAATAACCTTGTCTTTCCCAAAATGTTCAATAATTGGAACTATTACAGATTCCCAATTGAATTGTTCTTTTCTGTAAACTTGACAACCCATGTATACATATATCTTATCACCTAAAGGAACCGATTTGAACATTGAATAATCTTTAGCTTCCATCGGCTGCTTAATTACATTAGCCCCAAGGTTAATAAAAATTTCAGAAAACCAATGGGGAAAGTGATAGCAACTAGGCTTGAGGCAAGCCCTCTTTATTTTATCTAAATAAACATCTTCATTCTCATCACAAATATCACCTCCAGCCCAAACCACTACAGATTCAGAATTATGATTTAATAAATATTCAAGCTCGTATTGTTTGTAGACACCAAAGAAAAGACAGGGTTTATTAGGATCTACATAATCAGAAAGGTTCCATCTAGCCATCCAGTCATTTTTAAAAAAACCCAAGGTAGGGGATATATAGCATTGAAAAATATCCTGTTTAAATTCCATTATGAAATTTTTTATCAGCTATTAATAATTTTTCTTTAACAATATCAGGGTGTTCGTATTGACTCGTGCATGAAGAAGCTTTTCTGGCTTTATAGGATAACCAATCATTTTTTACCTCTTCATAAGATTTGCTTTCTGATATGTCTAAATCTGAATACCATGATTTAGTCCCAACTTGAATGCCTTTTGTTTTTTCATGAGCCACACCCCACGCAAACCATTTTTTAAGACCTTGATCTAAGCTACAAAAAGTATCATCGAAATTTCTAGGTAATAGATTGACTTCCTTTATCCTAGTTTCAGATTCTAGCGCTGGCTCTGCACCATCAATAAGCAAAACATTTGAGCCATTAGGAGCACTTATTTCAAACTTTGTACTATTGTCTAGCATTCTTTTTTTGTTTATAGCGAATAATGTGATTCCAGATTTTAATCCATAGCCATATCCGTGGTAATAGTTTAATCGATCAAAGTGACAAAAATTTTTGTTATGCAAAATATCTATTAATTTATCCCTTATTTGTCCACCATGCTGATCTGCAAAAATACAATCCGCCCCCATGTGGACAATTATATCACCTTCTGCTTTCTGTAGACCAAAATTCATATGATATGTCATATGATTATAATTCCAGTCTTTGGGCCAAAGGTTTGTCTCAAGGCATACAACCTTATCGGAAACTTCACTTACTTGTTTGCAAAAATTTTCTGTATCTCTCCCGACGATAAGTAACACTTCGTCTGAAAAACTTAAATAGGATTTAACTGCTTCGAATACAGGGAACCCCATCGATATGGGATCGGTTACCGTAACATATGTTGTTATTTTCATTTTGTTAAAGACAGTAATGTATACAATTGAGGAAGATCATCCCATAAACAAATATTATAATAACGCGTAGTATATTGTTTTTCAATATAATTAACCATTAAAACACTTGGAACTTCTTTTTTGATTGCATCTTTTACATTATTGTATCCAAATTTTTGAACCCTTTTTTCGAATAATTTAAATTGATCGTCGTTTAAAAATTTATCGCTCCACACGGCAGACCATAAAAAATTATCATTAGCATATGCATATTCGTGCTCTCCATCTTTTACCCAACCTATCTTATAGTTTTCAAATCTCCAATGATCGCCTAACCCCCAATCTACATAAAGTGTTCCATTTTTTTCAAGATGATTCATGCATTTCAATATGAAACCTTGCGGGTCTTTTGCGAAATATGCACATCTTGTACATATAATGGTATCGTATTTTTTATTTAAATGCCAATCATCATTGATATTCCAGTTACCTAAAGATAAATCATAAAGATCCCCTTCGAAGATAGAATTTTCAGAAAAACCTAATAATGCAGTTTTACCTTCTGGTTTTATGTGTTCATGATAGAAGGGTATTATGTATTCATTTGATCTGCCCATTGATTTACCCTTTTTACCCATCTCGCAACAATAGGATCTTCGAATTGTCTCGATGAAGACCTTCCAACATGAGTTACTATGGGTATTGATTTATATTGATGCTCTTCTCCCCTCATGTCTGGTTCCATGAATTTTAGATCTTTTACGGTTTCTGGAATCCGTGGAGAAATTAAAGGGAGAGATATTCCGTTGTATCCAGCTTTTAAAGTTTTATATGGAAATTCCCATCCAACATCTAAAAAAATTGTGTCACCTTTTTTTCTTCCGAATATATTATAATCTTCTTCTGTTACAATATGATTCCCTCCTGGAGCAAACGATATACCTAAAGATTTAAACTCTTTAGTTTTAAGTAAACAAAAAACAACATTGGGAAAATTGTAATATTTTTTACCGTCATACTCTGATCCTATACAGATATTATCCCCTTTTAATTCTTTAGATAAAATATTAAACCAGTCGGGATGAAGTAAAGCGGTATCACAATCAAAAAAACAAGTATATTCACATTCGAGATTCTTGCATAAAGTGTCTAGCATAAAGCCATGTCCAGCGGACGTAGTTCCAAACTTGCAATCGACATCAATAAACTCAACATCTTTTACCTTGCTTTCTACCGATTTGATCGTTGCCTTAGGAAGGCATTTGTTTTTTACACCTATTAAAAGTTTAAATTTCGGTGTGTTTTTTACGATGCTATCTACTAAAAACTCTAAATATTTAGAGCTGTTTACTCCACAAGGAATTACGATTTGTAGGTCAGTCATCAACGATCACTCTTTTATGAAATAAGACTTAAAAGGAACTCCTGGTATTTTTTTAAAACTATGGTTTAACCCTATGGTTTCTTTAACCGCTATTGTCTCTCCTGGGTATTTAGAATAACTAAATTCATCAAAAACTACAATACCTCCTTTAGGGACACAAGGGTATAAATATTCTAATGCAATTTTTGTAGGTTCATACAAATCAAAATCTATATATAAAAGAGATATAACTAATTCTTGATTTTCTTCTACATATTTTCTTATTGTTTTACATGCGTCTCCTTTTACCAATTTAATTTTTTCAATATGCCCCAAGGCTCTTCTGGAATCATGGACTTTAATAGATTGATTTAACCTTTCGTAATCAGTGTCTTTAAACATAGAAGATGTGATTTTGTTAAGGCTAGCTTTATCTTTATCCTTGTTTATAAAACTATCATCAAATCCTTCAAAAGTATCAAAACCTATAATTTTTTTATCTAAAACATAAGGTTGTAAGTTTTCTAAAAGATGTGCGTACAGCATTAAGCTGTTGCCGCAAAAAACACCACATTCGACTATATCTCCACTAATATCCTTGCATAATTCGAATATTTTAAATGTCGTATAAAACTCAGTTATCTGATTATACGAAGCAAATAACATTGGATTTTCAGCAATATCTTCAGGGGAATATTTAGATATAAAATCTTTTCTTTTTTCGTGATAGATTTTTTCTCTATCATTGTAATATCTTCCGTTCTCAATCATTATATTTTACTTCTAGCTAAGCCTAATTCAGAAATCTTTTTTGAGTCTTGTGGTCTAGAAACAAAAAGTGCTTTTGATCTATCTGTAGTTTCTTCTTTCTTGAGGAATGCTGATATAATAGATTTTCTTTCTGATTTGACCAAAGGGACTCCGTGATAGGATTTCGAAGAATCCTCAAAGATTAATAACCTGTTATTTATAGGTTCAATTTCTATAATTTTTTCCGAAACATTATCGTCCCATATTTCTAGACACCCTTCGTCCCTTTCTCTGTTATAATCTTTATTTAAATAATAAATTAAAGTCAACTTCTTTTTAAGACCGCTTTCTGGATGAATATCGGCGTCGCTATGTATCATTTGTTTCGAGTTTTTTAACATAGACCTCACTCCTGCCCACCTTCTCGTTTCATCAATTATTAGGTTTTGAATATTAGTGATTTGCTCTATAATGTTCTTAAAGTTTTCTGAATGAAAATAATCCAAGACAAGAAGAGAGCTGTTAGGAATATCTTCTCTCTTATCAATCGCAATCATTCCTGTTTCTAGAATATTTTCTTTTTCACCTATATTCTTATGACCTCCGTGCCAAACACTTGAATTAGGATCAGGCCAATCTTTCAGAATTGATTCATTTACTTCTGATTTTAAGAAACCATCAATAACCCAAACATTGTACGGTTTACTATAATGATTTATTAAATATTCAGAATTAATCATAGTATCTTTTCCAAAAAATATTTATTGTATTCATTTTTCAATATACCTAAAAGGTGATTGGATATCAAGTCTATATCTTCAGTGGTTAGCCACCATCCACAAGGAAGGGAAATTTGATGCCTACTAAAATAATCTGTTTCTGGTAGATCCTTGCTGTTTTCAGAAAAACAACTGTAATTATGATTTGGTATATGTACAACACCAGCCCCTATTCCAATTTCATTTAAAGACTCAAGAACATTGTCTCTATTAATTTTATTATTTAATAATATTGTAAAGACCCAATAGCTAGGGTTACATTCATCAGGTTTAGACAAAAAAGATAAGAGATCATTGTCTGATAAAAATCTCTCATATAGTAATGCATTTTTTCTATGAGAATTGATTATTATTTCTAAATGAGGTATTTGAGACAAACCAATAGCTGCTGAAATATTATTCATGTGAAACTTATATCCAGGTTCTTTGATGTCAGTCTCCCACCTCTGGCCTTTCCATTCACCTTTTTCATCTTTAGATGACTCTCTATCTATACCAAACCACTTTAATGACTTAGCTCTTTTGAAATCTTCATCATTTCTGCACATTAATAAACCACCATCTCCACTAGTGATATGTTTGATGGCTTGTAAGCTATAGCATGTAAAGTCGGAGTAATGGCATAATTGTTTTTCTTTGTAAGTCGATCCAAAGGAATGAGCTGCATCCTGAATTAATTTTATATTATTATCTTTACAAAATTTATCCAACTCTATTAAATCACATGGGTAACCAGCCCAATTAACACAAACTAAAGCTTTTGTTTTTTTTGTTATTGATTTTTCTAAATTTTTAAAATCGATATTTCCTGTATTTCTGTCAATATCAACCCAGACAGGATTAGCCCCCAAGTTGCATATGGGCATATTTGTAGCAACACATGTCATAGATGTAGTTAATACATCGTCACCCTCTTGAACTCCAGAAATTTTTAAAGCAAGCGTTAGAGCTGATGTGCAAGAATTAACAGCAAGTAGATTATTGAAATTAAAATACTTTTTAAATTGATTTTCTAACTCTATTACCCATTCACCTTCATTAAGAAATCCGCTATCTAGAACTTCTTCTAGATTTTTTAGGGCTAAGGTTTTATCGGTATGGACTTTAAAGAGTGGAAATTTCATATTTTAGAAAATTTAAATTCTATTTTTTGGTTCCCCATTTTAATATAAGGCAAAGGTTTTCCTTTGAAAGTTAAAGCTCGAACTTTTCTAAAGAATTTTTTTTCATCATCTAATTCTTTAAATTTTAATTCGTGAATTAAATCTTTTTTCCGATGCATGATGCTCTCTTTGTAGGGGGGTATTGGTTTTAAGTAAGAGCCGTTTATTATTTTTTTAAAATTTTTTTTAAGTAGAGATAATCCTAGATCATGAGCTTTGTAAAAAATATCTTCAGCTGTATCACTACATTCTATTTCAAAAAAATCACTACCTATAATAGCTCCATCATCTAATTTTTTATTAATAAAATGCATTGAAGATCCATGTTTTTCGTCTTGATTTAATATAGGGTAAGAAGAGCAGTTGGATCCTCTATGTTTCAATCTATAAGAATTATGAAAATTTATTATTCCCAATGGGACTTTTAATATATCGCTTTCGGAAATAATTTTGTCAAAACCAAAAGATAAAATCACATCCGAAATTTCGAAAAGTTTGCTGGGTTTTTCTTCTAGCAAGCCAACATCACTAGGAGGATTCCATATACCGCACAGGGTGTAGTTAGAGTCAATGGAATCTTTCTTTATCCAATTTATGTATGGATTCCAGTATGATTGACCTCCGCAAAGTATACCACAGTTAATCATTATGCTTATTTAAATTTATTTTTCTAATTGCTGAATATTTTGCACCTTCAGCCTCTTCAAATTTATCAATATTTTTTTCTAACATATTTAATCTTGATAGGTAAGATCGAAGTTCTTCTTTATCTAAAATTGAATTCTCTATTCCGCTATTAAAATCAAAAGCTTGTTCATTATATATTTTTTTATCAAATATCGATTTAATTATAAAATCTTTTTCGGTTTCTGTTGATCTAAGAGATTCGGTTTCATTAATTAACGCTTCATGTATTTTTTCCCCAACACGCATTCCTATCTCCTTTATTGGTTTATTGTAAAGGTCAGAAAAAATTGATGCAATATCTTTTATTCGCATAGACTTTATCTTAGGTATAAACATTTCTCCACTAGAGGCTTCTTTTATAGCCCTATTAATCAAAGAAACACTGTCAGGGAGAGTCATTATGAATCTAGTCATTGATGGATCAGTTATTGTTATTTCGTCCCCAAACATACCTTGGTAATGAAACAAAGGTATAATACTACCTCTAGACTCTAGAACATTTCCGTACCTAACCGCTATAAATTTAGTATAAGTGTTGTATTTCGATTTTTCTAAAACATATTTTTCTGCAACACCTTTGCATAAGCCATAAGTATTAATTGGAGAGCAAGCTTTATCGGTGGAAACCATTAGGACTGTCTTTATGAAATCATTACCAAAGCAAGCTTCGGATACATTTTTGGGGCCAATAATGTTTGTTTGTATGCTTTCGCTTGGACTGTTTTCGCAAACATCTACATGCTTTAATGCAGAAGCTATTATTACAATATCTGGTTTGAGTTTATCAATCGATTCTTTTACCCTAGTATAGTCCCTGATGTCTCCAATAAAAAAATTTAAAGACCCTGACTTGAACTTATTTTTCAAAGCCCAGTGTTTGGCTTCATCTCTTGAAAAAACAAAAACCTCATTATCTTTAATATAGTCATTGATTAAATAGCTCCCCAAAGAGCCGCTGCCCCCAAAAATTAATATCCTATTACTTTTCATGAATGAATTTGAATTTTATATCAGAAATATTTGTTTCTATAAAAGTAGATAATTGATTTTCTAATTCAACGCTAAAGTAGTTTTTATCCCATTCACAAGCATGATATACTATATTATTATTCTCTTCAGGGAATATTTCTTTTATTGGAGGAAATGATGATGCGTAATTAATTTTTAAACCATTGTCTATATTGGGATAATGTATGCAGAATTGTTTTTGTAAGTATGGATCTTTCGAGAATAGAGCTAGTGTTTTTATTCCAGAATCTAGAGCTGCTTTTACTGAGCCGTCACTTATTTTCCATGCGGGAGGACGAAACAGGGGGGAGAAAACTTTTCTAAGCCCAGCTTTAGAAGCCTCCTTAAACATTAAATTAAATCTTTCAAGAGCTTCTTCGTATGATAAAGATTTAAATTCATCATTGTCGTTTTGTTTTGATTCGCCATGATAATAGGAATGATAACCTATTTCAAAATTACTCTTAGGTAGATCTTTTATTTCTTTACAAAACTCAGGATAATCCGAAATATATAAAGGAGAGCCTGTTGCTATGGAGGGCCTCCTCCTCCAATAAGCTAAAGGTACAAAAAGAGTGAATTTTATATTTGCGAATTTTTGAATTAAAGAAAAACACCTCTCTAACACTTTAGTTGATGACTTCGGGTGAGGCGAAACATCATCTATGCTAATGTTTAAATTCATTGGGATAAAGTCCTTGAAATAAAATAATCCTCAAAAGAAGACTTTGTTGAAATTAAACTTGAATCTTTATTAGAAAGTTCTCTTTGAGCTTCAGTAAAAATACTAGCTATAGAAATTTCTTGATCGTTAAAACCTAAACCTTTGAAACGATTTACCCACTTAATTGTTTTTTCTGGAGTTTCGCAAGAGATGTAATCCAGCTCAAAAAAATTATTACCGCTATGAAAAGAAGTTTCTTTATTTGAAATTTCTTGACTTGATCTTTTTATTGAGATTGGACAATTCTGAGATTCAGTAAAGGCTTTCATTATTTCGTAGTCGTTGCCTTTCTCTTCAAAACACCCAGTTATAATACCTCCGTTTTCTAAATAAACTTTTATCTGCTGTGGTCTGAATTTAGATTTTTTAGAAAAATAACTAAACTTATAGAGGAAACCTTTTCCGCTAGCAAAATTCACTGTCCCTATTGACCAACAATCTTTTCCTCCTATAATATTTGGAGAATTTGAGATGTTAGAAATTTGTTCAGACTTATCGAAATAACTTTTGAGTTGAGAGATTGAATGATACTCAAAGGTTCTGGTATCATTCTCAGCAAAAACAGTACCGCCAAACACTTTCGATGAGATTAATTGTTTTTTAAATTGTTCTATTGGTAGAAAAGGCCATTGCTCTATAGCAAAGGATCTTAATCCAAACTCTTCAGTGTTGAATGATATGGGGGTATCAATTAATACCACTCCTTTAAAATTTGATATAGAAGTTAAAACTTGGTTTATTGATTCAGCAGGAACTGATACTATTATTATGTCAAGCTCTTGGTTTAATAATGATTTTATATCGTTGTAGTAAGGTAAGTCATGCTCTTCCGAAATAGAGGATGCATCAATATCTGTTTTTTTTGTAAACCCTGCTAAATAAAATTCATCATTAAGTTTTTTTAATATGTTTGAATAAAAAGTTTTTACTCTTTTACCAAAACCAATAATACCTACTCTAGTTAAACTTTTCTTCGTAGTAGTCATTTAGAGATTTATTTACTGGGTTTTTTTTCCAGTTTTCGGAATACTGATCTGGGTTAGAGTATGCGTATATAATTCTCACATTACCCTCTGGATCGTTTCCATTCACAGCCGAATGCCAAATAGAGACATCAAAAAGAGTTATAACATCATCAGAAGAATCAATTGTAAATTTACCAAATTGCTGGTTGATATTAGCGTCTGTTTCTTCGTGTTCAAAAAAACGAATATGACTCCCTGGTAAAACATGCAGGCAAGCCTCTGGCTCTTTAAATAAAGGATAATAAATTAATTTTAATGAAGGCGGTATCGCACCAATGTTTTGACCGTTTCTATAGTAACTGTCTCTATGCCAATCCATGTATGAGCTTGCTGGGAATGCTCTTCTCATTTGAATATGACTTAAGTGCATTTTTTTGTAGTTCGATGCTTCGTAAACTTTTTGAGGTATATCATTATCAAAAAGAACATCGACAAAAGATTTGTCGTATTCAAAGACACTTGGTCTAAGATCTTCGGAGTTTTGATATTTTGATTTCCATTCAAAACCACTCCCTTCAAAGTTTGAATCTTTAGCCTGCTGAACCTTGTCAAGCATTCTTTTTTTATTATCAGAATCTTTCAATTCAAACTGACAAAAACCTTTTCTAAAAAATTCTTCAGGTAAACTGCTCATAATATATTATAAAAACATAAAGTTTAAAATCAACCAAGATTAGATTTTATAAAATTCAAGTAATCGTTATAGACTTCTGATATGGATTTTACAGAAACTTTCTCAGAGTAAGAAAAAAGTTTTTTAGAGACCTTCTCTATTTTTTCTAAAAGATCTGGTTTGGAATCGAATAACTCCCCTCCATCATTTATTATTTCTGGAGTGCCCCCACTGTTTAAACCAATTGCTGGAAGACCGCATGACATTGCTTCCAATAGGGAATTTGAGCAACATTCATATTTGCTGGCTGTAATGAAAATATCATGATTGACTAATTCTCTTGATAACCCGTTGGAATCAAGCGGATCAAGCTTTCTTATGTTTTTAAAATTTATGCCTGGATCATTGCCAATATAAGTAAAACTATATTTTGAGAAATTTAAATTGTAATCCAAGTATTCATAATAGTCAAAACCCTTGTTTTTATTTATAGACCAAGAAGTGCAAACGAGCCTAGTTTTTCTGCAATAAGATTTGTTTTTAGAAGGTTTAAATATATTACAATTTGGAGCATTTGTTATTACCTCATGAGGTTTTTTAATATTAAATCCTACTTTTTTGTACTCATCTAGAGCCCATTTTGTTTGAAATATAGTACAGTCAGCTAACCCGTTAACGTACAAACTTATATCTTGCCTCGAATCATCTGGATGATTATATAGCTTGTACAGCCCATCCATCCTGTGTACAAACAACTTGTCTGGGTAAAGCTGTTTTAATTTTATTACCTTTTCAGCTTCTTGGTGAGCATTGAATAAAATAACATTTGAATCTTCTGGGTTTTCTGAATATATGTTAGCATTAACAAATTGATCTCGTAAGGCTTTTAGAAATTGATTGCCTCCTCCATGAGCAGCATTAACAAATGGATATAGGATACTAACTTTCATTAAACATTTTATGAAAAGATTCAAACCCTTTGGGGATTAAATAATCTTGAACTATTGTGGATCCATGCTCGACATCTGGAGAAGCTGACTCGAAGTCTGGAAAAGTATAAATTGAGCTTTTGTTTAAAAAAATTTTAGCACACCCAACATCTGTTGATATAATTGGCGTTTTGGTTATACAACTTTCTGGTATAGATTGAGGACCACCTTCGTTTCTAGACGAAACAACATATAAATCCAAACTGTTATACATTTTATTTACAAAATCAAAATCAGGTTTTTCGAAATAAGTAAAAGGTATGTTCTTTGACTCAAGCCTAGATATTATATACTGCCTTCTCCATCCACCAAGTAAAACATGAGTATTTTTGTTTTTATTGTAGATCGACTCTACAATATCACAAAATTGATCTGGACCTTTTTCTAATTTAGGCGAAATTAAATCGTGACCTTCAGTATCTCTTTGGAAAGAACCTACAATGTATTTATCAACAGGAAGGTTCAACTCTTCTCTGCATTTTTTTTTATCCAAATTTTTCCATATTTCTTGATTAACCCAAAAAGGAATCGTGCTTATGGGTTTTTCAGTATGGTCTTTTAAGAATTCTTTAGTAGAATCGCATATTGTATGAATAGATGTTGCGAAAAAATTTATTAATTCAAAATTCTGTTTATCAAATTTACTAGGAACTATATGATAAATAGAAAAAATAGATTTCTTTCCTTTTAGCTTTTCATAATCTTGAAACATCCATGGAGATATAACCCAAACAGTATCAGCTTCTTCAATAAAAGAGACACAAATATCTTTATTGTTTTCTATAAACTCTGACCTAATTCTGTCGCAGATCCAATCTTCCCCAGGATTATTTATAAAAATCTTCATCAATATGTAAAAAGCTCAGAATATTGCTTTGATGCTGTAGATATTCTCAGATCATTTCTCGTTTCTATTGGTCCTATCTCTAAGCATTTTAAAATCCCAGATATTATAGTTTCAATATCAACTTTAGGTGGGTTATATAAATCGACTTTTTCTCCGTACTTGTAGTCTTCTTCAAGTTGTAGGACAATTCCATCACCTTTCACCAACTCTGGAGTTCCTCCATTATGACTACATATGACAGGAAGTTTACAAGCTAAAGCCTCAACTACAGAGTTTGGACAACAATCAAGCCATGATATATGTATCATAGCATCAGCCATTTTGTAATACATAGGCAAGTCTGAGGGGGGAATCATTGGCAAGGTGAACACATTCTTCATATCAACGTTTCTGTATCCACCTAATATTACAAGAGCGATATTTTTTAGTCTTTTATCCTTGAAGGCTTCTATGCATTCTTCGATTCTTTTGTGTCTCCTCCATTTTGAAGATGCTATGATAACTTTGTCGAAGCCTTCTGGTTTATCTATACTCTCATCGTTGTCAAAAAATAAATCTTGTACCCCATTGTAAATAATCTTATTAGGTTTTTCTTTATCGGTAAAAGCTTCGTAAACTTTCTTAGCATACTCTGATTGAAATACTATACGATCAAATTTATTGTAACATTCAAATATAGGTTGATTAAGAGTATCTGTATCTCCCAAAGTATTACCTGAATCTAAATACAAACCATCTAACCTAAGAATGTTATTAGCTCCTTCTTTATGCTCACCTGTAGTTATCGATAATCTATTTTTTGAGTTTAAATCAAAAATATAATTTTGTTTTTCTAATTCAATTTTTAATCTATTTGAAAAGATAGAAGGACCATCGGTGTTAGAATAATTGTTTATAAAAAAATCACTCATTTAAATATCCCCTCGATCTAATATAATGTTCATTGTATAACTGGTTTTTCCTGTACTCAGAAGATTCGTCTGGATTTAGATCACCATTGTATATGTAATGTATTTTGTCTATAAATTTAGTTTTCCCCTTTCTTTTTATTATGTTATGAAGTATTGGCAGCATTAATGCCTGATCATAGCAAGCTTTAAAGTAATTTCCATCTTCTCCTTTAAAGTTAGATTTTGGTATGTCTTTGTAGTCAGAAAGCTTAAATGTTTTAAAATGACTAGAAACCCAAGGGTGAGTATATACGTCTGCATTATCCGCAAGAGGGGCAGAAAAACTAACACCAACTCCCTTTAACTCGTTGTTCGTCCAGACACAATCAAAACCCAAATCATATTGATTTTTAATATTACTAAAACAGTCATTTCCCCATAGTTGGTCATCGCAATCTATTATTCCAATAATTGTATCATTTTTTTCTTTAGAAAAATCGCAAGTATCTAAAAATCTACATATATTAAACAACCCATAAAGCCTTTTTCCATAATTGTTTTCTACTAAAAATTTATTATTCGTATCTCCGCACAACTTTTCCAATTTTAATCTAAAATTTTTTGATATTTCATCTTCAAGAAAAAAACATTCAACATTAGGAGCAAATATTTGAGAATCTATACTAGCCACTAAGTCTTTTAAATTTTTAGACTTATCTCCAGAGCAAGGAATTATTATTTTAAGCATTTCAATTTATTCCAGAAGTAATTAGGTCTAGATTTTGTAAAATCCAAAGCCTTGGTATCGCTGCCTTTCCACCAATCTTCAGTTATGTGTTGAGAGAACTCGTTCGTGATAACTTCTAGCCCCATGTACCTGGCTTCTAATGTTATCCTTGGGCATGTGTCGTGTATGATTGGTAAAGTTATTAAGCCTTTGTAGTTGGATAAAATATTAAGCATCTCTTCGTGAGTTTTTGTTTTTATTAAATCGTATTCTAAATTATTTTTTTCTGCATGCTTGATGCTTTGAGATATTCCCTTTGCTTCTGTATGCCACCCTCCGTTGCCATCTATTATTGCATATTTACTATTTTTATTTTTTTTTCTTAATGATTTGAACTTTAACAAAGTATCTGAAGTAAAGCAAGAAGATAAAACACTCTTTTTGATCTTTGGAAAATCGATTAAATGCTTGTCGTGTATATCCATTTGACCTTGGGACATATAAAAAATATGCTCAGCTTGAGTTCTTATTTTTTTATAGATTTCAGTTAAATGGTTACTCGAACCAGAACTAGGGCAATTGCAATCAGCCCCTCCTAAAATTTTATGAGGAATAATTCCCCTGTATTGACAGTAACCATAGTCGAACTCTATTTTAACAAAACTTTTATCTTCATCCATCATCATTTTGATGGCGTCGAATGAGTTTTGATTAAAACTCAAAGTGTTTCCTAATACAAAAAAATCATAGCCGAAAACATCTTTTAACGAAAAATCCAATGTTGATCGAACATCAACCCTTTGTTTTTGAGGCTCTATGATTGCATCTAAGGTCAAACTGGTTCCACCAACACCCGAAACAGAATCATCGATTAGACAGATATTTTTTTCATTTTGCATTATATATTATATATATTATATATTATAATTAAATTTAAATGTTATATTATCAATATAATCCATAAAATATATAAATAATAAATATGCTTGAGTTTTTCTACTTTGAAGGTTAATGTAGGTCATGCTAAGGAAACTAAACAAGGAGACACAAATCTTTTTTGTAACATGTGCCAACTGGGAATCCGTTGTCGCAGCATCAGATGAATCTGATGCAGCGGCTATTTCTATAGAAAAAGCTAGTTTAGAATATGGGAAAGATTTAAATTTATCACCTACTCTTTGTGTTATGAATATAAGTAAGTCTTTCAAGGAAGTAAAGTTTTTGGATGATACGTATACTTTTTTAACACCTGATGTGTTGGCTGATGCGGGAATGCATGATCTCTCGAAGAAGTATTCGAAAATAATAGATTTGATGGATTAAATGAGGCTTAATATAAATAATTCATCTGTTTCCTACATGAGAAAAGGGGAAATAAAGACACCACAAAACCCTGGGGATGCTGGTTATGATCTGATTGCTGCTAGTGCTCCAAAAGTGTGCGGAGATATGTATATTGAGAATTTATACAAAAATATATCTTACATAGAATACGATACTAATTTATCTATAGAACCAAGTCAAGATGAATTTCTAGAATATGAATTTTATTCTTTATTATTTCCAAGATCAAGCATAAGCAACTACAATCTTTCAATATGCAATTCTGTAGGTGTTATAGATTCTGGATATAGAGACACTATAAAAGTAAGATTTAAATATATTCCGCAACCAGAAAATTATTACATTATGAAGGAAGGGCAAAATTTACTTATAGGAATAGATGAGTCTAAGATATACAAAAAAGGAGACAAGATAGCTCAATTAATTTTCACAAACCACTTGCATCCAAAAATTTTCTTAAACAAAGACTTGAAAAAATCTAAAAGAAATAAAGGAGGGTTTGGAAGCACAGGACTATGATAGTAGGAATTGCAGGGTTAGCTAGGAGTGGGAAAGATTCTTTCTTTAATTTTCTTGAATATTTAAAATTAAATGAAAAACCTAACATTAGGGTAGCTTTTGCTGACGAACTCAAAAAAGAACTAGATAACTTTTTGAGGTCGAGTTTTGGAATTGGGTCTTTCACTGAAGATGTAGAGGAGAAGAAAATAATAAGACCTATTCTTGTAGCATATGGAATGCAAAAAAGATTAATTTCTAATGGTTTGTATTGGATAAATAAAATAGAAAAAGAAGTAAACAGAAACAGTCATGATTATAATTTATTCATAACTGATGTAAGGTTCCCCAACGAAGTTTTAAAAATAAAAGAAATGGGCGGGTTTTGTATTCATGTAGAAAGAGAGGGTAATGAACCCCCGAATTTGGAAGAAAAAGAGAATGACCCAATTATTAAAAAAGAGAGCGATTACAATTTCAAATGGAGTGATTTCGATCAAAATCAAGATCCAGCATTAATTGTTGAAAAGTTTTTGAGGGAGAAAAATATTTTACAATGAATGGGGATAGAAAGTTGATACAAAACATAAAAGACAATGTAAATGTAGATCAAAGCCTAAGAACCCTTTACGATTTATACTCTGGGGTTTATTATAAAATAATTCACAACCATTTTCAAAACGGGAGACACGAAGAGAAGAAGCAAGAACTAATAAGCGAATGCTCTTACCACGTGTATTTTGCTGCAATCGAATTCAAATTTGATAAAAGCATAAAATTTTCATCTTACTTGGGTTGCAAAGCTAGATGGATTTGTTTGAATTTCTTCAATAGGGAGAAAATGATAGAGCGTAATTTAAATTTAAACGACTTCAACCCTCAAAAATCTCTTGATTCATTAATACCAGGGATTATAAAATCAGAGACTTTAAATCAAATCAGAGACGAACTTAGACAGGAAGAAGATTTAAGGGTTGCTAAAATATTCTCTATGAGATACTTTGATGCTGATGACGACAAAACTTCTTCTTGGAAAAAAATCAGTAATGAATTAAACATGAGCATTCAAGGATGCATAAATATACATAATCGATTCATTAAAAAAATAAAAAACAAAAACATAATATAAATCATGGTCAATAGATATCTTGCGTTAGGTTACTTATCGTCAAACCCAGAATACAAAAAGTTTGATTCGGGTAAAGCAAAAACAACATTCTCAATAGGAATAAATTACGGAAAGGATACTACTTGGGTTGAGGTAGAATGCTGGGATAAGGTCGCAGATAATGCAAACAATTTTCTACAAAAAGGTTCTTTAATTTTTATTGAAGGAAAAATGAAAACATCTTCATGGAAAGATAAAAACGGATTTAGTAGGAGTAAATTGATCTGTGTCTGTGATTTTTTCAAAAGCATTAAATCTAAAAACCCAAACGAAGGAGTTCAATCTTCAAGCAAGCAGCATAATGTTTCTGAAATAATGAAAGATGATGCTGAGTTGCAAAAAGAACTTGAAGATATACCTTGGTAAATTAATATAATAAAATGAATAAAATAATTCTAAAAGCACCTTTTAATTCGCTCTCTTTCGGGAATGTTTCCTATAATATAGCTAGAGAGTTATACAAAAAAGAAATAAAAACATCAATTTTTCCGATAGGCGATCAGGTTGAGCTGTCTGCATTCGATAAAATAGATAAAGATTTTAAATCTTGGATTGAAAGTTCTATTAATAATAGACTTACCTCTATGAAGAAAGATACGCCTTGTCTATCTTTATGGCATATAAGTGGGAGCGAGTCCACCCCTTCTGCTAGAAGTTTCCTTTATTCTTTTTATGAATTAGACAACCCAACTTTTACTGAAAAAAATACATGCGACATGCATGATAAAGTAATTTTTAGTAGTTCTCATGCTAGAAAATGTTTTGAAAGTGTCAATTGCGAAAATGTCCATTCTGTGCCATTAGGGTTTGATGAAGATTTTTTTGATACAAAAAAACAGTATTTAAATAATAAAACCCATTTTGGGATTATAGGTAAATGGGAAAAAAGAAAGCATACTGGGAAAGTTATAAAAGCTTGGGCTAAAAAATATGGAAATAACCCTGACTATCAATTAACATGCTGTGTTTTAAACCCATTCTTTAAGCAAGATCAAATGAATAATATTATAGGTCAAACCTTAGAAGGCAAGGTTTATGGTAATATAAATTTCCTTCCAAGGCTTAAGACAAACTCCGAAGTTAATGAGGTACTAAATGCTATTGATATTGACTTGTCTGGACTTAGTGGTGCAGAAGGATGGAACCTTCCAGCATTCAATGCGACTTGCTTAGGTAAGTGGAGCATAGTCATGAATTGTACTTCGCACAAAGACTGGGCCAATAATAGCAATTCTATATTAGTCGAACCTTCTGGAAAAGAATCAGCCGAAGACGGGGTGTTTTTTAATAAAAACTCGCCAATAAATCAAGGAGAGATAAACACTATTACAGAAGAAGAAATTTTAAAATCTTTTACAAAAGCAGAAGAAGTTAGCAAAGAATACAATATTGAAGGAGCTAAATTAAAAGACGAATTTACTTATAGCAAAACTGTAGATTCTATTTTGAAAATAATCTCTATGTAGTTTAGGTGTAACTAGTACAGATGCCAATATACATTTACAAAAATCCAGTTACAGAAGACTTGATTGAGGTTTTCCAGTCGATGAATGATGAACATATTTATATAGATGAAGATGGCTTGAAGTGGCAAAGAGAATTCACGACTTCCCAGTTAAATACTGTTGGTTCTTTTGACCCCTGGAGCTCTAATGATTTTGTGTCAAAGTCATCTGACAAGGATACTGTTGGGGATAGGATGGATAGAAGCGCTGAGCTTTCAGAAAAAAGAGCAGATCAAAATGGAGGAGTTGACCCCATAAAACAAAAATACTTTAAAGAATATTCTAAAAAAAGAGGGGGAGCTAAACACCCAAAAGACAAGCCTAAAACTGTGGAAACTAAGAATTGGAAAATAGAATTGTAATATGGAAGCTTTCCAAAGAGAAGAAATAATTTCTGCCTTTTTGTTGAGGCCAAATATATGCGAAGATAAATTAGGAAAAAAAATAAAAGACTGCGAAGCCATAAAGGAAAATTTCAATAAAGATATGAATGTTCCAGGAGGATGTTCTTCTTGTAGGAAAAAAGCTGTATTTCAAAAATACAGACCAATAGTCTGGAGAAACATAATGGATGATTGAGGAGGCTATTTATTATATTTTAGGAGCTGTCATAGTTTCTAACTTAATAGTCGTCTGGAAGTTTACCAACATATCAGTTCACTTCTTTAAGTTTTTTATATTTTTTAAAAAAAATAAGCCTGAAATTTACACAACAGAAGATCTCGAAGATCATTTACTTTTAAACTACGGTTATATTGGAGAACTTTTAGCCTGTCCTCTATGTTTATCGACACACTTATCTTGGATAGTGTCTTTAATTATTTTTCTAACTACAACATGCTCACCTCTTATAATTCCGTGCGCAATGTTTTCTTGGCCTTTAGTATCTTTTATTTTTTACGGATTAGTTAAAAAAATATTTTAGATTTTTTTGTTTATATTTCGTTCTCTATAATCATTGATACAAATATAGCTTGATCTATATCTCCTTGATTACATTCAACTCCCGTAACTCCTCCTTTATTCATTAAGACCGCTAAATAAGTTCCCTTTTCGAAATGTTTAGGTTCTACAAAATCATAAGTATAAGAAATATATTTTTGAGGAGAATTATAGTTTGCAGGCGTTCCACCAGCAGGGTTTAATGGGTAGCAACACGGATATGTTATTTGAGCATTTTCAACTCTACTTTTGTAAATATTGTAAGTGTCTTCCCATTGGGGATAAGAAAAATTCGTAGATTCAATAGTTTCAATTGATTCTCGTCCCAATTCATCAAGAAAATAAAATGTATCAACTCTTTCGGGCGAAATAGATTGACAATTATAATCAATTGCCTTTCCGCTTATTATATCAAATTGCGGATTAGGTATTCCATGGGGATTTGTTTTTGTTACTGAAAATGTAATTCCTTTAACTTTACCAGCGGTATTCATTAGTTTTATATTTTCCATTCTCATTCCAGACTCTACCGCAGTTGCTCCCATGGCATCTTTTGAGGCATTACCCTGTGATTTGTAATGAAAGTGACCTGCTGATGCAATAGGCAAATAAACGCCTGTAGTACTAAAATTCCACCAAAAATTAGAATTTATAGTTTCATAAAACTTAGGACTTATATAATCGGTAAAAGGCACACCGCTAACAAAAAGATCTCCTTCAAAGTCTTTTCTTCCGCTGATTGTTTGATCTCCACTAGTGTAAACACCGCTTTTAACATAAAGAGCCTCTCCAGACAAACTACCTGTGATTGGCTCTAAAAATTTCTTACCGCCTTGAATCGTTTGCGCTCCTGTTATGTAAACTACATCAGGGTCAGTAACTAAGGAACTGTTGTTGTTGTTATTGTTGGAGTTAGCGGGGAAATAGGATTCTATCGACTTCCCGCTTATAAATAACTCGCCATCAATATACAACCCACTTCCGCCCGTAATGAAAACCCCACTATTGAATGCCAAAGCAAGGCTTTCATCTGGGCCCTCAAACAATGCAGAATCTCTACCGTCTGTAAGAACCATGGCTCCAGACTCACCAACTATGGAATCTAGAGATTCGATTTCGTCTGCGAAAATCCTACCTTCTACATGCAAGTCTGCGCCACCAGTAATGTAAACACCACTCTGGAAAGCTAAAGAAAGGCTTTC